TTAGGCTCTTGATTTTTTTAATTCTGCAATATCCTGCTGCATTGATTTGATCTGATTTTTCGTCTCTATGTTTTCTTTTTCTACTGCATCAACACGTTTCCACAACTCCTGAATCACATATGTGTTCAATGCGATAAATTCTTCATACCTTAATGAATAAATATACTCTGGATTGCCATTTTCATCTAAGATAGGTTCGTTGACTTCTTCACCATCAACCAATTTACTGTCAATTTTTTGATCTTTGCAGAATCCAGCAAAATCGAGATCTGTTAAGCCACATTCTGACATTGCCTGCTCTACATCCTGTGCTATAAAACCGATATGTGTTCTGCCAGATGTACCCTCTTTAAATAAAAATGATACTGGCTGTAATTTCATAAAAAACTGTAAATGCTTATTTGTAAGTGATTTAATATCATCTTTATAATTTTTATCAGAAGTTGATATCGAACTTGATGTAACGTATAATTGTGAAAATCTATAATTTCCAGAACCAAGGCTGATAGCTCCGTTCATTCCAACACCATTAGATTCATATGTTCTAACATGGTTATCATCCGTTATAGTCATTGCTCTATTTGTTACTCTATTTCTTATTCCCTGAACCAGGATATATGTCGGATTATAGACATACATATTAGTTCCATCGCTACCACCCCATATCCAGGCTGGGGTTTCATTTTTACCACTCCAATTCCAGTTTTTATTACAGGATGCAGACGTTGATAACTTGGAATTTAATAAATCTGTCACACTTCCGACATTTCTTATTGTTATAGAATTGCATGTAATGTTTCCACTCCTGCAATCTATTCCGACAGTCATTCCTTGACCAGAACAACCGTCTACAAATCCAACTCCGTACCATGATTTGATGATTAGATTTGCAACGTCAGCCCCATTTCCATCTCCGTTACCATTAAAAATTCCTGTATTGCTTGTTGTCTGAACACCGAGAACCATTCCATTGGAATCTGAAGCCGTACTACCTGGTAACTTATGTTGTCCAATAATAGTGCCAGTCATTGTTCCGCCGGATAATGGTAAGTGGTTTGCTAAACTGCTGTTTAATGAATTTATTTCCCTCTGGAAAAGATCTAAACTTGGGACAGCACATTGATTTGTACCAGTCGCTTCTTCTTTTTCATCATATACCATAACATGTCCAAGCGGATGAGTGTTGCCAATGCTTGTTATTGCCTCTATTTTTTTGTGCGCTGTTAAATCGGCTGATGTGGCAGCCCCGATATCATCCGGTGTCAAATTCACATTTCCCGTTCTGTAATTTTTCTCAGCGTCTCCTTTGATTCCAGTTAAAGAACTACCGTTGTTCCATTTTTCCACGGTTTCAGACGTAATCCCATCAAGTACAGACTTATTGTTGTGCTTGTGTTTCTTATTATTAGCATCATTCCAATCGGTTCTTTCATTTGGAGTAATATGAATTGTATTATTTCCTGTATGAGTATCTAATTCAGATTGATTGGCTTTTGTTCCTATTGCTTTATTTAATGCTTCTACAACAGATTTGTTTTTTTCGATGGCATCTGCAACTTCTTTCAATGTATCCATTGTTTCTGGAGCACCATTGATTAAATCTGCTATTTTTTTATCTGTGTATTTATTTGAATTGGCATAAGCACCATCAATTGCTTTCTGTTGTGCTGTGGAAACAGGTTTATCAACATCAGAAGTATTATCAACGTTCCCTAATTGAATCTGACTTTTTGTTGTTTTATGTGGGTTATCGAAATTATTAATGTGTCCAAGTAATGAAGAGATGGCTTTTTGAATTTTTCCAAACGCAATAGACAATTTTTCTCCACTAGAGATATTTTCAAATTCCTCGGCTTCTTCATATGTTGGTGTCTGATCGTTTGTTATAACATTTGGCACATTGCCGAGTCCAACTTGTTCTTTATTTACTTTATGTGGATTCATAAAATCAATCAAATGTCGAATCATTTTTTGAATAATATTAGATTCGATGACAGATTCTATTTCTTCATCATTTATTACTGATTTTTTAACAATAATATTAAACTTTCTTGTAGATATAGTTTCTTTTGGAGTTATGAACTGTAATTCTGCTTCACAAATACCTGGTACACATGTTGCTTGTTCTGACAATATAATAGATATTGTACCATCATCATTCCTAAACAAATGATCAGCATCGTCTTCATCTATATATACATATGTATTGTCTGGTTTTGAAATTTTTAGAAATATTCTTACTTCTGAAGGAATGTTATATGGTTTACCATTATCAGATAATGTAATAAGAATATTTCTTGAATTATCATCGTCTTGACTACAATGCACATTCTGCACTCTTGATATTGTCAAGTCCAATGTGATTTTTTGATTAAAAACTAAACTCATTTATTGTATACATCTCCTTCCTAAATTCCAACTTTCCGAATAGGAGAGTAGGTTATTTTTATTTTGCAATCTAAATTAGGCGTAAAGGTGTTACACCGTTCTTCATAAGTATTAATAATTCTTGGGAAGAAATAGTTAAAGTCATTTGCTAAATTATGAGACGAGAGAGAAGAAGTAATAAGTTGATTTTTTCCATCAATTGTTATTACCTCGCCAGATTTGCAATTTCTTAGTATAAAAAATTTTGTATCCATAGAATTTGTCAACTTAAAATTTCCTTCTGATAAAATAGTAATTTCCATATCTGGTCTAAGAGAATTGTTCAAATCTGTAGTCTCATCTGAGTTATCCCACAAATTAAAAGAAGTACCTGCCGAGCATTCATACTCAGTAGATACTTCATCCATAAAAGCAAATGGTGCATCCGTATATAATGTTAGTTCTAAGCCTAATATTTGGTCATTTAAGACGATTTGTTTTGAACTGAATGTTCCATTCCAATATACGTGTTCATAGCCTTCCTTGTCTAATTTAAAGCGTTTGTACCCATCTTTACGACACAACCATCGTTGTATAGCTGAAACTTCCTCGAATGAAAGTCTCATTTCTTCTTGATTTTTTAATCGACATGGATTCTTACAAATCTGAAAAGTAGCTGATAAAGCTGTATCGTAAGTGGAAGAATATAAATTAAAGCGATTGCTGCCGATGGGCTTTATCTGATTAAAAGTAACATCTGCTCCAGAAGAGACGGTTTCTATACCGCCTCCACTATCAAAAGAACAGAGCATCATACCATAATCAGATAACATTTCACCAGCATATTCAAAGTCTGTACATCCTTTCATGTTTTATTCCTCTGTAATTAAATTGAAACTCATTAAGACTGCAAGCATCTGAGGCGAGATAGTAATATTTGACAATGACTTCATTGACACAGGTTTTATTTCATCAATATCAACTTCTTCTAAAAACAAAGCGTTCATTTTTTTGTTGAATTCTTTTTTATTTGTAATTTCTTTTACCGAACCATCATCATTCGTAACTATTTCGCCGTTTTCTTTTAATGCATATTCGGATATTAATTTGTTTCTTTTTTCATCTAATACTTGTTTTGGTACAGATAAAATTTTTATATTATTAACAATCGTAACAGCAGTATTCAAACTCATTTCTTTCGTTGCAAGAAATGAAAATACTTCGCTTATATTTAATATGTCAATTCCTTTTAATTTCATTTCGTATTTCCTCCGTTATTTTGTCAAATTATTTACTTTTGCCTCTAAATCGCTCACTCGTTCTGATAGACTATTAATATGACTGACCGCAGACGCAAACTCAGAAGTAGAAGCAGCGCCAATAGCAGATAAACTCCATGTAACATTAGCACTACCATCAAATGTTTTACTTGCATCGCCAATTTTAATTGTTCGTGGAGTTTTTAATTTTGTTGCTGTTGAAGAGTTACCTTGTATTGTTCCAGAACAAGCTATGTTCCCTTCTGTAGAAATTCCATCTCCATTAATAATTGTCTTTTTCAACGATCCATTCATAGGGTTGATAATTAATCCTGATTGCGTTAGACTGCTTATATAAGTATCTCCACCATCACAATAAAATCCTCTTCCGTAATTTTTTTCAGAATACCAAGTCCCAATCATTTTAGGGTAAAATGTACCATGTATAAGATTTGATCCAATTATTTCAGTATAATCACTTGTTTGTTCAGACCATCCAAGTCCCTTCATGTAAATAGCAGAAGAAATATATGGAGAAGCCATATATACATTACCATTATTTTTCGCTTTGAACCCCTTTGAAGTTATATCTCCATTTACAGACATTCCGTTAGTAGGATCATATGTTAAAGCCCCATCCCCAAAACTTAAAGAAGCTTTAGAAATAACAGAACCATCAGAGTTAACAACGAAATTACCATCGCCTATATTTATTTTTCCACCATCAAAGCTACAACCATTAACATTCCCAGTTAAATTCAAATTTCCATTATCATCTACATAAAAAATATCTGTATCGGATTTAGAAATTTTCAACAACTTTGATATATTGTTTGGATTGACAGTAAACGTGTTTATTCCATTTGTAATTTTTAATCCATTCATATCAAAAGTCATAGAATTATTTATATTGTAAATTCCAAGATTCTTTCCGACAATTAATTTACCAACAATAGTATCTCCAATAACACCCATAGTAGTTACTTCATTACCTGTTTCTGGATCAATATAAATATACTTGCCTACAGCAGCCTTAACAGATTTCCAACCATCATCAGTCACGTATAAACCACTATTAATCCAACGTGACTGGCATAAATCATAAGTCTCTGTTAAATCATCATAGGCTCTACACAAAATACCACTAGAATCATATACGACATTTTGATTGTCAGCATTATTCACGATTTTAGTTACAGTTGCATTCATTCCTTTTTGTACCCAATCCTGAACATATTTTGATGCACCTGTATTATTTTTTACCTTTTGAGTTGTGTAAGAAAATGAAGAAGCAATAGCTTGTGCCGATTCAATTACGCTTTTAACATCAGATGAACCAGACCATGTTCTCTCAACAGTCGAAAATTCAACTTCAATCTTTGAAGTGTCAGAATAGAAAATCTTATAAGATAATAATCTCAAATAATATATTTTTTCATCCACGCATACATGAATCCAATTTCCTGTTTCAAATTTATTTACGATAGGTTGAAATTCTTTTAACGCAAGAAGATTATTAATAGTAGAAGAAACAGTATATTGTACATGACTTGCTTTATATAATTCTTTTTTTGCAGTATCAATAAGTTCTGTTGCACGAGTTACTAATTCGCCATTATCCAATCCATCAGAAATATAATTATCATTTTGATATGTATCTTCCATACGAAAAGCACAGAATGTAATCCACATATCTTTACCAAGATAAGATTCTAAATTCAATTCATCCTGTAATGAGTTTTGGATGTTATATACAGAACCTGATTTTGAATCATAATTATATAATTGGTGGACAATATCAATTTGAGCTTGTCTTTTATTCATTTCATTTTCAAGCCAACCGATTCGATTGCTGTACCATGTCTGATATTTATTTTTTAACTCATCCTGTTCAGACTCTAAAATAATTCCTAAGACATCTCCAAAAGAATCTTTTAAACCACTCAGATAATCGAAGCTGTAATAAGCCAATTCAGATTGAAAATCAGAATCAGATGTTTCTAAAGATTTTAGATCTTTATAATTTGTATCAAGTTTATTTAAGCATCTTTGAATATTTTGCTTAAGATATTTTTCCATATCATTATTTACTGCAATAGATACTTCGCTTCCAATAAGAGTAATCGTCTTATCTTCAATGCTTGTAAGTTTAAATTTTCCTTTCCAAACATGTTTATCTTTAGAATAAGAGGCATCTACAATTTCAACTTTGTATAATGCAGTATTAATTAATGCTTTGCAAGCACCTAACACGGTATTCGACACGACGCTTGTTGCAACCCATGATACATTTGATTTCACTGCAATTGGCGATAAATTGGCGAATGTCAATAAATTCATTGTTTCCTGAATTGTAAGATTGTCCATTTCTATTGTTTTTCCCATAGAAGTCTGTAAAATTAAACCAATATCAATACAATCGAAACATAAAGATGCTATATTCTTATATCCAATAATAGGAGAGGAGATAACATTGTACCTATCTACTTTATCCCCACTATCATCTAATTTTGGATAGTGAGCATTAACATATTTTACAATCGTGTTATAGCCTTCAACTAAATTTGCAGACAAGGTAAATTTTCTTTTACTCATACAATCTTGATAATTACTATTGTATGTTTTAATTTTAGTAACTAAATCTTCTGGCATATTCTCATACATTTCTTCGGAAACATTTATAATGTAATTTGTGCCACTTGGATTTGCAATAGCAACAGCAGAAGTCATTAAATCATCGCCACCAGTAATGTAAAAACAGTTCTTTAAACTATCTTCACTACTTTCAATAGAAGCAGAAGTAGATAAATTTTCCTTTGACACGTAAATAGATGTATCTTCCCCATAAGCACCATTATAGTTTGTGCTTCCACATTCAGGACACTCGTCATGAAAATCTCCACGATAACCACAATTATGACATGTATTACATAAATCATATACATTTACAGTTCGTGTATTGGAATCAAATTTGAACAGACACTGATAGTCGTCCGAGATTTCACCAGTCAATTCGTTATAAATATTACTGTCAGAAATAGAATATTGAAACCACGATTTCAGATCCTTTAACGATGTATCTACATGTCCAATTTTATAATTAGATGCCTTGTCCAAAATGCGGTGTAAAAGAGAAGCGTTGTATAGCTTCTTATACATTGTACTTCCTTCTGAATATGCAGATAAGTCACGATAGAAGATAGTAGGATAATCGGCATCGTAATCATCTCTTGCAATATCATCTTCTGTATTAATCTGAATATTTCTAAGTTTTACATTTTGTAATTCACTAACTGGAAGATAAGTACATGTGACCGATTTTTGCGTTGTATTTTCTTCTGTAGTATTTACACTAATTGAAAAGTGTTCTTTGTATTCAGGAATATACACCAAATTATAGTTATTAATCTTATTCCATATTGGATCGTCAGTTTTATATACATTAAATGATAATTCGGGTGCATTCATAGTATCTTTATACTCAATATCTGTAACATCTTTAAGTTTTCCGTATTTAGAAAAATCTCTTCGCTCCAATACAATAGTGATTTCATCTACACCAAAATTCTCATTAAAAACTATTTTTGGCATTTGTTTATTCTCCTTTCCGTGTTTTTTATATAGAAAATCCCACATAGGCTGTGACACCTATATGGGATAGAGTGGTTACTTATATAACCTCGCATTACCTACACCATTTTTACCAAGTTGCTTGGCAGAAACTGCTTCAGTAATACATTGTGTTGTCTTTCCGTTCCTGAGAATTTCTTCTCGTAATTGTCTACCAAAGGTTTCAACATCATTTACACCGTTCATTACGATATCTCCAACCTCAACAATCGTAGAAGTGCCAGCAGATTTTGTTATTTCAGGTAAATTCGGCATATAGTTGATACCAGAGGTCAATAAAGAAGGATTCATCTGTGCCATTTTCCAAAGATTCTCAGTCATCTCATTTGTGAACACTTTATCGCCAGGATTGAGTTCTGTTAAAAGTGCGCCGTCAGCAGCACGATAAATCAGTTCTCGTTTATTTTCTTGCGTCCATGCTAATTGACTCTTGTCTATGTGTTCAGAACCTTTTTTATAGCCATTAAATTTCATCCTATTAAGAATAGCAGTTTTTTGTTTCGATGTAACCGTGTCATCTGTTTTTACGCCTAGTATGCCACCTAACTTCTTGTACATTTTATTAGTAGGAGTTCTACCATAATTCTTTACAATATACTTCCATAAGTCAGCATGTTCTTTGTTCTCTTTATCAGTTAATTTCTTACTGCGAGATTTACCAGAATTAATGGCATCTTTAACTGCTTTCTTTTCAGTTTTTAACTTATCATCAATAGAAGTTGTATTTTTCTTTTTTGACTCCAAGGAATTATCAAGAGTTATAGTACCAACTGCTGTTGGTCGTAAAAGTCCAGTTTTATGAGATGAATTGATAGTATTCCGATCATTAGTAACAGTATTATTTACATAATCCTTTGCGCCTTGTCCTCCGTCACCGCCATTGGTAGTACTGGAATCAATCTGATCTTTTGTAGTATTTGTCAGACTAGAATCTAAGGATTTCAGTGTTGCAATAATACCATCATTGCCACCAAGAAGTTCTTTGATACTATCGAGAATTGTATTTGTATCATTGATTTTTTCATCAATGAATTCCTGATAATCACTCATCAGATCGTCAAGCATATCCTCAGTATCAGATATGAATTTCTCATACTGTGTATCTTTTAAATCTGATTTGGCATTCTCTAATTCGACTTTTAACTTCTGAATTTGTGCACGAGACTCTTCGGTGTCGTTATTACTATAAGGAATAAGCTGTTTTTGTAAAGAAGCAATCTGTTTTGTCTTTTCGGCAATTTCTTTCTGATATTTATAGGCGTCTAACTCGCTATCTTTTAATTTCTTGTATTTTTCTATCAGTTTACTCAGCGCATCTGTTTGTGCTTCATAACCCTGTTTTACAAGATCATTAATAGACTCTAACTCATCCTCAGCAGATTTCTTCGCCTCTCTATGAGCATCCTGTAAATCTCTCAGACGTTGAATAACATTTTCATCAGATGCAGACAATTCACCTTTCTCAATCTGTTTCATAATTTTATCATATTCAGACTGATATGCTTCTGCCTGTGCAATGTAACTGTCATAGTTCGTCTTATGAAGACCAATAGCAGCAATACCATATTCAGTGAAGTTCCCTGTATCTTTATCAGTCATATCTTTATGACTCAAAAGATCAATGTAGTAATCAGCTTCACTGTTGACACGTTTTACAGTTTCAAGAGATTTATCAAAAGTATCCCATTTTAATTGACGAAGGGCATTCTGGTATTGTTTAATTGATCGAATGGATTCATCTATGGCATTTGTTACATCATTGATTTTAGCGACCATATCATACCATTCATCACTGCCTTTTTTGATAGAACCATTTACAACAGACTCTTCTAAATTTCTCCGAAGTTCTTCACGCTCTTTAATGAGTTTTTTATATTCTCCATTTTCAGCAGAGATAAGTGACTTATAATCAGATACATTTGCCTGTCCACCAAATTCCTCTACGAGAGAAATTCTATTATTTATTTCTGTCTTTTTCTGCTCATTGCTAGAAATTTTATTATCATACTTGGACGCAATATTATCAAACTTTTCTTTTGCAAGAGTAGCCTTATCTTGTTTTGCTGTTTCTTTGTATAAATCAGCAGTAACTTTGTCGGCTTCTTTCGCATCTAAATAAGCGTTATACTGAATACATGCATCATATAGTTTTCCACCATCATTCAGTTTTGCGGCTTTGTTTAACAAAGATTGGGAAATACGTTTCCCAGCTTTAGCAGCTTTCTTGATAGAAGCAAGAATCTTCTTATTCTTTTTCGTAGACTTGATTTTGCTGATATTTTTCTGTGCTGATTTGATATTCTTATTATCAGTTTTAACCGCAGTATTATATGCACTCTGACGATTGTTAATATTAGAAATCTTTCTGTCAATCAGTTTATTCTTAGAAGAAGTAGAAGTAGCATTGTCGAGTTTAGCATCATACAGTTCGTCTTTAGAATCATATTTCTCAACTTTGGAATCAGCAGTTGTCTTTGCAAGACTCGCTCTCTGTTCCGCTAAATCAGCAAGTTCCTGTCTGATAGTCTCTCTACTTAAAGCAGCCGTTTCTTGTGCTGTGTCGTTGGCAACTAAAGCAGCATTGTAATTAGCACATGCTTTTGATAATGTAGAGTATCCGTCACCAGAAATTTTAGAAATTAAAGAAGCTGGAATTTGCTTCTTCGCCTTGGTATAATTCTGTACTTTTTTATAGTAGTCATTTACCGCAGTTCTTGCTTTCACATTGGGACCCGAAGCGTCAACGTTGTAAACAGATATATTATTATCCTTTTTCGTTGCAGTTTTTAAATCCTTAACCGACTGATTCAAATTACTTTGTGTCGTTTTAGCCGCAGACTGTGCACTATTATCTTTCTTTCTAGTAAGCTTCAACTGACTACCAATAATTTTACTCTTAGCTTTATCACTCGTAGCATTCTCAAGTTTTGCATCAAGTAAATCATTCTTTGCAGAAATCTTATCTAAAGCTTTTTCATACTTGTCGATCGGAAGATTAGCCATTTCAGATGCTAAATCAGCAAGAGACTGTGTGAGATCTTGAATACTGGAAGTATTCTCAATCATCTGGTCGTTATATTTTTGCCATGCTTCGTCACCATAAGTAGTAGTCCACATGAGATCGTATATTTCTTTATTCTGTCTTTCAAGGGCATCAATTTCCTGTTCATACTGATCCTGCTGATATTTCAAATCAGATTTGGAAGCAGATAAACCGAATGTTTCCTTTAAGGAAACTAATGCTTTTCTACGATCAATCAGTTTATTAATCGAATCTATTTCTTTTTCATGGGAGTCAATTAATTTTTCTGCATAATTAACAGAAGCTTGCAGACGTTCTTCTTCAAGACTCTCAATAGTGTCGTAACAGCTATTTAACTTATCTGAATATGTCTGATATTCGGATATCTGAGTTTTGAGATTTTCGTCTGTAATACTGTCAATAGAAAATGCACCTGACTGAATCTTTGCGATCCACTCATAGGATAAACCAATCTGATTTAACTTCTCTTGATATACCTGTGCGGCGGTTGTATTGTCCTGGATCTCGGATTCTATCTGAGAAATATAAGCATGGTATCTTTCTCTTGTCTGATTCATACCAAACGCTTTGTCGAAAGATTTGCTAAGCTTTTCTGTTTCCTTAGAAGCCAATTTTAATTTCGTTTCAATCCAGTCGATGTCTTGTGCGGTTTCTTTTGCATCTTTAGCAGAGTCCTTCGCTGCTTTATTGGCTTTATCTATTGCAGATTTAGTAGATGCACCACCAGAATAGTTAACTTGTGGTTTATACGCATTTGTTGCTTTGTTCACAGCATTTTGTAAAATCTGATCAGCCGCAGTAGTAGCATATTCTTTATAACCATCTGTATATTTTCCACTTGTATCCATTGCGATAGCTTTTAAGCGAGCAAACTGTTGTAGTGCAGTTCCTGCGACTCCAAGTTGCGAACATAAAGCTGTAAGATTTGCAATATCCGCAGAAGTGGTGATTGTAATACTTGCTGCACGTATTTTTTCTGCTATGTAACTTGCTAGAGAAGCTTTTGTCACATCTGACATATCTGCTTCCTGTGCAAATGCAACGAGTTCTTCCAATGTAGCATTTTTTAAGTCTCTGCCTGTCTGTGCAGCATACTCCTTGCTTGCGGCTAATTGATAATCAACAATTTCAGATGCATTAGCGACACCCATTTGCTCAAGCATAGCTACTGTAGCTGTTTTTGTCTCTTCTGTTACATTTTTTAGTGCATCAGAATTATAAATATATGCCGATGCAAGATTATCAAATGCTGATTGACAAGCCGACAAATCAGACGGAGAATTGCTTACTGTTTTGATAAAATTATTATATGCATTTGCATATTCTTCTGTAGTATTTTTTAATGACCCGAATTGTTCTTTGAAGTCGTCATTATTTAGAATAGATGACCAATCAAAATCCTCTTTGTTGTAAACATCAGCATAGATTTTATCTAATTGATCTAAACCTTCGGAGAGGGCTTGAACTTGTGAGATTGCTTCGGTAAAAGAAATCGGTGTTTCTTCTGATGCTGCATTTTTCGTTTCTTCGATTTTCTGTTTTAATTCGTCCCAAGATAGAAGAGTACCTTCTGGGATTTCAAGTTTACTTGCAACTTGTAAATCATCTAAAGACAATTCTCCGACTTTATCATCGAACTCATCTTTTAGAAAACCTTGTACTTTAGTTTTTAATGGTTCTACATCATCATAATCATCAAAACCAAGTCTAATTTTTAACTCAACAGGATCTTCATTTAGAACTTTTGCGATAGTATTTATATATCCATCTAACTTACTTTTTACTTCATCTACAGACATAGAAGAAAAATCTTCCGTAAACAAATCAACTAAAGATTTATTTAAATCTGGATTATCTCTAATCTTAGATGCTATATTTGCAACATAAGCACCAACATCTTCTTTTGTTTTAAATCCATTTGCAATATCTTCTGTAATACTATTTACAATTAAAGAAGCTGCTGTTTGCGACTGCTCATTAAGTTTAGAATAATCTTCATTAGTCATTAAATATGCATTCGCAAGCGTATCAACATTTTTTAATTGGGAATCAATTTCTGCTTTATATGTCTGTATAGTTGCTTGTGCTGTACTTTTTACCTTTGCTAAATCATCACTTGTAAGTTCTCCCCATTTTGGAGCATGTGACAATTCTTCAAAGCCAGATGATTTTAAAGCGTCTTGAATTTTATCACTATTCCAAATGTTTTTATACTGTTCATATAATTCGTTATAAGTGTCTCTGAATTCATCTGGTGTTAATGTACCAGTTAATCTAGTAATAATATCTATTGCATCTTTTGCACCACCTTCTCCGTTAATATAAGAAGAAGTCTTTGATAAAGATGATTCTTTACCATTTATTTGATTTTTATAATTAGAAATAATGTCATTACCATCAGAATCTTCACCAGATACAATTAGTAAATTATAAGCTTCTGTTTGAGCCTCTTTATAAGCATCTCTAAGTTTTTCAACATTTCCCTTTAAAGATAGAATAGCATTACCTTCATCTGTATATCCTGTGATAAGAGTAGGAAACATATCTGCAATTTGATTAACTATATCGTTATATTCAGAATATTCGTCAGAAGTTAATGACACATTTTCGCCTAAATTATTAACACCTTTTGATAATGTTTCATATCTATCAGCAAGTGATTCTATTGTTTTAGCATTAGAATTTGCTTCTGAAATAGCAGAGTTGTAAGATTCTAATAAATTCTCTGTTCTTTCTTCTACTTCTTCTACGGAATCAGTCAATGCGTCATATGCTTTAACTAAACCAAAAATTGCTGTACCACCGAGAATCGCCCACCCAACAGGATTAGTAATTAACCATTTGCCTAATGCTTTAATATTTGCCCATATAGAAGCTGTTAATAAATCAAACGAGATTGCTTGTGCAGAATTTGCGGAAGTCAAACCAATCGAAGAAATAATAGCATCTGCATCAGCACCGATAATGCCTTTTGTTGCCAATGCTTTTAATAATTCTTCTTTAGTACATGTAGCATTAGCAATTGCCTCACCAGTTGTAGCATCAATTAACCCTAATTTGGTTAATAAAGCTTCTTTTTCAGTAGCTGATAACTGCGTTTTTGCTAAAGCTTGAGAAATAGCAGAGGCGGTAATACTATTTTCAGAAGATATAATACCTGCCGCTAATAATACTTGTTCCTGTTGTGCTGCATTTAGATTTTTGGTAGAAAGGACTAGTAATGCTTGTTCTTTTGATAATCCCGATACGGCAGATGACATTTCCTTTAAACTACTCGTATTTAATAATCCAGTAGCTCCATCAATTATTACTCGTGTATTCGAAATATTATTTATAACAGATTGCACATCTCTTAAATCATTTATCCATGTTTTGAATGTCATACTATTTTTTTGATGCTGTTTGAATACATCGTTATTGTAAACTATGGTGCAAAATGTTATAATTAAATGAAAAAGGAGTGAGATCATTATGAGCAAAAAAATTGCAAGTATTATATATGTTTTTATTATTGTTTTGTCTTTATGCGGATGTGGAAATTCATCAAATAATATTGTTGAAAAATCTAAGAAAATGATTGAAAATGATTTATCAAATAGTGTTTCAATATATTATTGTACATATAATGAAGATAGTAATTTCGCATATATAAAATTTCATTCAGATGAACTAGGAAATGATGAATCGTTAATTGACTTTAGCGATAATAAAATTTACTATGAAAGTGTATATTCCTCAATTGATAAAAATGATTATGATAAAATAATTGAATATGGTGATTATACAACCGCAATATATCAAATACAGAATAATGATAAACAATGGTCAGAATTACCAATAGAATAGGAGGTAACGTCAAATGAAAAATACACAGAGCAAAGATAAAGACAACAATAAAGAATCAACACGTAAACCATTACCACAATCAAGCATAGTGGGCAAGCGTAAAGAAATTTTCAATCTCAATACTATAAAAGAAAAGAAGAGCGGAGATAACTAACTTTTCTTCCTATCTCTATTATTAAATTTATCACACTTTTTACGAGTTTTACCAAATAAATCCAAGCAATATATTTCTGGTCTTTTACCTATAATAGACATGCTTGGTAATGGAGGTTTTTTCTTTGAAGACATATGATAAGATCCTTTCTTTTGAAAATGATTTTTATAAAGAGTTATATGAAGACGGAATCAAACAACGCAACCAACTTAATAGCAAATTCACACCAACTATTACAATATTATCTGCTGAAATAGGTGGTATTATTTGGATTATTTTTCAATTACTTAAAAATATCGAAGCCAATAATAATGCTATTCATACATCTGATATGTGTGTATTTTTATTTTTAGGATTTACACTGATTTCTTTTGTCGTAGCAATAGCAAACTTCATTCTATGTTTCACAAATTATGATTTCTCATATCCAAAACCAGACAAAGCAAAAACATTTATTGATAATAATAAGAGCTGTCTTGGAGATTACACTGAAAAAGAAGTTCTTAACAATATAATCAGGAATATATCAGATGATTACATAAAAATTGCTATTAGTAACTGTGAAGAGACAAATAAGCATTCTAACTGGCTCAATAAATGCTACATAGGCATTGTTATTACTTTGAGTTTGATGGTTGTTGATTTTGTGCTTGTGCTATTTTTATAGATATATTTGTTTAATAGAAGTTTCCACGAGCCAATACAATATTTTGTAGAATAAGAGAACTAATGTTCCGAATATACTTTTGTCGTAGATTGTGATAACATAAAATATATAATAAATTAACTTACTGAAATGGAGGTATAAATATGTCAAGAGACAAATATGGTCACTATGTAAATGACAAAGGTGTTGAAATTAAGGCATCTACTTCAAGTTCAGGAAAGGATAAAATTGATATTTATGATAGTTGTCCTGCTGAAAATAAGGATCATGGTTCTATTCACATTAATTTTAATTCCAACTCTGGAACCGGCACAATAACTGATACAACAAGTGGTTCAACAGAAACAACAAGCATAGGATGTTATTTAACAACAGCATGTATGAGGCATATGCAAAATAAATTTGATGATAATTGCTACGAACTTACTACATTGAGATGGTTTCGGGATAATTTTGTGTCTAAAGAAGATATAGAATTATATTATAAGAAAGCACCTCTAATTGTTGAAGCTATAGAAAATACTCCTAATAATAATAGTGTATATAATGATATATACGAAAATGTTATTGTACCTTGTGTTCGTGCTATTGAAAATAAAGAATATGCAAGTGCATACAAAAGATATAAAGACAATATATTATCATTGGAGAAAAAATATATTGTTTCAGCTGTATAGTAAAGCTACTATCTGGTACATAGTGTCTTCTCCAAAAAGACTAGAGACTTTCATTTATCTGCAAACCAGTGCGAAATTAAAGTTGATAGTTCGTTCTACAAAGAGTAGGATTCTTCATTTTTAATTTTCATAATTCACATCCTTTGAGAGATTGATAAAGAGAGTAGGAGAGTAGTACAATCAACGAGTCCGTAGTTATCGGCTACGGACTCATCTATTTATATATTCTCTCTTTAATTGTCGTATGTATTGGTTTCAATGTTGCTTTTAACATTCAGTAAGAAACAAATACATCCTTGTTCCTCTAAATGCTTTATATCTTTCTTGGCGACTTCTAAATCACTATTGGCGTAGTTATCCTCGAAATAAATAGAAGAACAGAAGTCATCAATTTTTAATGCGATGAGTTTTATGTAATCCATCTAAGCCACCTCCGCATTATAATAACCGTCTTTGCGAAGTAGTTTCCTGACGTAATCCAATCCCTTTTTGGTAACATATGTAACAGACCTCATTTGACCATCATGACAAGGTGTTTCCTTTACAGCAAATTTACCTTCTCTACGGAAACGTTCATATGGTACATTCACCTTATCTTTATCATAAAAGAATACTTTTTTACATCTAAGATAAGCAAATAATGTATATTCGCCAATGCCAAGTTCCTTTGCAACAGTATTCATCTGCATAAGACCTTCAGTGTTCATCAAATCATCATAAAATTCCTGAAGTTGCTTATTCTTTTCGATAAGCTCATTCACAATCTGTCCTTGTAAATCTGACGAGAGAGAAGAAAAATAATAGTTTACCATTTCCTGTTCTCTGCCTTCTGGAATAGCTGCACCTGTAAGGCGTATTGATTTGAGATACTTTTTGATTTCTTTTTTCATCTGTTTGGCAATAGGTTTTCGAGACTGCATACATACTTCATATAATCCATCTTCTGTTAAGAACCATGCATCCCTGTTTTGACCTGATAGGAACAATGTTCCCATCAGCTTTTCATCATCTTCTACGGACTTTACCATTTTAGAAGTTTGCGAGTGCTCGATCCATTCAGCAACATCACTCGCAAGAAAAAGTGGTGACTCAATACTGTTATACACTTTAATTTTCTTTCCAAGAATCTCAGTCTCTTGGACAACTGCTAAAGTTGTATCATCATTCATAATGATATCCTCCTTCTGAAAAATATATTGAATGTTTCAAAAGGAACGTGTATAATATGTAATGTGAAAACGTGATATACACGTTCCTGAATCCTTACTAAACTTTGGTCGGTGGAGTAAGGATTTTTGTATTTGACGAAAACATCAAATATGTGATATATTCATACTATACTAAATAACAGTTAAAGTCAATACAAAAATGCATTATTTTCAAAAACTGTAATAAACATCAAAGAAGGGTGCTTATATGGATAATGAATTATTAGTAAAATCAATACGAGAAATTTGTAAATCAAATAATATTACTCCATCTCAATTAGAAGCAGAATTAGGATTTGGAGCAGGTCTTATAAGTAGATGGACAAAGAGTTCTCCATCTCTTGATAAAATAGTAGATATTGCTGATTATTTTAATGTGCCATTAGATAAAGTTGTTGGAAGATCAATTAAAGCACCAACATTTGTTGAAGCCTTAGTTTATCTTACAAAACAAGGGAAATTAGATTGGGACGAATGTTTTTTCTTTAATGCTAAACCTAAATCATACACTCCAATAGAAGATCATATTGACCAGATAGCTTTTTCAAGTTATCCAGATAAGCAACGAAGAAAACATACTTTTATCACTGAATATAATGAAGGATACATCACTTTACAATCTTATTTAATATATAACCAAAATGCAATTATTAAATCCGATTGCGCTCTATATTTGCAGCCTTCAAAAAAATCAGAGCCTGTTTATCAGGAAAGTTCTCAAGAAGATCTTCTTAAATTGACAAGAGAAGTTTTATCTTATATTAATATTGAAACTATAGAAGATGAGGCGTTAGAATATAAAAAACAAATAGAAGATGATTATTTGAAACAATATTTTTCAGATTTTAATGATTATATAACAGAATCAAATATTCCAACGCCACAGACTATCAATAATGTTGTTAATAGCATACCGCCACAAGTTTATAATTCTATCGACAGTGATACATTACAAGGATTAAAGAAATTATTTTTAAATCCTCAAATGCGTAATGCTATTGATTCATTAAATGAATTGAAAAAATATTTTGATGCTGTCGGAAATAATGACAAAAAATAATTTATATTTTAACGTGTCTGTAAATCATGGAGATAAAATATATGGGATATGAATCTTATACAATAGAACAATTAGTTTCTTATTATCAAGAAACTATTGGTGGGCTAGAAGATTTTAATATTAATAATATCTATATCGTAGACAATCTACAAACTGTAACAGATAAATATCACATAAACGAATCCGTAAATAATATAAATGGGTTTACAATACCTTTAGACGGATGTGTTGTTGCAATATTTAATAATCTTAATGAGTTTGATTCAATTGTTACATTATTTCATGAACTTACTCATGTCCGTGACTTTATTTGGTTTTCTAAAAAATATAAAATAACAGATATTTATAAAAATCGTTTATATTATGCCTTGCAAATGTATAGCGAAATTAATGCACATTATTATGGAAATAAACTCGCAATAGATTTTTTAGGTTTTACAACTCCTGAAAAGAAACAGTTAGTTTACCAAATGATTATGTCAAAAGATGACCTCCTGGGTTCTCTTCGTAAAAAAGATGTACCTGTTTCCGACATCTTTCGAGATGTTGGATATCTTCTTTTGTTTGAGTATCTGAATCCAACTGGTGATTATTTATCCCATGCGAAAGGTTATGTTCATCCGATAATGTGTGAGAAAATGAATTTAATTCTTGACGCATATTTTGATTGTAATATTGAAGAGATAAATTCCATAATTTTTCAGTATTTTCTTCAGTAAATAAATTGTCTTTTTTAAACAAAATTATGTCTCCTTTCTGCTTGATTTAAACAAAATCATTAACATTCGTATATGACAAAAGAGAGTCAGAAATGACTCTCTTATTTTTGATTTTTAGATCTTTTACTATAATTCTCTTATGATGTTTCTCCAATAATCTAATCTAAATCTAACCGATTCAGCAGAATTAGTACCATTCATAAGATTATTTTTGTATTCAGTATTATCATCGTATGTTGTCAAGAACTCACTTACTTTCAAAGCAAATTTCTCAAAGCTCTTTTTATCTTTGCAAATTCTGTATGCTGCAAAACATACTACAGAAATACTTGTCTTAGGAATTTTCACATCTTCTTCAAGAGACTCATCCAATTTGTTGATTGCAGTTTTGATAGTTTCAATCTTCTCTGGCTCAACTTTGTCATTATAGAATTCAATGAAATTTTCTTTATCTTTTCCTCTAAATGAAGCAAAATCGTTATCTTTATTAGTGGAACAGAGCATCAGTGTTTCAAGGACTATGCTCTGATCAACAGAACTCTTCAACTGCGTAGATGTTAATCTCTTTTCAAAGAATGGGAGAGAGACAATATCAAAAATTGCATTGCTGAGTTCATCCGACATATCAGGTGTGAGCTTCTGTGAAGTATTCAGAGGTTTTCCTGAATTTAGCCTTCGGAACATTTCTCTTACATCTTTGTCTGTATATTCCGTAATTTCATATACTGTGATAGCAGAACTATCCAACTCGTCCTTTACAACTTGGTCAAGTTTGCTAAATTTCAATCCTGCAATGCTATATTCAGTTCCTTCAATTATAACTGGTTCTGCCTTTTTAGATATTGCGAACTCATCATTATAAAATCCTTTTAATGTGCTTAATCGCTGTACACCATCAATAACATATTGAACACCATCTTCAGAAATGGTATAAACTGGTGGTACAATATATCCTCTTAAAAGAGAGTCAATAAGCAATGATTTGTTTGGATTAGACCAAACAGATTCTCTTCTCTGTAATTTGTGTTTTAATACAATTTTCTCTCGTTTCATTTTGCCTATTAATGGCTTGACTGGACAATTTTCTCTTGAAACTTTCATCATGTTACCTCCTTCAAAAAATTGAAAATTTTTACTATTTTGAAGATAACACAGATGGAATTTTTTGTAAAGATTTTTGAAAATTTTTGATTATTTTTCGTAACTCAAAATTCGACAAAACCTATGTTCTGGATTTATGAAGTTGGAAGTATATGGTAATATAATACCAAGCAAACTGTATTTGAGCCATCGTATCTCAGGTCAATAGCACGACAGAATGCTCGGTATTTACCATACGAAGTGCCATATTTGTAGTTTGGCACGATTCATATCGGAAATAAATTCAGCTCGTTCTGAGCAATACATTTCCCAACTTTAAGAAATACTACAAAGAAGGGAGGGTAGAATTGGAAGTATTTAAAATACTTGTAAGTGGTGGACTTTTAGTATATGCTTGTCATTTACTTTGTGTCATAGTTGATACAATTGGAAAGTGTTATACTGTTAATAAGTGCAAAGACTATACGGACTCACAAACCAAGTCTTTATCACAAATGTTCACCAAGACTAGAAAAATATTTCGTAAATAATTCTATTTCTGTATTTGTCATTTATTTCCTTTTATTCCTTAATTGAGGGCAGGTCATCACGACTGTCCTCTATTTTATTTATTTTACAAAATATCTATAAACTACTTTCAATTATAGAGACTGTGTGTTATACTGCGAACGGATACTTTCGTATTCCGCTATATAATTTTTCACTTACATTGTACACACCAACAATGTAGTAAAGATAACATCGTGTAATGCGGTGTTATTTTTATGTTGTCATATATTTATTCTCTGTTTTTCTCGACAAGAAATCGAGATTTCATTTTAATATTATATAACAAAAATTGATAACCTTGAAAATAATTTCAATAAACCCATAGTAGGTAACAAGTATTTCAATTTTTTCATATATATTTTTATTCAATTAAAAGATAACCATTATTATTAACCTTTCTATTATACCCATTACTTTATCAAGAAAATAATGAGGTATGTTTATGTAAACATACAAACTGTCCCATCTTATCTACTTCTAGGAACTGAGAAGTCAAACTGTGCAAAAGGAAAGGAGATAAGTATCCTACCAATAATATACTGTTTGCACTTCAGCATAGTACCGAATGTATATTCTTTCGACAGTGTTTCAGCTAATCGACTGTAGCCATTTCATTACAGTGAGGGTTCGTCATCTACAAATGAGTAGAAGAGAGGCTTCCCTGCGGATCTCATTTAGATATATCATATGATATACGACACAAGATTCCCCGTCATAGTATTATTCCTATGAGTGTGTTATCACACCATATCGACCTCCACAGCGAATGAGCCGTGAATTTTATTTACTATTATGTATGTCTCATAATAGATACAGAATCCTTGTATGCCTTGTCCATATAGGTTAAACTGTATTGTCGGCACATTCAAACAATAAACAAATGATATTGTTGGAATGCTACTAACTAATATAATTACATTTACCGACATTTTTGAAAGATAATGCAGTTGCGATTCCTAATGCAGCCGTTTTAAGTAATCCAAGATTGCCTGTTACAAAACCAATTCCTTCAGACAATTTAGTTAAACCATCAACAATAGTACCTAGATCTCCACGATCGACCATTTGCTGAATTGTACCAACCCAAGTTTCCTTGAGTGCGTTGATACGGTACTCTAAAGATTGCTCAATAGTTTCCATTTCCTTGTCGCTTGATCCTGCACTTTGTTCCATTTCATCAAGAGCCTTGGTAACGCCTTTATAGTTCTGAATAAGAGCAGCACCAGCCTGAGCCTGTGTACGACCAAAAGCTTTAAGAAGGAAATCATTTTGTTGTTTCTGTGACATTTCATCCCAGATGTCAGCAATTTCACCAAAGTAATCAGTTAAATCTTTAAATTCTGTAGTAGAACCTTCTTTAAAGATAGATATACCTTGTGCGTGTTCTGCTGTTTTAGTAAGATCAATTAATTCTCCTGTTATATTGGCTAAATCTTCCGAGTATTCTTCTGTCGATTCGTCAAATGAACGAACACGAAGTGCAACACTACGAAGGGCTGTACCGCTTTTTTCCGCATTTTGCAATACCTCTTGTATACCTGAAAACATAGCCAAACCATCTTGCACTGATGTTCCTACAGCGGCAAGGGCGGCGGCAGAACGTTCCATACCTTCAACAATATCTTGGTTAGATAAAGCCATTGTGTTCAATCTGTTACTTTCCCATTATTTAATGGTACTGACCATAATTGATTATGGCGCATAGTCATTTCTGGCTATGTCTCACGTTTCATTATTAGATTATAGCGTGAAGTTCAGACTATATATTACATCCTATTAAATCTATATAGGATGGATAACTTCAATACATATGTTACCATATGTATCCTGTAGTCGTTACGGATTCTGTAATATTATTTTTAAGGATGGGGATTATCCTACTTTCTTTTTAATTAGATGCCTGTACTCATTAACAGACATATCTTGATAAGGAACAATAATATTTCCTTTAATAGATAAATTATTATTCTCTAATTGCCAATTAAAAGAATGATAATTTTCAAGAATTCTATTGTTTTGTATATATTTTTTTATTAGTTCCAAACACATATTTGGATATTGCTTTATATCTGTTTCCCATAAATATAAAATTGGAATCTGATAATGATTTATAATATAAGAATATTTTGTTTTATCTCTATGTAACTGTTTTTGTTGCATCTCATTTATTAAACGATTATCTTCATTATAAATCAAGGGTGTTGTATGCCAATAATCACCCATAACTTCTATAATTCCATTTGAGTCACATAAATAATTATCAATAGCATAATAATCAAAAACTTTTTCCCTTTCAAAATTAATTTGATTATCAAATAGTAAATTGTCGATAGTAATTTGAATAGAAGTTTCCAATCTGTTATCATCTTTCATTCTATCTAACATTCTAATTCTATTTTCTTCTTTTTGCTCATCTGAATATTTATAATGATACATAGATGCTTTTTCTGCTTTGTAATATTTAGACCTATATTCAGAATAACATTTATGAGAACAAAAATTATGGTTGTCTCCAAAATGATTTTTGGTATTATATTTATTGGGTATTACCTTAATTTCTTTTCTACAATTAGTACAATTAGTAATAATTCGATTATAATATGGACTATTTTCTCCATGTGGAACTTTATTAGTTTTATCTTTCCAATAGCATTCCAAAGAGCAATATAAATTTTTTCTATTTAAATATACACTAATTTTAGAATTAATATTTTGTTCACAACAAGCACATTTTGATTGTATTGTTAGAGGAACATTTTTAAGATTTAATGCATATATTAACTCAATTAACTCGTCAATCGTTCTGTTCAATTTAAAAGACAATTCATTTAAAATTGGGTTATTGTTATCAAAAATAAATGATATAGTTTGCAAAATTTCATCATGAGTAAAATTTTTTATATTTGGTATTTTACCTTCATAATTCCTATATAACCAATCACATGCTTTGCACCTATTTGCACTTCTTATATTAGTTTTGATATTTCTATAATTAAATGATAATGTTGGTTTATTTTGTTGACAACATTCGCAAAATATATCTTTTGTTTTGTCAAATTTTTCAAAATTTTCTTTTGTCATAATAACATCTCCTTATTTTGGTCACTTTCTATTTTTCTTTCTCATATAAAAATAAAAATCAAGTGATTCGTCTAATTCGCTTGATTTTGAAAATAACCAATATTCATTTTTATCAAACCAATATTCTCTATCAAACCCAAGAGAATATAGATATTTTGCTAATCGTTTATTTTTAATTTTAATTTTTTCCATTCATTCATATATCCCCATATATGAATCTATAAATAATATTACAGTCTTTCCTCGGTCTGCGATGTCTCCATCGTTTAACCGATATAGTTATCTACTATGCTATATTTAATAGCACCATACATTACTGTATGTTTGGGCAATAATTTACCCAGTTTGTTTATAGGATCCATAATTTCAGATTTTACTTGATCTGGATTTATTGACCACGCCTTCATAATGCTAACCAAGCCACTCTGACTTTCATCAACACTCATACCAGGTGAGATAGAAGCGAACTGAGAACTTAGTTTTGCCATTTCTGTTGCAGCCTCATTTGTGGAAAATCCCAAACGGCTCCAGGCACTCGCCTGATCAATAATTTCCTGAGTAGTAACACCCATCTGTTTTGCTACGTTATTAGAATCATAATAAAAATTCTCAAGCTGATTCTCATTCATCGCTGTAGTTTTTTTTAAATCAACCAAAGCAGTATCAAGTTCTGTAATAGTAGAGACGGCTTTTTTAACTCCGTTTACCATTCCATAGAATCCAACATACATACTCAAATAGCTTTGCATCTGACCAATGAAACCATATGTAGACTTTGTTTTAAAAATATCCCAAAGAGATTTTCCAGCACGACCAGCAGCAATTTCAGCATTTTCAATTTTAATAATTTCTTCTGTGATTTTTCTTAAATTGATACTTGGATCACCAGATTTTAATTGTTCTAACAATACATTAAAACCGGCTTTGGCTTCCGCAGAATATTTTGTATTCTCTGCTAAATCTTTATTGATTCTCTGAATAGCCTTCTCAATGCCGACCTCAACTGTACCTTTTTCAGCAGCAGAAAGTTTTTTGAATTCCGTAGCTGCTTTTTCACAATTCTGTGTTAATTTGTTTATTTCTGCTTGTTGTTCTTTTGTAAGTTCATTAACACCTTGCAATGAAGATTTATAATTTTTAAGTACATTATTTGCACTTTCTAAATTTGCAAGTTTTGTATTATATTCTGTACTTGGGTGAAAATCGGACGGATATGTTTGTGCTTGAGTAATGATATTTTGATATTTATCAATAGAATTTTGCAAAGAATTCAACTCTGAATTTAGAGTATTTTTTAAAGAGTCTTTTAATCTATTAACCGATTCAGCCGATCCATTTGATGCCTGATCGAGCCGATTTATCACGTCAACATATCTTTTCCATGTATCTGTATCTACATTCTGAGGATTTATCATAGAAGATAAAACTTGTCTTGCATCATAAGCTTCTTTTTTTAACTTCTCAATTTCCTCAATTTGTCCTACGATTTCATATGACTTCTTACCAGTGCTTTTATCAGAGGCTTTAAGGTTATTAAGTTTTGTAACAGCATTCATGTAATTCTGAATTGCTTTTTCGGCTTGTTCCCATTTTGACTGGATTGCCCTTGCTTCTTGCTGTATTTTTTGTTCAGATTGTGCAACCTGTTCTAAGTTTTCAGAAGTCTTAGGAAATGTGTCTTTCATTCCAGATGAAATATTCGTTTTCTGTCTAATCTTACTCTGTGCATCAGCCAATTTCTCAGCTTCTTTAGCAGCATTTTGATATGCATTACTAATATTCTCTACTTGTTTGACAGCACCACTCGTATTGCCACCCATGTTGCTCATGTTTTTATTAACATTGAGAATATTCTGACTCAGTTCAGAAAGTGACTTATCAATGTTCTGGATAGAAGAGAGTAGTGTCTTAGCACCAGAATCATCTACTTTGCCAAAAGCTTTACTTAAACTCTGTACTTCTAAGACAACACTTGATAACTCTTTTGATAAATTCTCAAACTGTTTAAAATCACCTGTCCCTTTACCAAGAGAGTCAAGCATTTTATCAAGTTTTTGAATAGCACTTTCTAATGTCTTTGTGTCTATATCTAATTTTACTTTTCGATCTTCATTGGCAAACTTGTCGATCTTTTTATCTGCGTCAATGAGCTGTTTTTGTAAATCCTTTATATCTAATTCAATTTTGGCTTTCCAATTCGCCATTCCAGACATATATTAATTCCCTCCTATCTAAATAATTCTTTTGCTTTTCTATCAATAATTTTCTGTACATGACCTCCAAATCCATTTTGAAAATCTTTGTCTACAACCTCAAATGGAGGTATACTTTGATGCATCATCCAACGACCATGACCATGTTCGCCATTCATAAACATATAATCAAACGCTGTCGCAATATTTAACGGTTGTCCTAACCAACCAGGATATGTATCCATCAAAAAGCAATCTGCCTGTAAATTTAAAATATTCCCACTTACAGTTGTTCTTGCTGACTGATATACGTTCATAAAATTGTTTGTTCTTTCATAAGTCATTGGAGAATAATCGTTATACCAATCAATCAACGAATTATGAACAGACTCTTTGAATAACTGATTGATTTCAGGTGCAACTTCTTTTGCTAACTGTTTTTCTTTTTTCTTAACATCTGCCATAATCATTGATACTAAATCACCTTTTGCCATTTCATCACCTCCAAAAATTTCGTTATTTTTACACTAAAATAGGAGAGCAGTATAACCACTTTAACTTTATACGCTGTGACACGCTTGAACCTCACATAATCAAAGTATGTGATTCTTGGGAATTTCTTACCACTGTAAGAATATTTACCGAGCTAACCCCATAGTTCCTACGGTTCTTATATATTACTTAAACATTTATAATTCTTAATCCTTCATTCAGAATATTGATAGCAGCATTTATATCTCTATCTAATTCTGAGTTACATTTAGGACAAATCCAAAATCTAATATCTTCTGATTTCTTACCGTCTCTATGACCACAACAATGACAAATTTGTGACGAAGGATAGTATCTGTCGATTATAGATAATTCTTTTCCATACCATTGAGTTTTATATGTCAACATTCTACGAAATTCAGACCATGATACATCACCAACTCTTTTATTACGAATGGTAGAGTCTGTCTCTTTCATAGATTTAACATCCAAATCCTCAATAGCAATTACATCATATGTTCTTACAATTTCTGTAGTAAGTTTTTGCAAGAAATCATTTCTTTGATTAGAAATATGTTTCTGTAGATTTGCAACCCTAATTCTCGCCTTATTCCAACGATTACTACCAATTGTTTTTCTTGATAATTCACGCTGTAATTTGGAAAGTTTCTTTTCTGATTTCTCAAAGAATCGAGGGTTTTCAATTTTTGTTCCGTCAGATAGTATTGCAAAATCTACCAAACCTAAATCTATTCCAATATTTTGATTAGTTTTTGGTAACTGCTCAAATTCTATATCTGTACAACATAGAGAGCAGTAGTAGTGTCCATTTGGTTCTTGTGATATTGTGGCATTTAAGATTCTTCCTTGTGGAATTAAATTATTTTTAATTTTTACCATTCCAAGCTTTGGTAGTTTAATGTGTTTGTTATAATGTTGAATATTTCCATGACTATATTTTGTTTCATAGGAATATCTATGTGTTTTCTTTGTTTTGAATTTGGGATAACCAGTATGTTCCTTAAAAAATTTCCGATATGCTATATCTAAATTTTTAAGCGAAGACTGAAGTGCAGTGGAATCCACTTCTTTAAGCCATTTCAGTTCTTTCTTTAAATTTGTTAAATCCTTTGAACACATATTATATGTGAATGTAATTTTATCTTTTTCATATGTTTTAATTCTTTTTGCAAGATATGTATTATATACAAAACGACAACATCCAAATGTTTTTACAATAATTTCTTTTTGCTTTTTATTTGGATAGATTCTATATTTATAAGCCTTTTCCACTGTATTCACCTCTTTCCTATATATTCTCTGTTTATATGATAAATATTTTTACTTTACTAATTAAAAAACCCTATATGCTTTGACACATACAGAGCTTGTTTATTTCACAAGAAATTTGAATTTCTATACCTCTTTAAAATTTTCAGTAGTTTTAAGTTTATAATCATCAAGAATCTTTCTCAACTCATCATTGGATAAACTATCAAGTTTCTTATTCACAACATCAACAAGTGGTGTGAGAGTAGCATTTGCCAAATCAGAAATTCTTCCAATCTGTTTGCTAATAAACGCCTGAGTAGTTGTCTCATTAAACTGAGTGTCTGACTGTTTCATTGTTAAAATGGTTTTAAATTCACTTAATTCACTCATAGGAATAAGCGGATCATCTTTATCAGAACCAACCATTAAAATATCAAGTAAGCCAGATGATTTGAGTGCATCATATCCATTAATAAAGCCTTTATCATCCTCGTCAATCTCAAGATCGGTATATAATTCAATCACGGCACGACAAAACTGCACATATTGAGCAACAGAATTTACTCTAATCTTATCTGTTTTACGATACTTTGTTACTCCGTTATCATCATAAGCTTCCTGTTCAAATGTTGTCTTATCTACAATCAACTGTGCGTAAACTTCTTTCTTAATGAATGATACATAAGGGGTGATTTTGATTTTACTTAATAACTGTTCCCTTAATGTGTTATTTGCCATGTTGTTATACTTTTCTACAAACTCTAAAAGTTTCATATTCCTTTTTCTCCTTTAATCATTTATTGGCGAGAATTTTTCACATTCTCCATTATGTATTTCTTTTTGAATTCGACCTTCTATAGCTTTCTTTAGAAGACTACAATTTCGTTTGTATCTTTTACATCCGATGCAGTGAGATTTAAATTCATCAAACTGTGAAGCATTGTCAAAAACTCCAATGTAGTCAACAGGTCGTATTGTAATTTCTATTCGTGGATTTTCTGAATCATAATAAATCCCTTGTACACGTTCACATAACTGAGTGTCATCAATCCACACTGATTCGCTGTCTGTAATCGCATCGGCAAGACACTTGAAACTATTATTGGCATCTTTGTCTACTCTGTCAAAATAGAAGATACAATCCATATAATAGTGCTGTGATTTGTCATCCGATTTAATCCAGTTTTGTTTTTTTGCTTCTGTCTTTACATATTTTGCGAATTCTTTCTGATATTTAATTGCTTCTGGTTTTTTATATCCTACCGCCATTGGCTTCCCATTTTTTAAAATAGCTCTCCAACCTAAATAGTGGTTGACTGAAGGTGCGATAGGAGATGTTAATTTTAATTCTTGTATATCATTTTCCCCTTTACATAACAAAAGAGCGAATCCAAATGAATCCGCTCTTTCATAATTCTTATATTCAATTGTCATATGTACTTGGTTAATTATTAATAATCATAGGATAAAGTTCCCACTTGGCGTTGGGATATTTTTCAATGTGTTCACAAACTATTTTGTGTACTTCTTCCATATCACCTGCATTCTTGTCAATATGAATTACTTTCCCACCAGTTGCTTCAACTTCTTCACATATCAAATTAAAATATGTTCTCATAAGCAATTCCTCCTATCGCTTAATACAAAATAGTTCATACAAATCCACTTGTAATACATGTGATAGAGAAACTGCGTTGGACAAAAGAATATCAGAAGTATATTCATTTTCCAAATTGGAAATAGCAGTAGTAGACATACCACTTCGTTCTGCTAATTCCGCAATAGACATATTATGTTTATATCTGTATTCTCCAACTTTGTTCTTCATGTATTTAGTATGTATAGAACTATTTTTATTATGCATATAATATAAAAGAAACTTATAAGTTGAATTGATAATTTATTTGATATGCTAGAATTGTTGACACTAAAAATTATCATTCCTTAAATACTCTTGGTATTTTTCAGAAATGAATTTCATACTTTCTTCTGCTTGACCATTCTCCATATTATGATCGCTTAAAAGCTTTTCATAATTCTTGTATGTTTTGAATACATTATTAAAAGCTTCCTTATTCTGTTTCTGACCATTAGAGATGGAAGAACAAAAATCTAAAATATATTTTCGCTTTCTTTCTAGGTTATTATCTAATAACTCAGATTCAATATTCTCTATACCTTTGGACATTTTAGTAATTTCTTTGTATTGCCAATTATCATGTTTTTCCAATATGGCTATTCTTTTGTCAATGGTTTCTTTATCTTCTTCTGCACCAGTTTTAATGCGGAATCTATTTTTAAAATACGATATAATTTCAATAATTTCTTTCGCCCCAAACAAAATTGCAAAAAATCCTAAAATTACCAACACATAATTAATTTGCGCTAAATTTTCTATTGCTTCCATACATACAAATTCCTCCAATCTTTATAATAACTGAATGAATTCAGATGCAGTAACCTTTAATCCATCATCTCCGAATTTTTTCTTTGAAGCAGTGACAAGACCATTTCCATATGTACCTGGATATTCAACTCCATTTGGATCAAAACCATTAAGATATAATAATATCTCAAGCGCAGTAACCATATTCTGTGTTTCTCCTTTTTTAACATAATGAGAGCCAAGTGCTTTCCTAGTTGCAGAACCAAGTTTACCATCTTCAACAAGACCTGCTTTATAATCTAAGTTGATGGCGTGTTGCAATACTCTTACTTTCATCATATTTGTTTCTCCACCAACTAAACCATCGGTAACAATTTTTACACCTGTGAATTTAATAGCTTCACGTTGACCACGTTTTACTAATTTATTTCCAGATGTGACACTCTGGATAGTTGTGATAATTGTATTCTGAGATGTTTTAGAACCATCTGTATATGCAACAATTACATGTTTGCCAGGTGCAACAATAATATCACCACATTCGATATACTCTGATTTACCAAGATATTTTGATGCTTTTAATTCTTTAAATAATCCACTTCCTACTAAAGCACCACCAATGTTGCCAGAATATACAGCAGAAGAAATGACAGGTTTTCCATATGCAACATTTACAGCACATGCTGCTAATTCGGAACAATCAATTTCCACAGGTGTCTTTACATTTGCTACAATCCAATTAACGTTTTTTAATGCGTTATACGATGTAGTCCTGTGTTCCTGACAATAACCAAAATTGTTATTTAATGCAATAGCTTTGGCAGCCGCACCAATCTTAACTGCGTATTTTCTATCGGCACATCTATAAACTCTTGTCTGACCAAAATTATAAATATTTCCACATTTGACTTCTTTGCCAGTCTGATCACCGGCTTTACCTCCGGTTGTTTTACCATATTCGTTTGCAGAAGCCCATGCACATAATACAGCCATAACAAACTCCTCCTTTCAAAATTATTCCTTTGGATTTTTATAAGTAAGAGCAGTAGTAGAATCTCCAATACCTCTAGTCGTAGGATCAGTAATTGCATTAAATAAAGATACTAACGCCATTACAACGACATATGGATTACTTACTGCCTGTACAAACGTTTCCCACACCTTTGACCAAGTTGTTAAGTCGGATGCCTGTAATCCGAAATATGTAAGAATTGGAATTACAACAGAAATAATAACCTGTGTAATAAATAAAATATTCTCTTTGTTAAAACGAACTTTCCAGTTGATTTTGTTCATAAATTTTCCTTTCCATAGGAGAGTAGTAGCGACCTGACTATTGATTACGTAATCGTTCACTCACAGGTATGACATCTACTTTTATGCTCATTGTCTTGAGTAACCTATTTATTCATAATTTTTCCATTTCATATATACTTCTTTAGTATCATTTTTAAGAAAAATCATTACAATAATTTTTCTATCATTTTTAGGACTATAACTTGGATATAAATCAATAGGATATATACCAGAATCAATATAGAATGTTTGCTGATCTCTGTTATATATACGGATAATTTCTTTTTCGTTATAACTCCTTGGTTTTAAATTGCTTTCTATAGTCATTCCTTCTATTCCTCATATAACGTAAAAAATAGGGAACATAAAACCGTTGAATAGTAATTATGTTCCCTATTTATATTTTTCAAAATCACTATTCAACATTACCATCAGTCTTTTCCTCGACTTCCGCAACAATATCATTTTTAACAGATTCATTATCTGTTTTCTTTTCTTTCTTATTTATAGTTTTCTTTACCTGCGCCTTCATAATTGAAGCAATAGATTTCTGATAGCTCTCTCCAAAATTATCCTTTTTTGATAAATCAAGTTTGGACAGTTTCTCTTTTGCTTCAATATCAGTTATTCGTCCATCTTCATACGCAGAAGCAATTCTATCAATTTCGTGACAATTATCACTACACCAACAAAAGTACCATGTTGGTTTACTTTTGTCTTCTGGATTACATACTGGGCAAAAACTGTATTTTTTTCGGCATAACATACAGGTTCTCAAATCTTTATTAGCCATTAATCCTCCTTATAAGAAGGGCAGTGATTAAACTGCCCAAGCAATCTTATTTAGATATCTTCCTCTTCTTCATCAATGTAGTAAATAGAGAAAAGTTCAGAATCTGTAGAACATGCGTTAAGCATCATAGCTCCTTTGTAATCCATTGTCTGAGAATCACCGCCCTGAAGTGCAAGAGTAAACTCTGGACTTGGCATAAATGATGGAATGTGAATGATTGCAGCTCTAAGAGTTTCTGTATCACATTTATCAACAACTAATGCCTTGAAAAATAACTCATGCGCTTTCGGGAATTTCTTACCAGAGTTGGTAATCTTAGCACCGCTATGAATTGTCTTCTTGTATTTAACGATGTACTGTGTCTCTCCATCTGCTGTTGGTGGAGTTAATACATCGCTCGCAGGTGTATTGTCAGGTTCACCAGATGCATCTGTATGTACAATAGCAAATTCTGTTGCAGTAGCAGAAGTACCTTTTGTATATAATTCTTTACCCATAGAACCTTTTGGGGATAGAGAGTTTACAACAACAGAACCATCTACATAACCAGTAATATCAAGTGTTTCACCTGCCTTTACAAGCTGAATCATCGGCATAACAATACCTTTGTCTTCTGTTGCAATCTCTGCATCTGTGGCTGAGATAGCTTCGACAACTGCAAGATTAAGAAATGCATTAGTTGCAGTTACCTCGCCTTTTTTACCCGTATATTTTCTATATACAAGGTTTCCATCCTTATCATTGATATCAGTAGAATCTGCTGTAATATCAATATTGGCTTCTGTAAGCTGAGTTAAAGCATACAGAGGTGTACCATTTGCTTTTGCACCGTAACCAAACTGAAGTCTATCAACGATTACGTCACCTAATTTAAATGCCATATTAATTTTCCTCCTTTGAAATTTGTTATTTTTATGCAATAAAAAATGAGCGATTATAAATCACTCATAAAATTAATTAAGTCATTTGGGATATCTTTTGCACTAACCATGCCGCCATAAATACCATGCATAGCTGCAACGCCCTGTTCATATTTCTGTATTCTTTGTACAGAGTCCATGAACTGACATATATTAACTTGTTTTAAATCATCTAACTTGTATTTAAAGCCAGGATGATTTATGCAAGCAGACACAAGAGGTAAGAGAGTGGAAGATCCTTTCTTGTCTTCGATCTGTTGTGCCTTCATTCTATCTTCTTGTAACATCCAATGCTTTGTGGTTTTACCTTTTGCCTTTTCTGTTTTCGGATGAACATTCATCATTGTACGAATATATTCCGCAATCTCTAAATATTCATCATCATAAATAAGGATGTTCTTATCTTCGTTAAATAGTGCCAAGTGGTCATATTCTGTATCTTGTTTATTTTTCTTTGCGGGAGTCAACACAAATCCATCAAAATTAAAATCTTTAAAAATTAAATTTAGTGGTTCTTTATCTTGTACAAGTTGATACATTATATAAAATACTTCAATGTCTTTGGTTTTGTTCCAATCCTTGTGAAAAGTATCATATAAGAAAACCCTAATTGATGTTGGGTTATTGAGAAAAGGTGATAAAGATTGATAAAATCTAGTTTCCCCAACTTCAAGAATATCTCCGATTGTTGGTACAGAAATTGTAATATTATTTATGGTATAATCTTCACCAAAATACATTCTTAATTTATCAAAATGATATTCTGATTTTTTATTATTAGATTTATTTTTCTCAGAATCTTGTTCTGCGGCATTTTGTAGATTGTCTAGCGTTTCTAATACATCCATTTAATCACCGCCTAACTCCATAATTGGTGATAGAAGTCTTACCATCAATTGTTTTGTGAATTCCATTAGTATCAACAACTTGGAATACAAGAGTACGAACGAGATAGTTATTATCTGTTGTGGATTCTTTAGAAGATATGAGATGAGTCTGCATACCAAATATATTAGACCAGTTGAATCGTTCTCTTATAATAGAAGCGATTAAATCATGGCGTGGAATACCTGTTAATTTATCATTTCTGTCATTACCATGAACAAAAATAGTAAATGTAATATTCGTATACTTTAATGTATCCTGATAGCGAGGCATTTCATCAAAAGATACTTGATAACAGATATAATGTTTTACCTCAGTCTGAGTGTCAGGAATAAACAAATAAGGACGGATATTGGATGTTCCACCAAAATATCTATCCCATTCCCCAAGAGGTTCATACTCTTTTGTATCTTCGTTCCATTCCCAGTTGATATTACCATCATCGTCAAAAAGTTCAGATTCTAATGACTTCTCATTAAGTGCATATAAAAGACATGGATTAAGCATAAGTGCTTTTTCAATCTTTTTCTTATACTGAATATTTTCATCATCAGGAGTAGTCTTATATGCACGAAGCTTATTTAACAAATTATTTTTTGTAACTAATTTTTCTGCCATAAAGCACCTCCTATTCAGTTAATTCTAACGACAAAATTTCAGAGTTAATTGTCAAGTTATCCTTAATAATTTCACACTTAACAGACAGTATTTTGCCGATAGTAGAGGTGTCGTTGGGAAACTTTGCTTTCTTTTGGTTGTACTCTGTACCAACTCGCCATGTTACTTTATCAGTCCAGTCTTCATTATTAATAGAGCAAGTCCATGTAAAGGTTGCATCAGCATATTCAGTTGTAATATCTTCATTGGAATCGTTGAATAGATTTACTGTAAGATTTTTATAAGAGCCACCAACTTTAATTGTTGAAGTGGATGCTGAAATTCTTGCTGTGATAGAAGATGGTGGAGTAGTTGGATTAGATGGATCTGTTGGGGCGATTTCTGAATCGAAATAGTTCGCATACATTTCACCTGTTTCAAGATTGACATAATCAGTATGCTCGTTCCAAAATGCTGTATATATAGTAAGCTTTTGAATACCAAATGGCATTGAATTTTCAACCTTGGTCACTGTCCATACGGTAGGATGTTCTGTTAAAGCACTTACTACAACTCGCATATTTTTAGAATCTTCAGAAGTGTACCAAAACTTCTCTGTAATAGAGTTCATTGGCAACCATATCTTATCCTGATTATCTGTGTGCGTAAAATATCGGTCTGTGTAAGTTCCAATCGTGTAAGAACTTTGCTGTCTTAAACAACACCACATACGTCTCTTGATACGTTTATCATTATTCTTTTCAATCCATGTAAGTTCATAATTTACTGGTAAAATGAGATACTTTGGAAACTGATTTGCAGGTTCATCACGACAGATAATCCACTTATGATAAATTCCTCTATCATCTGGAACGTCCACGAAAAGTCCTATCGGAAATGTCGCTCCATAGCGTTTCCTAAAATCAGTCTCATAATAATAAAGATCATCACCTTTATTGAATCTTACAGGCTGACTTGGGCGAAACATAAGATAATATTCCACTTGATCTTTGTCCATTGACTGATAAGATTTGATAATAAACTTTGCATCTATCTTTGTCTTATTAGTATTTTCATAAGTCATACCTTCAGCAAGTGAACGTGTAATTCCATGTTCATCTGTGAAGAAGTCATCATGAAAGTAGTCATAAATGTAACAGGTCGTGGAAGTAATACTGTTATCCCAAGTTTCTTCCATCAAAAAATCAGATTCTTCTTTATAAATCTGACCTAAAGTTTTCGCATTATTTGTTTTGGCGTTAGCGATTCGCCGTGCTGTCTGTAAGCTTGGCATCACCAACACCTCCTTCAAACATCTGCTTAATGTAATTGTGACTATCTAAAATAGCCCTACGAAATGTCATGTAATCAAACTCATCGGATGTAACTTCGTCATAAGCGGCTTGCAAAGTAGCCATTAGTGTGACCATAATTCCATTGTTATTAAATAGAGTCTTTGTTCCACTAAATTTAAACATAACATTGTGGAAAAATATAAGAAAAGCTTCATCATTCTCAAATATTTTTTCTTCTATTTGATTATCCTTATAAAGTAATAACTTATGGACATCGTTGTGCATTGCATGTGCAGCTTCTTTAATTTGCCTTTTAGTGAACGAACCATATATATATTCCATAGTTATTCACCTCGCACATATGAATTATTAATATATCCATGACTTGCAAGTTTTCTACTAAATTCATGCTGTAATGTATCCAATCTACTTTGCATATCTTTATATGGATTCTGCATGTTTTTTTCTTCTTTTGTTCCTAATGCTCTAGCAGTAAATTTTGCAGAGTCAACCTGTGGTTTTAACCATTCAATTGTCATTCCAAGAGTGAACAATCCTATAACATATTCCTTATCTGCAAAATCGCTAACAGGATATTGCATCTCAAATTCAATCTGTTCCATTCCGTCATCCATATTAAATGAAGCGAATTTCCTAATAACTCGTTCATCACCTGCAACCATGTGTAAGCGTTCAGTCCATGTTTCATTAAGATCGTTTTCGTCAAGAGAAAGTTCTTTCATATCTGAAATACGTCCTCTTGTTCGTGAAAAAATTGTTTCATATGGAAGCGTCATTGTGAGCCTCCTTTACTACATATTCAATTTTAAAAGTAACTCTGTTCCAAAAATAGAATCAAGCGTCTGAATTCTCTTAACAGAATCAAGTGTTCCGTCATCAACCATACTTGTTGCAATAGTTTTTAATGCTTCCTGTGCTCCAATTGGAAGAGAATAGATTGCTTTTTCCATTTGCGAAGGAGTCATCTTTAAAATATCTCTTAAATCATTTGTCGAGTGAAGAGTAGAATATAAATCATCAAGTTCTGGATGTAATGCGATAAAATCTGCATCCTGTACAACAAAACGAGGTTTAAACATCATCTTGTCACCCTTCCTTGCTGCATAATCCAAATCTCTAAATTCAATTTCCTGAACGTCATCAATATCTGCAAATGTATATAAAGTATCTGATTTAAGTCCAACATAAAATAATTCTCCTGCGGTAAGAGACACACATGGAATCATTTCTGTTGGCTCAAACTTCTTTTTTTCTGATTTCTTTTCAGCCACATCAGTATTAGTATTTTCTATTGCTTTTGTGGTGGTCTTTTTTGTATATGCCATTTATTTTTCCTTTCTATCCAATATAAAAAAGAGTGGCTAGATAAACTAACCACTCAACCTTATTTACTATTCAAGAGTCCACTGACCAAAGTACTGTGGTAATACTACCTCAACACCCATTTCTCTCTGAACTTCATATTTCTGGAAGTCATCAGCGTGTTCACCCTTCTGAGTACCAGACTCATAAATCTGAGTTTCACCCTTATCTGTAAACCACACGAACTGTTCCTGATTCTTTGCAAAGATAAGAAGTCTCTTATCGTCAATAAGTCTCTTTGTTACATCATTGAAAGCAAATCTCTGAGGAATCTCAATAAGTTCTGTTCCTTCGTATGTACCGAGGCGACCAGTCTTTGCAACATCCTCTTTCTGAGACAAACTTCTCCAATCAACTTCTGTAAGACCATTAAGTTTCTTCAATGCAGTCTTTGTACCCATAATAACAACTTCTGCACTATTAGCAGTTCCAACATCCTCAAGAAGTGTATCAAACTTGTCCTTAGTAGAAGCAGATAAAGCACCTGTTTTTACAAACTGAGAGTTGTTAGGTAACTTAGTTGCAGCACCATAAATTCCTGTATAGCAAAGTTCCTGAACTTTATATACAAACGCTTCTGCAATCTTATCTGTCAGCTCAGTAAAATCAATACGTCCAAGTAAAATAAGATCAATATCCTTACCAATCTTTACACCATACTTCTTAGTATGAATCTTGTGTGCTATACCTTCATTTAAGTACTGTAAAGTCAGATCATGGTGGTCACCACTAATTTCAGCAACAGCAAGCATAACCTTTTCTCTTGACCAAAACTCTTCCTCGTCGCCAAGTTTAACATTTCTCATATCTACAAAATCATTAAACCACTCAGATTCCTTGAATGCTGTATCTACCTTAAAATCAATATCAGACTCAAGTAACTCATATACTTCTGTGTGATGAAGCTCTAAGGCTCTTTCACGTCTCTTATTGGATCTAAGATCCTCTTCAGTAAGGTCGCATACCTCCATAATAATTTTACGGATTGCCTTATTTGCTTCATGTTTAGAAACCTTTCTCTGGTTTCCGTCATCATCGTACTCATAAATATCAATTCCGTGATTTAAGTTATATGTAAGCTTCTTAAAATTTTCATACTTATCAGCATCTTCAAAAACTTTTCTTAAATGTTCTGTACTAAATCTCATCATTATTCTATATCCTCCTTTCTATTACGCACCAATTTTTAATTTTCCACTAGAAATCGTTGTGATTTCAGCTCCAACTGTAGGTGAGCCATCAAAATTATCTTCTGTAAGCCAATAACGATCCTGTGAATGAAGCATGTATCCACGAACTGCACCGTCTGCTGGATCGTTATAGAAATTAGAAGCAAGTGCGAGTGAACGAGGACTCTCGACATTGTTGAGAGGTTTCTGATAGATAACACCAACCCCCTTTGGATCTCTAATTACAACAAGGTATCTTCCTGACGCATCTTTCATTGCGATATAAGCATCAATTTCAGTTGCAGCTTCCATCTCCCAATTATCAAGAGAAGTCATCTTACCTGGTTTGAAATGATATCCATTAGGTGTATCTTCTGTAATCTTTACAGATAAAATGTGCTCGCCATAATCCTGAGCAAGTAAATTACCAATTTCCATCTGTGGAAATTTTGTAGCAGCATATTTAATAGCCATTATGTTTTCCTCCTTAAATTTTGTTTTTTTTGCAATAAAAAAGAACGCATAAAGCGTTCTATATGAAATGAAGTTATATTCAGTTTTTTAATCAAATAAGTTGCCGTAGTTTTTCTTAGGCTTTGATTTCTTATTCATATTTGTAAGTATCTTAACCGAATTTGTGTTTTTCTTTGTGTCAACAGAAGAGAAGTTCGCATGTGCAGACATATAATCTGAATGCATAACCTTTACTTTTGTTTCAAAGTCTTCTACGGAATAATTATCCATAGTCTTTACTAATTCAGCGAAATCAGTATTTACATAATTTCCTTCTGAATCTTTCTCTGTAAGAACAGAATAGTTATCAGCATTGATAATAGCTTCTTTTTGTGCATGAAGTTCATTCTTTTCTGCTGTCTCTTTAAACTCCTTAAGGGCAGCGTAATTAGAACGCATGGATTCAAGTTCAGCTTTCTCACTTGCTGTCAAAAGCTCACGGAATAATTCTATACGCTCACCATCAAATGAAACATTATCTCCATCTTTTGTATAGTTCTGTCGGTAAATTTTGTCAGTACACCAACCCTCGTATACAAAATAAGAATCAAATACATTTGAGATATAGTAATAATCATTATCTGACTCTTCATATGGTGCTAACAGATTATAGAGTGCATATCTTGTATCTTCATGAGAAATCTCATATGTACGAACAATCTTTTCAAAAGTCTGACTTTCACCTTCATTCCCATCTGGATCAGAAGCTCCTTCGCCATTACCTTCTCCATCATTGGAAGGCTCACCAGATTCTCCGTTACCTGAATTATCTCCTTCTGAATTGTCATCATCGAACATCTCAGCGAATTTTGCTTCAAGTTCCTCATCTGACATTTCTGTATAGTCGAATGTTACATCTTCAGCAGTCTTACCATATTTGGCAAGTAACTCTTCAAATTTTGTCATTTTGTTATTTGTTCCTCCTTCCTTTGATTGTGTTTGAACAGGAGTCTGTTCTTTATTGAAATTAGAAAGTGTCTTATTAAGATTTTCTAAGAGTTCAATCAATTTTTCATTTTTGTCAAATTTAACTGAATTGTTATTTACACTGAAATCAGCAATATCAGCACGAGAACCTTCCATACCTTCCTGAATTTCTGTACCATCATCATGACTTCCCAACAAAGTCGAAGCGTTTACATAGAAATCATTTAATTCAAGATATTTCTCCTTGGCGTTGTAAGAGAGTTCATCAATGAAAAGCTCGCAACTATTTTTTGAACCTTGTTTTGCACGAATAATTTCACAAGCCTTTGTGTATTCTTCACTTATATAAGCATAAGCACATACATAATCTTTATCTAAGTTATCATCATGTTCCCAAAATGCAGGTTCAGATGAGAAAGAACCAACTTGAGATTCAATATATTTCAGTTCTTCTTTACCTTTTTCGTCTTTAACAATTTCCATCTCATGACCTTCGAAATCCCAACTGCCATCGTCAAGCTGATGGATTGCAGCCAATACAGGTCTGTCAGCAATAGTATTCATTGCTTTCTCAGCAGCATCCTTTGATACATAACTCTTATTTCTGTTAAGCCCTGTATGAAAAATTCTGAATTTAAGACGCATCATTCCACGATGATTTTCGTCTACGGTATCGTCTATTTCAAAAGTAGTAGGCACTTTTAAAGCCAACTGATAGCCAGTATCTTTAGAACTGAATTTTGCAAATTTCTGCTCTTGACAGAATTTTAGTAAATCATCTTCAGTTAAAATTTTCTTTTTAATAACCTTTGGCATTATTTAACCTATTCCTCCTTTCTTTGTTGATATGCCACTCAAAGTAGGAGAGTGGTTAGAATGTAAGCATATTGCTATGCTGAATTTTATTATTTGTATTTTCAAAAGTGAGAGGGTGGTTATTCAAAAATGTTGCCACATTCCCATCTTGAGATACCAGTTTAAAACCTTCTTTAAGAAGTTTTTCCTTTGTCTCCTTGTCGGATGTTTTAATAAAATTGTATTTCATATTAAGACACCTCCTTTATTTATTATTGAGATCCTCGTCTCTCGTGCGAAGTCCAGCATCTGTAAGTTCCGAATCATCCTTCTCTTGACCACCGCCTTTATCATTACCTGTCTGAGTATAAGTGCTAGATAGTGGCTTGAATTTTGAACTAAGCTGCAAACAGTCTTCTTCCAAAAAGTTCATAGATAACGTATCTTTTTCAGACACACCATTTAGTGTGTTATAAAGAATTTTGTTTGGCAATCCATTGGTACATGATTCCAAGATTGATTTTCTAAAGTCATCTTTCTGATAAATAGAGACATCAAAGAATTTAACTTTACAAGGTTCAGATATCCAACTAGATAAAAGTCGATTTACAATCGCTTGAATCTGTGGAATAAGAGTTGAAATAGAAAATGTAGAATCTGCAAGTACGCCATATTTAAAAGCAGTAGAGTTAGAAGCGGAGTTTAGATTTAATATCTGAGCACCACCAGCCGTATTGAGAATTTCTTTTGTAGCTTTTTCAACTTTTGTAACATCGCCAGTTGCATCATCTGGAAAACTTATCTCGTGCAATTCACCAGGAACAATAGCAGCAGAGATATAAGGCGGTAATGCTTCTTCAAGCATACGATTGAAATACTGAATCATTATATCTGGATTCACAGCCCAATCATCTACATCTTTACCCATTGTCTTCATTTCAAGCCATACTAATTTATAAATATTAGCCGCCTGTTGAACTGCTTGATAATCAGAAGCGTCCATAAGATCAATCAATGATAAAAATATAGGTGTAAGCACGGGAACGATGGTTTCCCAGTCTTCAGACCTAAATTTAATACATACATTATATTCTTCTGGAATTAGCTGATATTTTTCATTTGTACTCTGATATGTATTCCACATACTATTGAATGGTTCACCCCAATATTCAAGAAGTTCCTGATGACTACGGAAATAACTCATATCCATAGCTCCTGCAAATGAACCATCAGGAAACATGCCTGCTATTTTCATATAATCTGGATCTAATGGAAGAACAAACATTCCTTGTCCTTCTGTATAATAAGCACATCCATAAAATACATCTTCCCTTAAAGTGATAGACGCAGCTTTACGAAATTCATAATTTAATCCTAAAGTATCAACTATATTAACTGTTTCTTGATACTTTTGTAATGTGGATTGTACATCATTTTCGCCTGAGATTATAAATGGGGGAACAATATTACGAATTGTAAGATCAATCTGATTTGCATAATATTTACAAAGACGATAATAGATTTCTGAACGATAATAAAGATAACGAGATAAGCTTCGTAGATTCTTTTCATTAGAAGAGATATTCTTTATGTATGATTTTACATCTTCCTTTGAATAGTTACTGATTGACGTATATCTGGATGATTTCTGAATATCTCGAAGACTTGTAATAGCACTTGTTGCGTCTTCATAACGTTCAAGTCTACTTTTATTTTTCTCATACCATTCACGCATTTCATTTGCGGTTGGCTGTTTTGGAGTAGAAGAAGTAGTTTTCTTCTGTGAATTATTTATTTTAGCAGGTGCATTAGAATTTGCATCTACTTTCTTAGGTCTAGGCATATTTGATAACGCACCTCCTTAATTGTATTTTGCTTTACGGATTGTAAGCTTATTAATGAAACTTGTAGCATCTTCTTGTGGTCTTCTTTGTCTTACTTGATCTTGACTTCTTAATGTAAATAAGGCGTGTCCCATTAAAGCGAGACAGTACGATCTATCATCATGAAGAATGTTCTCAAAACCAGGAGCAAGATCATATCTAATATTTCCATTAGAAGATTTGTATTTGTACATGTGAGTTAATTCTTCCTTCATGGCATCAAGCTGTTTAAGACCAATTTCTTCTTCAAGAGATAATTTATAATTCTTTTCAACAACCTCACCATTTTCTTCTTCAAGCATAGTAAGATTTCCATGATAATCATACTCAGCAGTAAAACTAATCAAGTCTTGATCAATCATCTCGCATAACTGTGAATACATAATTGCCTTATATTTAGCTGGCTCACGCATACGAATAATATCAATAGCGTCTGGATATCTTTTTACATATGGAACAGCATAATCATAATTCGCATCAATCAATCCATGATGTTCATAATCTTTTTCGCCTTTATGCTTTGCTTCATAGAAATTATCAAAAAGTAGATCACATATCTGCGTCGCTCCACCACCAGAACCTGCGTCAATGTATACTCCATGAATATTTTTATAATCAGGAACACCGTATCCGTTATATCTGACTATGATATCTTGAAGCATTGTTACCTGTTCAGGGGTAGTAAGTGGTTTTTGTGTTTCTTTATCAATCAAATTGATACCATTTACAACGTCTAATAACCAACCACGCTTATCATCTCTATGTAATTTACCAACCAACACAAAGCTATTATCTCTTTTTTTGGCAGGATCAAAACAGATGACCATAAGAGAATTATCATCATTAACAAGCATTGGCGGTCTAACAACGCTATTTCTAAGCACTTGTGATTTCTTAACTGCTATATCATCACCAAGGTCTGAATCAAATTTATTCATATACTCACGAGTAGCCTTAGTTGGATTCATCTTCATTTCTGAATCAATCTTTGCTTGAGTAAGTAGTGGAACGGGATATACTTTTCCATTATAAGTAGCATGAAGAATTACTTCACAATCTATATCTGCACAGAAATAATTCTTATCACCTGCCATAGAGTGCATTGCAGCTTCTTTATATCTTTTATAAAAGACATCATCCATAGAACCTGCTGAACTTGCACATACAACTTGATTTGGGAAATTTGGTGGAAGTAATGTTACATCAACATCACCACCAAGAGCAAAGTCGCTGTTCTGAGTGACGAACGGAAGAGTAGCAGCGAACATATCTTCAGATACATACGATGCTTCATCATAGAAATTAAGTCGGCTTCTTCGACCACGAGATCCATCAAAATTTGAGTTGACCGTAGCCAAACTCGATCCTGAATAAAGTTTAAAGGAGTAAGATGCTGGATCGTGCCGAAATCCCTCACTATTTGAACTTTTAACAAGTTCGTTTAGAAATACATCTGTCAAGCCAGTAAATGAAGCGATTTCTTTTTTGGCAATAGATTCAATCTTCTTCATCATACCTATACTTTGAGAACCTGTGCTTGATAAAATGTACCCTTCAAATTTTGGCAGTAACATTGTTTTAGCCATCAAAAATGGGCTACCTAGAGTTGTCTTACCAGCATTACGACTCATACACCAAACAACATTTGGTGTAATCCATGACATCATAAATACATATTTCTGATAATCAAGAAATTCGATGCCGAAAAATCTTTCACAGAATTTTACTGGGTTTCTGCGTCCCCACTGAATTATTTCAGAGAATTTTTTCAAACCCTCTAACTTTAATTCAGACATATCATAATAAGTAGGTTTTTTGAAAAAAGTAAAATTCTTTGGAGTAAATTCATTTATAGAATCACCCATCAGGACAATTTTATCATCAGCCATCTTCGATTACTTGCCCTTTCTCATCTATAAGACCTTTTTCAAATAAGAAATCTTTAAGGTCTTTATTTTCCTTTTTCAATAACCTACTAAATTCAACTGCATTATCTCTTTCTTTTTGAAGATTAAATAACAATCCTTTTTGATGAATAACTTCTTTTTCCCAATCGTTTTCATCAGGATTTAACTGTTTTAATTGGTTCTGATGATTTCTTGTCATAATATCTTCGATTGCCATATTAGTTTCATAATCGAATGTATTTACCTCAGAACCATCTAAATCCATTTCTTGTAATTCTTTTATGATACCAGTAAGAGTACCAGCGCCTTTACTTTTTCTATTGTTATTATTTTCAGATATTCCGTTATCCTTTGCCAGTGCAAGGGCAGAAGAAAGCATATCCTTTTTTGTCTGTGTGAGAGATTTTACGGTGGCAATCATTTCTGGATGAGTTTGTAGTTGTTTTGTATACTGAGCCAATGTGTCATTTATATGTTTTACATCTTTAAACGACTGTACTATTTCAATTACAGCTTCCAATTTAAAACCATCATCTTTTAATGAATCATCAAAATAATTCACCAACTTACTATATAAAAGAGGTTTGTCTTCTTCCTCTTCATATATAAAAGGATCATAACCAAGCATTCTAAGAACACTTCGTTTATTTTTAACATACATATCTTCAACATCTTCGGATACTTGCTGTGGTTTCTTTTCAAAATTTTCCGCAACATCAGTTGTCACATCATTCACATTTTTCTCACCAAAATCAGATTGGTCAAACGTCATTCCAAAATATTGAGGTAAACTTTGCAAACATGTAATCATTTGACTATATCCAGTACCACGCTTCTTGCCACTCACCTCATTCGTGATAGCACTACAAGAGTTATCATATAAATCCTCTAAAAATGGTAAATCAGCTTTTTTCATTGCCTCAATAACAGTTTCTCTTGTTTCGTGTGTTTCTTTGGTTTTTTCATCATATCCTGTTCCTATTTTATAAAGACATTCTTTACAAACAGGAATAAGACCTGATGCATTTTTTGGACTCTTATAAAATTTATCACGCCCTTTGAATTTTCCGCATTCATGACAATAAGCACCATCTTTTATTTTTTGATACTCATTGACCAATTTTTTATAAGCAGAGCGACATTGTGTAACAGTCATCTTGCTTACATCTTCGATTTCATATTCTTTGACTCTTGGCACAAAGTCACTTCCTTTCTTTTCAATAAAATAGAAGAGTAAGTTTAAGCAACCGACTCTTCCTCATAATATTTCCATATAAAACTATGACTTGTTGTAGTTCTTCCTTTACAATTATTAATAATTGTACCTCTATCATAACCTAATTCATTATGTATATCAGTTATTGAATTCCATATTTTTATAACATTCATATCTAAATCATATTGAATAATTTTTTTCTTAATATGAGACATTTGTTTTTCTCTTTTTAATAAACCTTCTTTTTCTCCATTTTCATATAAATATGCCTTATTTTTATACTTAAATATAAAATTATGTATAGACCTTCTTTCGCCAATACAACATAGATATATATCATATGTTCTAAGATTTGATATTAATGATTCATCATAAATACTTTTAGAAGAACGAATATAATTACCATTTGAATCAAACACATCAACAGGTTCACAATATATATTTGCTTTACTTTTATATTTAAGCAATATTTCATTTAACTTATCAACATCTTTATCATATAACCAAATGCTATTTTCATAATAAGCTTTTTGAAAATCACAACACTTGAAAATGGCGTTGTTTCTATAATTTGATGCATTTAATTCATCAAATGTCCATATTTTCAGCAAATCTCCTTTAAAATTATATTGATGATATTTTGTATATTTGTGATAAACGTCAGAATTTAATGAATAAGAAGACGTTTCTAAATTCTTATAGTCTTCTTCATAAAACCATAAACTATCATAAGCAAAATGACTTTCTGAATTTAGAGCAGTGTATATTCCTGCAATAGAAAAATTTAATGTTTTACCTGCCTTATTCTTGGAATCCCAATTTACAATTGAATTGTCTAACAAATTAATTTGAACAAGCGGTCTTTTTAAAGCATTGTGTGCCTGAGATAATTTTTCTCTTGCTTTAGGATTCTTCATTCTCTCTTTTTGGAGTTTACTCATTTTTTCAATATTTTCTTCTGTATGAGTATATCCCAAACCGCCAGTTCCACCTTCGTTCATGTTGTATCCGTTTTTAAATGAATCATAATATCTTACCCAATAACGCTCTCTTTGGTATGCTATATCATCATTTTTGCATTTTTCTACAATTTCAAATATAAAATTTTCTTCGCCATATTTATTCCATGCTCTTTGAAGATGTTTATTGTGGTGAACACCTTTATTTAAATCGTTTCTATGCTCATCCCATCTAACATAAATATTATCAGATTTTCCAATATATTTTTTATTATTCAATTTGTTGGTTATTGAATAAACTCCACATATTATCTCATAATCTTTAGGTGTAAATCTTTTACTCATAACATTTCTCGCTTTCCACTCGCAAAGCCAATTAAAATAGAGTGAGAGAGTAGTGCGAGTATCTACTATACTGAAGCTCATGACTTCTTCAGCTTCTCACCCCATAATCCAACCATCTGCAATCGAAACAGTAACAATCCTCTCATAGTTGGCTATGTATTTATTCTCTTTTTAAATTCTATCACAACACAAAAAGAAGCCACTTCATACGAAATGACCTCTCATAATTTCCAATATTAAATTTCCAATGAAAGTGCAATTCACTTCACTTAGCACACCTTCTACGATTTGAACATAGACCTAACGATTTTGGAGATCGTTGCTCTACCAATTAAGCTAAAGGTGTATATACAAAAGAGCCATCTCTCATGAAATGACTCTTTCTTAAAAAATTATCTTTCTCTAAACTAAATGAAACTATTTTCATTACGACTTTATCAGAATAATCTGCGTAGTTGTTGCCTACGGATAATTTGATAGGGCGGTAGTAAGTGTTGAGCTTACACACCTAAGTTTCGTATGCATCCAAAAAATAGGTTTTTACATCAGGTTTACCGTACGAAAAGATTTCGGTGAGAGTCGAACTCACGCCCTCGGAGTTGCAGTCCGATGCCTTGACCAACTTGGCTGCGAAATCATAAATAGAGCATAACGGACTCGAACCGATACTCATGGAATGAAAATCCATTGTCTTACCTTTTGACTAATGCCCCATATTTTGGGTGGAAGAGTACCACCCATTATAAATTACTCAGACCAAACAAGATCTGTTGTGTAAGCCAATGTATTAATCGGAGTAAATTCTGTTACCTTGTAAGAAGCTAAAAGCTCAATACATTTCTTCTCTAATTCATCTTTATTTTCTGTAGAATATTCAACAGTTTCATATTCGCCAGTCCCAACCAATGTAGTAACTTCTTTTACTTCATGGGTATCTTCATCGGTTACAGTTTCTTTCTGTTCTTTCATAATTTCCTGCTTTACAGTAAGATAACGATACATTCCTGTTTTGGAATCTTTAATAAGAATTTTATACATAGTCAGCCTCCTTACAGTACAACAGATGTTTCAGCTTCAAAATCATTTGCCAACGCTCTGATTTCTGTTAATTTTGTTGTGATTGCAGCTTTCACTTTTTCCAAGAAAAGAACTGCCATTGCCTGTCCTAATTTTTCAGGAGTATTAAACACTGTACCAAGAGAAGCAGTAGGAATTTTATTTATGTCAATAGAAAGTGTAATAGATAAATTCTCATCGAGAGTGTACTTTTTATTTACTAAATCAGAAATTGTGACCTTTTCAATAGTAGAACCGTCTGGCTCATCAGTAACAATCACAGGAATTCCTGTATCTGAAAGTTTCAAATTTCCAGAGAAGTCAATCTGGCTATATTCGATATATCTTACGAAATTATGTAACTGATTTTTCTCTGTATCAGCATCTCTTATACTATCACCCAATTCTTCAACATTTAAACTTACTGTAATTACATCTTCGTTAATTTCTGTTTTCTGTGCTAATTTCATTATTCAGTTTCCTCCTCACTTAATAAGTTATAAAATTCTTTTAATCCGCAAATCATATTTTTAATGGTAGACTTTGACAAATTACACTGTAATTGTGGTAAATTCATATCTGTATCATTTACTTTAAAAACAAGACAATTGTTATCAAAATCAATACTCATACTTGCTTTTGTCTGATTTCCAATAAGCATCTGTAAAGCTTTTAAAGTTTTGCCATTATCACTTGTAATACTTAATACGTCACCAATTTCTAAGTCGTTTTCAGTAACCTGTAAATAAGCCATTATATGTGCACTCCTTTCTTTTATTTTCTTAGCTTCCTTTTATTCTAACTGAGGTAATAGGATTTGAACCTACGAATACAGGAGTCAAATTCCTGTGCCTTACCACTTGGCGATACCCCAATAATCAGCATAAAGCACTAACTAGCTGATATTGCACTGTACACATGCAGTTTTAAATTAGAAAACTTTCGCAATCCATTCATGCTTATTGATTATTCTCCACATATTTTCAGTCTTTGGAGCAAAGACCAGTTGATAAGGTTTTGCATCTCTTATCCAATAGACCGCCCAGCAGTCATTCACTAATGGTTCTCATTAACGCAGAGAAGCACGATAGATATACCGCATTAAGGTTTCGTGCGCACTAGAGTTGCTATAAAGTCAGCTCTACCAAAATACAGTAGCAGGTCTTACAATGCTACATGAATAGCAAATGCCAAGATATGACATGGTGTGCCTCGAAGAGGGCTATTAAGAATCTAGCTTCGATATTTGGACACTATATTATTCTCTGTTTTGTCGCCCACTTAAGGGTTCTTTTATTTGTTCTCTTGTTTGGAATATTTTGACATGAATTGTCATGATATGATATAATGGCTAGAACAAGCAAATAATCCAACATTTTAATTTGGCTAGATTGAGATGGTTAGGCGGTTTGAGTCACATCAGAACAGTGATGTTCTGTTTATATAGATATCCTCGTGACATCATGTAGGAAATACTTACAAAGGAGGATATAACGTGACGTTTATTGAATTATTAATCTTTACGATTGTAACTGGCATCGTAAGTGGCGTACTTGCTACATACTTAGTCAGATTTTTCGATAGACACAAAAATGACCGCCACTCGCCAAAGCACGGTCATTAATGTGTTAAGTATTAAATTTATTTAGCCTTTATTGATTTTACATTTGGCTCAACCGTCTAACGGATATTTGCTTGTTTTCTTTAGAAATTATTCTATCACAGTTTTGTGTTGAGTGCAAGGGGGAATTAGACGAAGTGTTAGACGAAAGCTTCATCGGGATTGCTTAAATACCTTCTTTTTCAGCTTCTTTCTGTAATTCTTGTTGTTTAAACTTTAGAATTTTTAATTTTTCCCTTAAATCAGCCTTAGAAGCAGGACGTACATAGCTTTGTGAAGTTACTGAAGTTGATTTGTGATTCGCCCATTGTGATGCAAGATTTAAATCACCAGTATCTTCATATATTTTATTGATCGCCGTCTTCCTGATGCAATGACAATGAAAGTCCTCTAAGCCAATAATTCTACCGATTTTTCTCATTCGATCGTGAATCATACCTTGTGTCCAAGGAATCCATTTGTCCTTATATTTATGAATAAATAGAGCATCGCATTCAAGATGGTCATAATCATTTGTTCTCATAGATAACCATGTTTCAAGCATATCCTTACAGGTATTGTCAAAGGAGACTTCTACACGGTATCCTTCCTTCTCACGTATTGACTCAAATACCATATTGTCTAAGTCAAGAGAAGATACAGTAAGTTTCTCCAAAGCACCAATTCTATTAGCGGAGAAGAGTGCGATTTCAAATAATAACTGATCTTGTATTGTCCATTTGTTATTCTCTGTCTTATATAAATCTGCTCTAATAGCTGCAATCTGCTCATCATTTAAAAAGTAATGATTAAGAATCTGTTCTTCGTTTGCTTTCTTCATTCTATCAAGCTTACCATCAAAAGGATGATATTTAACAAAACCACGTTTCATAGACCAAATATAAAATGAGCTTACGGCAGAAATCTTCATATTGATAATTTTCTTATGGTTTTGCAATGTTTCCTGACAGAAAAGCATATATGCCTCCATAATATCAACTGCATTTTCCATAAATTCATCAGAATATAAATCTAATTCACCATAATTTTCTCCTAACCACATGAGGAAATGTCGAAACAAACCTTTATATCTCTTGTATGTAGTATCTTTTACATCACGATTTTTGATGATATTAGATTGTAAATATTTTTCATATTTCTTCCAGTTCTCTTCATAAATAAATTTCTCTTTATCAGGAGTGAAATATTTCACCCTTGTTATTTTCTCTTTTGACAATATTTCAGCCTCCTTTTTTAGTTAATTATTTTATTAGTGGGCAGGGTGTGATTTGAACACACAATGTTTACCATGTAGGTCACGGTTTTACAGACCGCTTGCTTCAGCCATTTGCATACCTACCCATACAAAAAGAGTGTGCAGTACACACCACACACTCTTAATAAATCACTTGTTTAATTCTTCAAACAGCTTATTCAATCTACCAATTCTATCCCATGCTTCCGCAATACTATCAAGAATATCGGCTTCGGTGTTCTCAATTTCCTCACCATTTTCCCAAGACCATTTGTTTCTTTTAGTACAATGATAACAAGTACATTTACCGTCATCCTTGTTGTCACTGTAATCATTTTTAATCTGTACTTCGTATCTCATAGGAGTACTAATATATTCAAGTACCTTTGAATTACAATTATCAGCAATATAACAAATATAGGATTCCTCTAAAATATAACCATCCTTACGTTTCATCGGTTCAATCCAAAGCTCATTATCATAAATACTAACCGAATACTCATCATAATATCCACTGAAATCTGGATGAGAAAATTCAGTAATAGAGTAGAGTGGATATCCCATCCCAACCAATTCACTAATAATTTTCTTTGCTTCATCATACTTAGCAATATATGTGACAGCAGGAGTATAATCCGATATGCTATCCATATTATCTTTTATCTCATCATATTTATCAGCTAAAGCCATTGCCCAATCTTCATAATCATTAAATTTTAAAGTCTTTATAATAAACTCACCCCTTCGAATTAAAGCTGTTTTGTAGTTTTTGACATTTTAAATGTAATCTCAGAATGTGCTGGAGTTACATACTTTTCACCAGCTCTATCGCCCATCATAATAGTACCAGTTCTCTCTGGAACATTCTTAACCTTAAACTTACCAAGCTTACCAAAAGAAACTGTTTCATCAGTATCCTTCTTTAATGTATCAACAACAACCTGCTCAAATACATCAAGCACTACAGCAATATCCTTCTGTGTTGTTCCCTCAATTCTGCTAGAAATCTCTCTTACTAAATCTGTCTTTGTCATAATTTTAAAATTCCTTTCTTTTTCCTAAATTGATTTGTTTTTTGTAATATAAAAGAGGGTAGCGTCCATATAAGGTACACTCCCTCAAAGTGGCTTTGTCAGCCAAATATAAATCATCAAAATGATGGTAAAACATACAAAAATTCCATTAAAATGATGATATTCTAAATTTTAATTGTATTACAGCAGTGACACTATAACACTCCTCTAAATCGGACTACTCAAAAGTAGAAGAGTAGTCCTATTCTCATAGTCACTTATGTATAATATAAAAACCAAGTCACTCGTACTTGGTCTACTTTGTCTTGAAATTAGTATTTCTACGTTAATTCAATAGGGTAATAAGCTTTTATTCCCTTATTCGTACAAATACATACCATTTGAGATGGTTTTCCTGTTAATCTTTTTTCAATTGTGTAAGAGTCGCCACATCCAGCAAGAGAACCACCACGAATCATTTTTACACCATTTGTTTCATCAACTGAACATACATGTAAATGACCAAATGTAATTGCATATGGAACGAATCCTAGAGCAAGACACAAGTTCTGTACTCCTGATTTATTAAATCCATCATAATCTCCATGAACTGCTATGTACGACTTACCTCTAATATCAATATCAGCAATACCGGTGTCAATATTCCTATGTAAAACATGGAAATTATCAATATGCTTTAAAGATAATTCAACTGCCCAACTGATAATATCATCTAGTCGTTCATCATGAATAGCATCTTCTTTTCGCTCAATCCTTGTATGATTTCCAGATACATTTGACAAAAACACATTTTCAAAATGCAGACTTAATTCATAACAAAATGATGATACTAATTCAGTAGCGTTTTTAACCTGTTCAATAACATTTTCACGATTTGTTACCTGAATACTCTTATGAATATTTCCAGAAATAAGATCTCCTTGTAAACTTACATAACACTTTCGAGAATTATGTAAGTCACGAATGGATAGCACTTCATTTAATAACTGATTAAGCCTATCTTTAGCGATATCAGTATTGTATTTACCAAAAATAGAATCAAATGTTTGACCAATATGTAAATCACTCAAAATGATTAACATATCATTGTCTGAATCAATCGAAATGGTATTATGAGTATCAAAGTTCGTTCTTCCAAGTGATGTCAACTCATCTTCGAGTTTATCAAGTTTTTCCTCAACTCTTGCATCGGCATAATTCTGTTTCTGCCACGCATTCCGTTCATCTCTAAACTGTATTTTCTTACGTTCTAACTCACGCTTCTGAACTTCAATTTCCTTAATCTGTTCATCAGAATCAGTAAATTTACCTCTATTAGCATTTAGCATTTTGTTGAAAGCTTGAAACTGTTTGCGGAATTTTGATTCCGTATACTCAGTACCAAGCAACTCATTTAATATATTAGCCACATCCTGCCATGAGCCAATTAAATCTTTATCAGAGCACACTCTATAAATAAGTTCTTCGTCTGATTCATTTTCAAATCTTTTATAAGAAGTTATGACAATCACACTCCTTACTCTTCATCAGACGGAACATCCAGCTCCTCATCTGTCTTTAATGCAACAGTAAAATCAATTACCTGATTCTTAAATGAAGTAAGCAGATCAGCTACCTTTACTTCCTGTTCCATATCATTCTCATCTGTATATGTAATAGTAGTACAATCCTCTGAGAGTGTACCTGCCTTTACTGTTAATTTGTCAGTAGTTGTTCTTGTAAATTTTAATTTACTAGATGCCATTTTTAAATCTCCTTTTCTTTCCAATAAAATAGGAGAGCAGTATGCCCTCCTTAAATAATTTCATCAATTGTACAATCTTTACCAACAATACAATCACAAACACCAACTGATTTAGCTTCTTCTGGATAAAAATACCATTCAACACGATATTTCTCATCATAAAGCTTCTCATCAATTTTTGTCTGAGTCATAATATAGTTTTTAGTATGAACTTCAACCTGACCAGCTTCAAAATCAACACGATCTTTCATTTTAGCTGTTGAATCCCATGCAAAAGAAGAACCGTCATGCATTAAAAAGGTACTATTTGACATAGCAAAACGTTTCTTACCCGCAATAAAGATTAAAAACCCCATTGAATAACAATATCCCTGATTAATCGTATAAACAGGTGTTTTACTTACGAGAATGGCATCAATTAAAGCATAGCCATTTGGAACTGAGCCTCCATTTGTATTCACATATAATAAAATCGGTTTTCTCTTCTCTACGGTGATATCTTTATCAAGACGGTTATATCTAAGAATATGATATACAATCTCGTCAACTACATTAGAATCAATCACATAGTTAATATATAGTCGTCTTTCCTCAAGGTCTTCCATATTGTACTGGTCGCCTTGATATAATGTAATATTTTTCTTAATATCTTCCATACGAGTTACCTCGTTCTTTCATAATATTTTTATTAAATTGTAAATTTTAGACTAGAATTAGCAATAACAACTCGTGTTGATTTACATTTCTTTTCAAATTCCTTATCTAATGCTTTTTTCAAAGTCTCTTTTGCTAAATTAGAGCCATGATGCAAAATAACTTTTTGACAATTAATTGATGTATAATTTTCAACTAACTGCTTAAATGGTGCATGACCAGACATGGATTTTAATGAATATGAAGCACATCTACACGGATATTCTTTCTGGTCAATTGTAATAGAGCGTCTTTTATTGTCTTTTAAAACTGATGCGAGACTTCCTTCTGTGCTAAATCCAACAAATAGAATGGTGGCATTTGGATTAGGGACATTCTGTTTTAAATGATATCTAATTCTGCCAACTTGACACATTCCACTTGTACTCAATATCAAGCATTCTTCATTGCTCGTAACAAGAATTTTGCTATCTTCTGGATCTTTTACGAAAGTGAACATGTTACTTTTGAGCATTTCATCAAAAAGATATTTATCTTCTCCATCCAAACATCTCAAATAATCATCAAAAATTTTAATTGAAAGTGGTGAGTCAATATACACATGTGGTTTCCAGTCAGAATTTTTGTACATCTCGTAAACCATAAGGACTAATTGTTGAATTCTGCTTTGAGCAAAGCTTGGAATAATAACCCTCCCATGCATTTCATGGATTTGGGTTTCAATAATAGATTTGAATTTTTCTAAATCATTTTTACGTTCTTTATTGCCTGTTTTTATTTCTGGCTTGTCACCATATGTAGATTCACCTATTACCACATCAGCTTTGTCTACCTGTTGATATTCTCCAACAAAATGATTATCTACAATTTTATTGCCAATATCTCCTGTGACAAGAATAGTTTTTGTAAGACCATCAATAGTGATATATAATTTTACCTGACAACTACCAAGTAAATGTCCACTTGGAGTTAATTCAAAAGCAATTTCATTATTGATAACCACCTTCTCATTCATTGGATATTCCAAGGTGTATTCAAGCATTTTATCAACATCTTCTTTAGAATAAAGTGGTTGATAGTTTTTATTGTGCTGCGAATTTATTAACTCAACATCACGTTCACTAATGAAAGCTGAATCATAAGCCATGTCTTTTAATACTTCTTTTGAGCCACTAGAAATAATAGTAGCACCACGACAGCCTTCTTTATATAACCGTGGATTTAATAAACAATGATCTCCATGATTATGAGTTATGAAAATAAAATCAATATCTTTGGGTTTAAATTCCTTAAATTTTCTATTATTTACAAGAAAATCTTCATAACGATTATTTGTTTGATGTAATCCACAATCGACAAGCATTTTATAGTTTTCAGTTGTAATTAAAATAAGACTTCCAGTTACATCTTCAGATGAAGGAGAGTCTACAAAAGAAATACGAATAGTATTTTTCTTTTTCTTTCCGATGGTATTCACACCACCTCTCATTTTATTTCTCTACTTTTCTTAATAGAGATAAATTTCTTGCTGACTCACACAAATAATACTTATGTCTCCCATTAAGTTTACCTGTCGAGCTAATACCCTCATATCCGAATGGGATACCCATTTTATTAAGTTTGAGAGCTGTCTGTTTACTAATTAATAAAATAATTTTCACTTCTTTCTTGATTTATTTTCTGCCGAATAGCAGAAGAGAGTGAGCGTGGAGGGATTTGAACCCATCGACAACTCGATTAAAAGTCGAGTGCTCTGCCAAACTGAGCTACACACTCAAAGAGAATAATCGGCAACCATGCTGCAAAAACTGTAGCACAGTCACCGACACATATAAGAAGAGGAGTACAATATGAATATGTACCAATCTTAGAAATGATCTTTAGAATTGTTCCGCTTGAAAACGCCTCGACTCAGGGCGACCATAAAGGTTAGAGTCTCTATATCTTCCACAGAAATGCATGGTACAGTCTCGCTTGCTGAACTTAACTGGTTTTGCACACCATACAAAAGTTTTTCATATGACTTCACAGCAACTAATTTTTATAGTCATATGTTAGACGAAATATTATAATGTCTCTCGACAATTATATATTCTCTGTTTTATCAGCCAAGAAAAGCTGATTTCATTGTTTTATATTCGGGGCAGATAATGATACGTCTGCCCCTAGTATACTTTTTAAACTTGCAAGCCCTTATTTATTACACGCATTGGCAATGGCGTGGGAGTTTACTAACGCAACTCTGCGGTTTCTTCCCTCCATATTACGGACGTTAAGTTGAACGCTAAAAGCCTTGATTTTACTATGTTTTTGGTAAAATTGCACAATTAGTTGCCGAAAAAATTATACACATTTATCACTATTGAAACTTAGCATAAACTTTTCTTTGTTGGTTTTATACAATAGATTGAGAATTTTTCTTGTATATTTTTCAGGCGAATACTTCCTCCTTTTAGATGCCCCCTCTTCATTGCTTAAACCAAGTGCTATCTCAATCAGTCTATTTATTGTAATTATATTACCTATTTTAATTTTCTTTATTGATTCAGTTACTTCTTTTGATTTTTCACAAATCTGTTTATTATACTCTTCATCATCATCTATATATTTTAATTTTGTATTTTTTACAAAAGAGTCATATTCCTGAACTAATTGCATAATTTTTGTCATTTGTTTATCATTAGCCTTCCCCTTCATTTTAATAAAAAAAGATTCGGTTGATAATGTATCCGAAGTAGAGGCGTTTTGAATTTTATTTATCCAATCTTCAAGCCAATTCATAGGACATAACAATTCTCTATTAATACGACTTTTAAGTTTGTTTTTTGATTCATCAACTTCCTCTTGCGGAAGTTCTTTACCATCTTTGGTATATTTAATTTCTCTTGTGTATTTCATAAACTCAGGGAAATCGTGTTTCTTATACTTTGGTTTACCAGATTCAGTATAACCGACAATCTTTTTAATACTCATACAAGAGAGTTTGCTAATTCTATCAATTTCCTTATTACCATCAATTTCATATTCTCTTTTACATCCATCAATAATAACCTGTGCAAGAACAGACAAAATGATAAAATTATCATAGAGTTCTTTAAGTTTTTTCTCATCAGGACTATCTTTTTGTAATTCTGTCCAATAATAGGTCATTGCCAACTGAGCCAAATTACTTGAATATCCGATTCCCATACGTGATTTTGAAAACTTATTATCCATAGCAGCATAATCTTTTTTTGTGTTATTGTAGGTAATACCAGACTCTTGTAATGCATTTACGATAGTATAAAAATCTCTATAACATCTTTCTGCACATTTGACAATTGTTGATTGATTTGTGACAAGCATAAAATCCGAGTCTTCATCCATCCCATTTGCTCTATCTTGGATATCCGTATGAATACAATTAACTGCTATGATATTTTTACTAAATGCAAAATACTTATCCATTTTTTCTGAATAGACATTATGCAAATAACATATATTATTTGGGGAATTATGTGGGTTTCTAAACGCTGCAAGATATTCATTGTTATCGAAACGTTTAGTATAACACTGAATACAATTATATTCTTGAGAAAGTGTTGGATCTTTTTCAAAATCTTCACCAACAGAATAGAGCAGAAGTGCATAAGGATTACCACATACAGTCAAATTATCACCATTGACCATAATTTTTCCTTTTCTCATTCTGTATACATAATCAAAGATAATTTTCTTTTTTTCTTCTCTAAAAAATGTACTATTTCCAAACTCATGATTTTGAGCATATAAATCGGCAAGCATCTCATAATGATTTACCTCATTTGCATTCTTTCTAAGAAACTTTTCAAATTCATCATTGTCACGTTTAAGTAATTCAACATAATCAATACTAATCTGAGCAATGTCTTTTACATCGTCCTTCGTACATGGAAGAGTATTTATCATTTGGTAACTCAACTGCTGATATTGTCCTAATTTACTTGGATGATCAGTTTTAACAATGCCCCATATATCACCATCTCCATGAATTCTTTTGCACCAATACTCATATGCTTCAGTAATATTACTACCCATGAGGTCTTGAAATTTCTTCCATTTAATCGCATTATCAGTAGTTATCATTTTAATGTCTTTCAGATAATGACATTTACCAAACATATCTTGAATCTGATATGTATCATAATCATATCCATTTTTCTCGCACCAGTCTTTAAAGAACTTTTGAATATAGCTCTTAAAAGCACATGCCTTAAAAAGATGATTTCTGAGCAAAGCCATTCCATTGACATACGATGGTAAGCAAAGGTAATTAGAATCAGCTTCGATTAGTGCCATACCATCCCAAATTGTATTTTTTACTTGACGTTTTTCTTCGGATACAACACATTTTTTACGTTTTTCAATTACCTTTTCATTTTTATTAGTTTCTTTATTTTTCTTTTTGACTTCTACTTCGTATTCTTCCGCCTTAACAACTTTTGTCATTGTTTCAAAAAAGGAATCCTGATCTTTGAGAATTAGAATATCCTCAACAGGTATATGAAGTGTACCAATAATTGTAGATGTGGTAAGTGGAGCATAAGCTGACATTTCAACGATTTTCGCATTATCATGACTCATTTTTTTTCCAAGTCCAATTGTTAGCCAATCATATGCAATGTCATATAATTTACTATTTATGAAAATAACTTGTCCAAGTTTAGCTTTGGCACTTGTACGAAAAAGCATCTCATAATGAATTGTTTCTTCTTTAATTGTTCCGTCTCTGCATTTGCGTTTATATGTAACATTAACACCATTCTCATAAAAATACTCTCGAATTTCATCTCGTGATTTTTCATCATACAAATCTTTTCTATCTTCAACTTTTTGTAGTGCCTGTTTGATACGTTCTTTGGAATCACCATCAATATCATTAAATAACTTTTCTAATCGAGCGTGTTCATTATCATAAGAGCGACTTCCGAATTCATAATCAAGACAAATTATATCTCGTGTACTTTCATTTTTCTTACCAGATTTTCCTTTATAAATATTCAATCCGTTCTTTTGCAAGAAAAAACTAAATAAACTATTGTTAAACATGGCATCAGTATATGTAAAATAATCTCGTGTTCCAAGATTAACATCATACAACATACCAGCACTGATGTTTTTTATCTTAATCCCATATTCACTCATTTATTATTCCATCACCACCTTTTTGAAATTTAAAGCATATTTTTTCAATTCGTCAGTAGACAATTCATCTCTAACCCAATCCCATAATTCCATTACGAAAATATCATATTCAGATATTTTCTCATTATCATCCAATTCATATTTAATTCTGGTATTTTTACCATACCAATAATTAAACACGTTCTCAAATAATAGTGCAGTTAAAAAACACTTGCTTTCATAATCATCAAGTGCAAGATGAATTTCATTCTCTGCATTGGGATATAATTCATTTATTTTTGCATTTTTAACTCTCATCATGTTTTTAACATTTTCTACATCTTCGTCACAATTTACTTTATAAAACATATATCCCTCTGGGATATCAGGAAGATCACCAAGCGCATCCAACTCTGATCCAATTAAATATGTTCCAAAGACTCCGTAATTTTTTGTAATGCAATCAATCAATTCTTTTAAATTCATATAAAATTACCTCCACTTATATATTCTTCAAATGAAATTTCTATTTACTTTACAAAACTAAATAATTTGAATAATCTTTTCGTGTTTATTTTCTTCATTTCTGTCTCTTCCTCCTGCATTCTTTCTACATTGCTTATCAAAAGCAAAATCTCTAAAAATTCGATCTGCGACAGAAGATGCTTTATCTTTTCGAGGGTAATCTGTACAGAAATCATATTCTGTGATTAGTCCTCCGTATGTATTTGCGTGTTTATGATTCTTTGGTGTAATTGTTACGGTTCTGTTCATTTAATGGTTCTCCTTTACTGTTTAAAAATTTATTCATTGCAATCAGCTCCTTTGAGTGCTGCGTTTATAGTTCCTATATTTTATTATTCTCCAAAAGCTCTATCTGTTTTTTTATTTCTTTATCTGAACTATATTCTTTATCAATTCTTTGTCCATGTTCATCGTGAATAAAATGCCTATAATCAGCAAATACCTTTGGAGTAGTAGCATATTTTTCTTTGCCATCCTTAATATATTTTTCTCTCTTTATGGGCTGACATTTTACAATTTTGAGTTCTTCTAAAATGTCAATTATGCGACTGATATATCTTTCAGATAGCCCAATATCCTCTGAAATTGTTTTAAAATATCTATAACAACATAGTGGCTTGCCATCCATTCGATTCAAATTGACACGAATATAAGAGAGTACAAGTAGAATATAAGCTGATGATATTCTTGCAGTATCAATTTCTTTATCCTTCAATTCTTCTTTAAAATTTAATATTGCATCTAATTCATCAAAGTAAATGATTCCAAACTTGTCAGGAACATCAAATTTTTCTATATTAAGTTTTACTTGTTGGTATTTGACCGAATTGGTCTTTTCTTTTAGATTTTTCTCAAAATCTGGACACGATTCAAAGTATCCATAATGAGAGAGAAGCAATAGAACTTCATAATATTTCTGATTTATCTTTCCATCTCTGTAATTGGGTTTCAATTTAGACCAGTGGCAAAGTTCTGTTATAGAAAATGCCACTGTGTCGTCAAGTGAACGCCTTGCACAAAGATATGAGAAGATTATTACACGCTTAGATGAGAGATCCTTATCATAAATGATTTCTCGTGGAATTTTTACATAGTTTGGCAAGACGTATCACCTCGCTATGTTAATCTACGTAAAGTTGGCAAGCAATTTTAAGTAAAACATTTCCTTGTTGCATATCATTAACTATAAAGTCAACCTTTGGATAATTCCAATCAGGATGTTCAAGATTATTTTCTTTGAATTTTTTATCTGCCTTTTCCCAATCTTTATAAAAATTAGGAAATGTCTTTGAAAATTCTTTATACATTGGAGTCCATTTAGCGGAACTATTCATGCCACAAATTCGCTTTACCTCCTCTTTGTAATCTTCTACTCTTTTTACAGAAACGTTTTTTCGAGCAATTTTATATTCTTTTTCTTTTTTTTCATATCTGATAATAGACTCCCTGATCTTATCTTGATTACTCTCAAAATATGTAATGATGTCTTTACTAAATGTGATTTTTTTCTTTGAAATATGAATATAATTAAGTAATTCTTTATCTACAGATTCATAAAAAGTTGACTTAATAAAATACGAGTTTCTAAATTCGTTAATTTTCATATCAAAAATTCCATGCTCATATAAATAATATTTAAGATTAGTAGGAGCAAACCCTGGAATATTTAACTCTCTGCATAAACTGCGAATATCAAGAATATCATTGACTTCTGGTGGTTTAAGTTCTGAATTATTTAAGTTATTGACAGTAATTTCATCTTTTTTCTGTTCTTCTAAGATAGAAATTCTCTCAAGCAAATTCTTGATAGCTTTATTGATTTCGTTATTTTCTTCTTTATGTTTTAAATTGTAATTACTAAGATCCAAATGAAGTTTGTTTACTTCTGCTTGAATTTCTTTATTTACAAATTGATTGATAATTCCTGTCTTATTGGTTGTAGACTCATCTACAATTCTTTTGACATCCTGTTCATTTACAATAAGTTTACCCATTAGTTCAATTCCTCCATATCAATTATATTTTTGTTTGTAGTAACACCGATTGTTTCAGCCATTGTTTCACACCAATCATTCACCATATATATAATATTCTCTAAATTTTTTCTTAAAGCTGTATTATCTTTTATAACAGGTAGAATTTTGGAATATCTTAATGGCGATAGAGTAGTAGATAATAACTTTTCTATTTCATTTACAAGAGTTGTAATGTCTTTTGAAATCTCAATAACGTTATAGTCTCCACTTGGATCTAAATTCAAAGTTGCTATATCATTTTTCAATTTTATGTATTCTTCGGATTCTTTTTTATATGATTGCAAAAGACTTTCACTAGATTCATTAGAAGATTTTAATGTACTATTCATAATTTCCAAGTTATTGATTTTCGTCTTTAAGTTAGAAATTTGGGACATAGCTTCTTTATATTTATTCTCTAAATCATAATCAGTTTTATCAATTATTTTTTCTTTGGCAGATTGTGATTTTAGCTGATTTATCTCGTTAATATATTGTTGTATTTGTTTTTGAGTATATTTTTGAGTAACATCTAGTTTAGAAATTAGATCTTCTTGTTCATTCTCAGAAAGAGAAGCAATAACATCTGATGCAACAGTTTTTGAAATTACTCCATCATCAAGCAATTGTTTCATTGGTTCTGTGAGATTTCGCTCTATAGACAAAGCTCTTTTGAGATTTGTTTTTGAAGTCCCAAGTTGATTTGCAATTTCTTCCAAAGATAGCACATGTCCAACTTGGGCTTGTGCTTTTCTATCTCCTCCGTTTCCATATCCACACAGTTTTACATACTCAACTGCAACTTTTCTCTGCTTTTTATCATCATTTTTACTTCTTCCAAAATTAGCAGCAAGTAAAACCTTTAGTTTTTTATCTTCATCAATTAAATCTTCTCTGATTCTAATTGGTACTATTTTTATTCCAAGTTCTTTTGCAGCTTTATAACGCTGATGTCCTGAAATAATAGTCATATCAGGTGAAACAATAATTTCCGAAATGATACCTTCTTCTTTTATAGAATTTTTAAATTCTTCATACTCAGAACCAGAAATATCATCAAAAAATTCGGTATTACGTGGATGCACCTTTAAAATATCAATAGAGACATTCGTTATTTCTTTACCCATTTTCTTTCCTTTCTTCTAAAACATAATTTACAGTTACAATTTGTGAGATGAGAGTGTAATAAGTGATTCAATAGTATATTCTCCATTTGAATTCACAAAAACATTAAAAGTTGCACTTGCATGAAATTGTTAAAAATTCATTTAGGTACATACAGCATGTACCCAAAAGTGAAAATTTACTTCATTTGGGTACATCCCAGCTATCAATTTTGTGCAGTCTATATCTATATAGACTCATATTATCAAGAGAAGAATATTCCGTTTGTATTTCGCTTACGCTACATACAAACTCCATAAATTTTTGGTTGGTTGTTATTGATTGATTTAGGTACATGGTGTTTTGGATTGGTACTTTCATTTGGGTACATATATGATGTACCTATATTATTCCTGATGCTGAAACATATTATTTATTTCCTTTAAGTGAAATAGCATATAACATATTTCTAATATTGAAAACATATATCCAAAATATTCAAGATTTTCTCTTATATAGGGATTTGATAATTTTCTTATAACAGATTTTCTTGTTCTTTTAAATAAAATTGACTTCTTCATAATATCATTCTCCTTCTGAATTATTCTCCGTATTATTCTCTCTTTCCAAATCAACATACTTCTCTTTATAAATATCCTCTACAAAGAATACTGGCAATTTATCATGGTACTTTTCATATAATTCCTCGTCAGGAATATGAGAGTAACATTTACCTATTGGAGTATCTACTGTTCTGATATAATCTTTTACAATAGATTTATTTTCCTTGAATCGCTCATTTATTTTTCCACAAATAGTACAGTAGGTATATAAACCTGTATTAAGATAGGTTTTTCCTATAAATGCGAATCTATATTGGATTAAACATTCTTTATATTGATGTTTGTGCTTTGATTTGCGGTTACTCTTTGAAATATTACTTTCTGTTGATTTGAGATACTTTGGCATTTCGTTTTCTGTAATCATGTTTGATTCCTCCTTTTATATTTTTGGTATTGATTTAGTTGAAGATTGATATTTATATATTCTCTACTTGAGATGTGATTAGTAATGAAATATGTCTACCCAAAATTATTTCTTCCTAACGTCAGAAATACCGTCCCTATCAAGGGACTATTTTTATGCTGTCTCATAAGATATTTGGGATGATATTCTAATTGATAGTTGGTAAATATGTATAGAATTGTAAATTGACATAGTTGTAGAATTGGTGATATTGTACAAATATATGATTCGATTCTCTTTTATTTGACGTTGTAAAATGCCCATAAAAATGATTTTTATTGTGTTGGTGGAGAGCTGCTAGGGTAAGAATTAAAATGGCTTATTTGGGCTAATATGAGCGTCAGAGAGTGTAGTGGTATATTTTTGTATAAAAATAAGACAGACTGAGTAATCAATCTGTCTTAAATAATTAATTTTTATTTAGAATATAACCAACTAGACTCTGGTTTAGCTATGAGACGAGCATTATTATATGCCATATCAAGTGTTAAGCATGTATATCCTTGATAACAATTATCTAATTTTGTAACTGCAAGAGCTAAATCAGGTTTTCCTTCGTCTGTGTCTAAACATAAAGGAAGTAATAATTGGATTTTATCTTCATAACATTGTGGAATTGCTAATTTATAATTTGCTGAAACTCTACGTTTCATTAATTCAACTGCGCCTGTTAAGATACACATTTTATTTTCTTTTTCTAAAAATCCTTTTGGTAATCTTTCTTTATTCTTTTCATCTTCCAAAATATGCTTGAAATGTATGTCTATTGGATAATGCCAATCAAACAATAGAAGAGAAGGATCTTCAAAATAATTGGCTTTTTGAGGACGTTCAGATATTCCATGTTGATTTAATTCATGCCCAGTAAGAAATGATACATTATACTCCTGATCAGAATATGCATATATTGATTCATAATATTTGGTAAAAAGTCCTGTATTAAATAAAGCATAATTATCTTTTCTTATAATTTGTCTTTCTGTTCTAAGACGTTTATAGGTATGAACTAGATAATTAGTTAATATACCATTATTAGGATAAGTCGGATTTGACCAAATTTCTTTATCTGCTTTTTTAGATAAAAGTTCAGTATATTCATTCCAGTTTACATTAAAATGTACCATATGTTCAGCCCCTTTTGTATTCTTAAACGCTTTTGTAAGTATATCATATTTTTGAGATTCTGGAAATGGGAAAGTAGCAGTGTCATCTGGTTTATATAATTCAAACGGGTATGATTCATACTCTGGCAATTCTTGAGGTATATATTCTCCTTGTAAATTATTACAAGCTGTCTGATACGCTTCTTGTGGGGTGCTGGCATATACAAGATAAATATGGTCATAAGGCTCATAACAATATACTGCTGTTGTTGGTATTAAATATGTATTCATTTTGTGTTTTCTCCTTTAAGCTGAATAATTATTTTTTGTATTGGTTATATAGTTATTCTCTTATTGGAGTGGTTTTGTATGCAGTTTTTAAGTACCCCCTGTTGGAAGTGTGGCGAGAGTATGTTTTGAACGATTTTTGGATGAAAAATCGTTATCGGTAAAAGTGCTTATAAATAAGGAAGATTTTGGATTTGTGGGTGAATTTTTGGCGGGATGATGGTTTGATTTTTTGGTTGTAAAGTGGGTGAAATGCTTAATTTTAGTGGGTTTTGACGATATGGAGTACGATAAAGGATAAATTCTATCTGAATGACAGATTTACCTTATTTTTATGGGATTTTTGATAATTAAGAGGAGATAAATTTTTAGAGTTGGTGTATAGAACAACCTGCTATGTACAATCTGATAAAATACAACTATCTTTTTAGTTTTTGCCACCCCCGAACACATGTTTTGTTACGGTTTTTCTACATTTTTCCGTAGGATTGATAATAGAACAAATGTTCTATAAAATCAGATCTGGACTATTAGAGCAGAACACACTCGAACATATGTTTGGATATAACTTTATCGTATTTTTTGAAAATTTATTATTGACAGCTACAATAAATCATAGTATACTACAAGTAAATCAATCAACAGCTTACTTTTCAAAGTCTTGAAAAGTTTTTCAAAAATAATTCAAAAAGTTGTTGACAACTACTAGAAGTTGTAGTAAGATATAATCAAGTTAAGAGATACGGAACGAAAAAGTTCAAACTTCCTTGTAAGCAATCCAAAATCTCAAAACTTACTTGACAAGGAAAAGTCGTTAAAACCCCGACACCATATTAGAAAGTGGGTGATAGTATGGTAAAAGGTTACATAGTAGCCAATGGCTACATGGGCTATGTTTCGGAATACGAAAAGTATTTACTTTTCGCAACCGAACAAGATTATCTTGAATACATAGCCTAACAACAACCGTGATAGGTTGTCCCTCAACAAGTCAATTCTATCACGGTTCGTTAAAAAAATCCACACAAAAGTTTGCACATCTTTAAAAGTGCCTTTGCGGATAGGTGGCAAGTGTTACGGCACAACCCACACCATGAAACAAGTTACGGCTTGCGGATAACTATTTGCATTGAAAAACGGGACAAAAATAGATTGAGTCGAGTTCCCAACTCTCGACACTAAAACAAGCCTTCAATTAACCATTGGGCAGTTTGATAGGGTTCTATCTGAAAATGGTAGACGTGATTCATTCACAATGGCGAAAAGGGTTTACTACATAACTTTGTAGTAATTAAATTGTCATATTGAGGTCTGTATCTATATCCATTCAGAGCTAGAGGGGCACATGCTTAAAACTAAGGTGTCAGTGCGTGAAAAGATTAGCGCATAATCTGAAAAGATTAATTTGAATGGGGTGTACGAAAGTACAACGGTGTGAGGCGCACTAGGTAAGGTTAGGAGGACGTTATAAAGCTACCAGTCTGTAAAGATTGACAGTTCCAAGTCTGTTAAAAGCTGAGGATAACAACGTACATAATAAAAAATACATAGCACCGATTGCGTCAAGTCGGAGAAAAGAGGATATTATGAGTAAAACAACAACTAACACAACAGTAGCAACAAACAACGCTAAAGTTGACTTTTTCCAGTCAGCACGCACACTGTCAACACGGACTTCTGAATTTTTCCGTTGTATTATCAAAAAAGCCGAACTGAATACAATCTATGGTTCAAAAATTGATGCTAATAATAACAGTATTGCAGCCATTGACGATATGCTCGAAAAAGGTACTAACCTTGACGTAACAGTTGATGACCTCAATCGGATGCGTGCTAATTATGTAACCATTAATGAAGGCTTAAAAGTTGAGTGGGATAAGTTACTCAAAGAACAGGCTTCTTTTGAGTACAACGAACACGACAAAAAATTCCGCAAAGCTATGAAAGATGCTACATGCTTAGAAGATGTCAAGATAGCAGTGGCAAGCTTCTATAAAGCTTATAAACTTGATGTATCAGGTACAACGTTTGAAATAGCAGTTCTTGAGTCAATCGGTAAGAAGATTGACACGAAAACCGTTGTAAAGTCTAACGGCACAAAGGCTCTCAAGTATGACGTAACAAATGCGCTTAAAAACCTTTACGGTGTAGGCTTTGAGTGGATGGTAGAAGCAGGAACTATCAAACCTGCCGATATTCCTAGCGTATTAACTGACAAGTACACAAAAAAATCTAAGAAAAACAACAAATAGTATGCAACCATAAAATGCATAGTTAGAGAGGGCAAGGCAAATACTTTGCCCTTTTTATAGTGTGCATTTTTAAAATTAAGGAGGGAATTGACATGTTAAAATTCAGAAAAAATGAAATCCATAAACTTGCAAACCAGATCACCTGCAACTCTGAGCTTTTCGGAGATGAAATTTGCTCCGTTACTTCTCAGCTAGTAACACTGTCAAACTCTGCAAATGAGTTTGGTTGTGCAATGGAAGGTAAAATCTTCGATTGTTGGGGTAGAACTGTAACTGCAACTGCTATACCTGATAAATTCAAGCATAGTTGGAGCTTCTAAAAAGGAGGATAAAATCATGGGGAAAGATAGAAGCATGGCAATTAAACATGCAAAAGCGAAAAAAGAAGCAATGAAAGAAGTGCTAAACAATCAAAACGACTTTGCACAAACTTCATGGGGACTTACTGACAATATGCGTAAATGGTTCAAGGCAAAACCATATGCATTGACATACGGAAAATAAAATGTTATTGCTAATCGTAGCAAACTATGATATATTGGAGGTGATGAATTTTGAAGAGGAGGTAGTATTATATGATAACTTATTATAAATTAGATTCTATTTTAGAAAATAAAGGAATGAAAAAAATTGACTTGCAACGCAAACTAGGAATTAGTCCATCTACTATGGCAAATTTTAATAAAAATAAATATGTTGCAATGTCTATCATAGATAAAATATGTAAAGAATTATCTTGTCAGCCAGGAGATATTATGGCTTATGTTGACGAAAATGAAGCCGAAAAAGCCAAACTTGAAGCTCAAATAGCTGAACTTCAAGCCAAATTAAAACAAATGTAAGGGAGGAAACCACCATGCCAACAATAGAAGAAATGCGTAACTCAATGCTTGATGCAGGAGTATATTCAAAGGCAGATATAGATAAGATCTGCGAACTCGAAAAGGCATATCAAGATGAGTGCCAGGAGATAGCCGAACAGTGTGAAGCTGAAGGTTATCCAGCAAACGGAAGTAACTATGAACTCCGTTGTGCCGATGCTCGTAAATATTATGACGAGCAAATAGAAATCATAGACGCAAATTACGAAATGTAATAATGCGTCAAATATAACCAACGAACCCAAAGCACCCAATTTCCGGGTGCTATTTTTATACCCAAAAACAGGAGGTAACAACCATGTCAGAAAAAGCAAAAGCAATCCACAATTCCTACTGTGATTATGAAGTCGCAAAGGCAAAATCACCGTCACGGATCTATTCGGTACGATCCGATGTTAAACGGAAACCACAGGGAATTAAAACCCACAATATGAGCAAAGCGATGTTAGCACAGACGTTAGCATCGCTTTTTTAATGCACAGAAGGGAGAATAACAAAATGGGAAAGGCAAGATATGACGCAATTCGTATTGCAAAAGAATTATGTTACAGCGAAGAAGTAATTGAAAAAATCAAAATAGCAACATCAGAAAACGAAATAACACGGATTTTGCGCACGGCAAGGGAGGCACAATAAAATGCAAAAAACAATAATATTTCGTGCCTATAATGGAACTGAAATTGTAGATACAAGACCTGAAGCTGAAATTGCATACTTAAACATGAAGTATGCAGAAGAATGCTATACAAGGGAGCAAAAATTTGCAGAGCAGTTACATAAAAACAAACATCCATTTGCAAAGAAGTTAATGGCTGCTTGCGGATTATTATAAACAAGGAGGTACAGACAGATGATTAAATGTAAAGGCTATTATGTCCCAGATGGATACATGGGGTACACAAAGGGAAAGTATCAGCTTTTTGAAACAGAAAAGGCTTATCATGAATATCTTTTAATGGAGGAAGAGATATGAACGGCATGACTGAAAAACAGGTAAAAGAAATCAAATACAACCTTTGTGTAAACTGTGGCGACAGGATCTGTTGTCACGGAATGGAAAGTTGCAAAGATGCAAATGAATATATTGTGAAAGGAAGTGAAGAAAAATGAAATATATTACTTACGAAGAACCACTAAAAGGCAAAACATTCACAGAAAATCAGATGCATGAAGTTTATAGAGATATGGCAGACAAAAAAGAATATCCAGATTTTGAATGTTGGAAAACAGATATGCTTAAATCTGGTGTATTTAAAGAAGTTTAGCAACTAAACGGCAAGCGAAAGCAAGCCGTTATTTTTATGCAAAAAAAATTAAAACAAGAAAGGTTAAAAAGGTAAAAATTATGTGCAAAATCAATGGAAAGAAATTAGGAGAATTACGGACAAAGGCAGGCGTATCACAGAAGGAACTTGCAAAAGAATTGGGAATGTCTGTGAGTACTGTTCAGAACTACGAGTATGGAAAAAGCGAACCGTCAACAGATATAGCAAATAGAATCTGCATGTTTCTTAAAATCAACCGTGGTGAAATCGAGATACACGATGTTGGATATGATTTTACTCATGGAGAAAGCAAGGTTGTAGGTGCTGCTAGAAAACGTTTAAAAGACAGAAGATATAGAAAACCAAGTCTGGTAAACGCATTTATTTTAGAAAATAAAAAGAAAAGTGAAGAAGAGGAATTAAGCGAAATTGAATCAAAATTAATACCAGGACAGTCAATTATAATTGCAGGAAAGAAATACATTCAAATTGATCCGACACTTATACATATTCCAACATGGCAGAGAGATACAGATTTTGCTACAGCAGAGGAAATTAGTATTAACTTTGACGAAAATCAGTTTGATCCGATTAAAGTGTACATTAAAAATGGAAAATTGTATGTTGCTGATGGTGCACATCGCTTAATTGCTTTTATTCTTAGAAATATCAGTATGAAAAAGCAGTTAATGATTCTTGTTGAAGTCCTCAATTGCGATGAAGAAGAAGCAAGAAAGGTATTTCTTGCACAGAAGAAAGGCAGAAAAACAATGTCAAACAATGACATGTATAGAGCTGCTGTTGAAGAAAATGAGCCTGATTATGTTGCATTTAGGAATATTTGTAAGGCAAATGATATTCAGATTCCATCAGAGGAAGAAATTATTGACAATCCAATAGGATCATTAAATCCATCTTCAGTAATGCTTCGTATGGCAAAGAAGGAAAATGAACTGATGAATAAAATTGTTGCATTGATTAAAGACCTTAATTGGACTGGCTCATGCAGGAATGCAATTACTCCACGTAATATAAAAGTTATTAAGAAACTTTATGCAAATAATAAAGATATTAACGTTGAAAAGAAAATGTTGCTGAATTGTAAAGGTGCTTCATTTTACGAGGCTAAAGTGTTACCCGTAAAAAATGACGCAGAGTTATATGATATTCTTTCAGCAGAAATCAGTAAGTAAGAGAGAATAAAATATAGAAAGTGAGTGATTAATATGAAACATCGGTAAGAAAAATATCAGAAAAGCAAACCAAATACATACAACATATAAATACGAAGCTGTGATAACGACTATACGGTCACATTATAATAAGGAAAGGATTGGTTGATATGGGAAAGAGAAGATGGACAAATGATACACGGATTGTCAAGCCTATTCTTGAAGCGAACGGATATTTTGCTTTAAATAATGGGCATAATTGTAACGGAAGTCACACGAAATTTGTGAATGCAAACGGAGAAGTAATTAGTGTGCCGAAATCAATTAACAGGATGTTGTGGCAAAGAGAAGTACGGAAACACAGTATTGTCGGTGGTATGACTGTTATAGTCAAATTAAAAAGTTAGGAGTTGATTAGCATGAAATGGAAAGAGATTTTACGGAAAGATGGCTATGCATTACTACAAAGCGAAAGTGATACACAATATTGCGTAGCAAATGATTATGATCCAACGCAGCCTGAAGATCAACAGTGGAATTATGGAACATATTTCACTTATTGGAATGATACAAAACGAAAAGCCGATTGTTTACAGAATGCTCTGGATTGTTTTAGAAGCAAAACAGAAAGCAATTATGTTACAAAGGGACAGAAGTATCTTGAAATTTACAGAGAAGACTATAGCGAAGGCACATTCAATGAAATTTTACAGTCACTTGATTTAGATAACGACATGGTTGGAGACGCTTTTGGTTGTTATTGTATTGTGGATAAAGAGAGTTTAAGAAAGTGAGGAATAAATATGGGACAGTTCAGTTGGATATATTCAGATACAAATAAACAGCTTGTAGATAATAAGATAGCAGATACATATTTGCTTGTGCCAAAACCATTTCAAGAGAAATACGGAAAGGCAATTTATGAAGGCTGCTATGGTGGATACGGAAATTTCGGAAGATACGATGTATACGATTTGATTCCAGAATGGAACAAAGAAATGATTCCTGAAATCATTCGTAGAATTAAGAATGAAAATTGGCATTGTAGTACAAGTGAAAAAGATATTGCAAACTTGCAAGCATACTATGAAGGAAAAGAATTGGATTGTGAACTTCGTTGGCTTGGAATTGTAATGGCTTGTTACGATGAAGACAATGAAGCACTTGAATATTCAATCAAGATTACCACAAGAGAAATGGAATATGAAAAAGTTGCTCCATCATTGGGCGATCCGAATCAAGGTTGGGAAACATCTGATGATGACGAAGAAGAATGGTGGTAAAGGCAAGTAAATGGATATTTCTTTTGGAAAGGTAAAGTGATTATATGCAGCATTTAAAAACGGAGAAATGTGTTATATGTGGAAATACAGCGAAAATGTGGCATGGTTATGTAATTGCCAAAGATAAAATGGCTTTAGGTAATTATATAGATAAAAAAGTGATTGCTGGATTTTGTGATAAGCATAGTGAAATATTATGCAGTGGACAAGATGGAAATTACGGTTGCTACAATTCTGAGTTGATGGGAAAATGTATTCCTTTATTCAACTCGTGAAATGCGTGTTTCATTAGAAAAAACGGAGGTAACGGATATGAGAAAAATTACGGTAACAGAAGACAATTTTGAAAAAGTCTTAGAAAAATTACGGAAAATGTGCGATAAATACAAAATGCTTGAATTCTACAGAGCTTTATCGGAAGATCTTACAGAAGTAAAATGTAAGACTAATTCAATGGGATTACGAAGTGAGTTTGATAAAGAATGGAGAGACAAGAATGGAGAATATAAGTACAAGGTAAAAAAGAAATTCTTTATGTATAGCAAGTATGTCTGTGTTACAAAACATCCTTTTAGAAGAGATTATGAAACTGATAAGGAATCATATAATGCAAAATATATGTATCCTAAAATGAAGAGTTTGATTCACCTTGATTTATCAGCTTCGTGTGCTTTAGTAATTAGTGAAGGAGATAAGGTGCAGTTTTTTCCTTTTGGTGGTTTCATTATATGGACAGATGATGATTATACGAGATTTGATAATCCACTTACGATATATAAGCACATTTATATTCCAGATTTTATAAAAGGTAAGATTAAAAATCTTGAACAGGAAAAGGAAACAAGAGAAAAGGAATGGAAATGGGAAGAAGAAGAAGATGCTGCATGGTGGGATGAACAATATGAAAAAGATATGGAACGTGAAATGAACGAATATATGTAAGAATAGAAGTAGTATTTGAAATTCGCATTTCAAAGGAAAGGAGCAAATTATGGATAGATACTTAGTTGTGTGGTTAAGAGAAGGCAGAGAGAATGTTGATGTCATTGATAATGCTATCACTCCGCATGAAGCGGCTAATAAGGTAAAGGAAATGCATTTAAATGCTAACGTAGTAGCAGTAGGCATTATGTTAGATAACGAACAGTGGAATTATCTGTAGTAGTTAAAACTAAGATTTCTTAGGAAGCAGGTGAGGGAAAATGATAACGGAAAATACACGGAAACAGTTAGCAGATTACAGAAAGCATGGTAAGAAGCTTAAATATCTTATTAATTATCTCATGGGAATAGTTGAGGACGAAGATGATTTCGAGGAGATAATTATAAGAGAAATGAAAGCCCTTTCATTCAATGAGGATGAAATTGTTGAATGTCTGGAATATGATTTCGGATTTGATATGAGTTGGCATCCAATGAGTGTAAACTATGGAAAGAAATGAGGTGATTAAGATGTTTAAAGTTGGTGATTTAGTGTATGTATCTAACCCAGATACAGAATATGAAAAGGAATATGGAGAAAGAACACATAAAAGTTTCTTTGGTACAGTAACAGAAGTTACAGAATATACAAATGAAATTTGTGTAGAAGTGAAATTTCCTGCAACACCAAACGGATGTGCAATGGAATGGAGTTATAATGCAAACGAATTATCACTTGCAAAGAAACTTAAAGATATGACTATTGAAGAGTTGAGTAACAAATTTAACCTTCAGATTTTTGCAGAGTATCTGTAATGTTTAGCAACTAAACAGAATAACGCAAACGCAAAGGCAGTTAGGAGAATAAATACCTAGCTGCCTATTTTATTACAAGGAGGAAACGAATTATGAAATTACGGAACAATTGGTACAAAGCAGACAAGGGAAAGCATTTTGTACTTACAGAAAAAGGCAAAGAAGAATGTGCAAGTTACAAGTATAAAACAGTTGGTGAACCTGTAGACGAATATGATTATGAAGCAGTTGAATGGTCAGTTGATAACGGATATGTGATCGAAACTGATATTCCAGGATGGACAAAAGGACTTAAGGGATATGAAGTTGTGTATTACAACGGAGAATATAGATTATCAGCAGGTAATCCACAAATCTTCCCAACACGCAAAGCAGCAGAAGTTTATAAAAAGCATTATGAATCATATACATGGTTCAATGAAGATTTAGTGATTGAAGAAGTCGAATATGACGGTGTTCCATTAAGCGAACCGAAAATGTACAAGGGAAAGGAAGTTGTAGATAAAGAACACTATTTTGGACTTGATGCACATGAAGTTGGTGAGTATTTCACAGAAGATATGGTTGATTTCTTTATGGATTTATTACCACCAGTTTGTATGAGAAGCGATTGTTCACAGATTGGTGAACCATGTTCAAGCAGAATTGATGAAAACGGAGAAGGCAGAACAACATATTCCACATTCAAAAAGGTGAATGATGGAATTTGGGAATACTGTGGTGATTGTTTTAGAGGTGAAAATTATATGCATGGAAAAGATATTCCATATGTGAGATAAGGAGATGATTGTATGACAAGAACAGAATTTGAAGAGAAATCATTTGAAGATGTAATGAGTCAGCTTAATGAAGAATTGGATGAGATTACAACACTTGACAGTTTAAAGGAATTTATTAAAGAAAAAATTGATGAAGACAACTTTTGTATTGCAAGTCATTTATGTAATGCAATTTGGAATGATCCTAATCCGTCAATGAGTGAGTGGTATGATTATGATTATTCTATGGGAACACTTGATACGCCAGTTTGTTTGAGCGAAAAAGCACACATTGAGCATTTAATTGATGATTAGAAAGGCAGGTTGATTAGTATGATGAAGTATGAAATAGAAAAAAGAGATTTTGGTAGTACATGGGTACATGTAATTGGTAAGAATGCAAAGCAGGAAACAATGGTAATTGAAATTGTGCATTGTGAAAATCCAGGTGGAAAAAATTCATTACCTTATGCGTGGTATAAAAATGGTTGGACTGATAAAGTAATGGAAACCTATATTGGTTGCCATACTTATGTACATGATTCAGAAAATGGTTGTTATGGTGGATATAATGTGACAGAAAAATTTGATGGGAAACGAAATGTGATTAACTTTGATTGGTTGCTTGAAGATACAGAAGAAAACAGAAAGAAAATCATTGAAGCTTGCATCAGATTATTTAAATCTGCCACAGGTAAGAGTGCAACGGAAAAGAAACTTGAACATGTAATGGAAGTTGCAAAAGAAAGAGGTATGGAAGTTGTATCTAAAATACCTGAAGGTTGGAAGAAAAATCCACTTATGACAGATCCTTGGGGAGCTGTGACTATTGACAATGGAAAGTCGATTTTCGTTAAAGTTGGAGATAGACATAAAAAGAATCCAGAGTATAAGAGAATGTTGTTGATTTAGGAAGGAGCGTGATTGATATGAAATATGTTTCGAGAAATGAATATTTTGAATTAATTGATAAGCTTGGAGTAAAGAAAGTAGAAAGTGAGTATGAAATTGCAGACTTAGATTTATCAGTATATTCATTAAATGAAGATACAAAGCGAATTGCAAATGTAAACTTTATGGAAGAGACAGAAGATAAAAACGGAAACTATATGTTGGGTGGACATTGGATGTCTGATTTAAGTTATGCATTTGCAAAGAAATGTAAATTCGATTTAGTGCAGGTAGATGGTTATAGTGCCTATGCTTATTCAGATGAACAGATGGCAATATTCACATATACAGAGGGAGATATTTATCTCACGTTGTTTACTGATAAAACGAAATATGAAGCTGAAAAGGAAAGAACAATTAAATTCTATGAGGAGGAATATTGATATGCTGAAAATTGAAATTGAAACAGGTGGCGCAGCTTATAGAGATGAAGATGGTGAGCTTGACAGAAGTGCATATGAGTTAAGACGAAATTTAAAAGAGATTAAAGAAAAACTCGAATATGGATATCAAGCTGGTTACATAATGGATATCAATGGAAATAAAGTTGGCAATTGGACTTTGGAAGATTAACAGGAAATTGTAATTTACTTAGAAGAAAGGATGAACAAAAATGAAAAATTTTATAGAAGCATTGTTAAAAGTATTACCATTTTTCTTAGGATTAGCAATTAATAGAATTGCAAATGAAATGGGAGTAGATTTATTTAATTGGAAAGTGATTGTCACAACAATTATTGTTTTTATTGTTTACTTAATGATATGTAAATGGATTGAGGGTAAATAATACAGAGAATAATAAGGCAGACGCAAACAAATGTGTCTGTCTTATTTATTAAGAAGGAGAATGCGAAATGAAAATCAGAGGTGATGAAGTGTTATGGCTATCTGAAAAAGGAAATGTAGCTGTAACATATGCACAATTTGATCTTGGTGAAAAATACAAAATATTCCACAAAGTAAAATATGGAGATAATTCTGTATGGGAATACAACATTGGATTTGGAACGCAAAGCGAAGCAACAAGGTATGCAGAACGGATTTCAGATATAGAGATTGAGAGGTAAGCGAAATGATTGAGTTAAAAGATTTGCTAGAAGAAAATGAAACAATTGTGACATTTCATCTTTGCAATGAATATTGGTCACGGAATGCAATCACAGTAAAAGGAAGTGATGATATTTCTGGTGCATTAGAAATGACATTACATAGAATACTTGAAGCTGGTGGAACAGAAAATGATGTAAAGCGAATTATGGGTGCGGAAATTCCAACAGAAGACGAACTTAAAGAACTTGAAGAGTTTGAAGAATTTAGCTGGATAGACTTAGGTTATGTATTACCTGGTTTGATTGATTTATGGGAAGAAAGTGAGGTTGATTGATATGGTAGAAATCAAAATAGATAACACAGGCGATGGAACATGGTGGCTGTACAATAGCAATCAGAGTTGGAAAGATTATTGTGGTTGTGAAAACTTCGATGAACAAGTTGTTCTTACGGGTAATAGAGATTTTACAGACTGTACTGAGGCAGAATAGTATCAGAAAGCAAATGAACTATTAGATGATATTGCAAATGATTTTGATGCACTAGATATATGCGATGATTATTCATTAACGCAGGAACAGTATAAAACAGCAAAGGAAATGTATGATAAATGCAGATGTATAGAAGATATTCTCATTGATGTAATTAGACTTCTTTATCCAGAAGATACTTTTGAGACTGGGACAATTAGAGGGTACAGTCAGGGAGATTGGCAAGATTACATTGTCAAGGGAGATGTTGATACAGATTTACTTGAAGCAATGTATTTTGGAAAAATTTCTGATATTACCGTAACAACGGGCGAAGAAGAATTTGGAGATGTAATCACTCATGACGAACTATGGAGAGCAGAAAGAGAAGAGGGGTTAAAAGAATTTTTCAGAAATCATTACGAACTTGATAAGGATGAAGAAATTCATATCTTACAGGCAGACGGATATAAGCAGGTAGTTGATTGGAAAGCAGTTGGATAAAACCAAAGGAAAGAACTGTTTCTTGAAAAGGAAGTGAGGTAAATAATTATGCTGAGATATGGACGGAAATTTAATATTACACAGGAACTTATGGACATAATTGCAACTTATATGAATGATGACATAAGAGAAGATTTACATTTCAGACTTGCACCATGCGAGCCTGATTTATTTTTAAGAGAATATGTAAAGAGAGATCCTGAATTTGAGAAACTTTTATATGATGAATTTGGAATTGAAATGGAGGTGCAATAATTATGATGACAGAAGAGAGATTTAAAGAGACAAATTATAAAATGAGTTACGAGGAATATAAGAAATGTTGTTGTCACAGATGCATGAAGGAAGATTGCATTCATAGAGATGCATATAGAAGATTACCAGAAATTGATGGTGGTCTTGGTTTGTGTCCTAATTTGAAGGGAGAGTGATTGATATGTATCAGCATATAGAATTTATTGATGGTAGTAATCCTTATATCAGCAAAACGGAAAAGGATTTCAAATGGATGTGTGAACATTATGTTCTCATTCCGATTGCAGAAAATTTCTGGAAAGCAACCGATAGAATTTATTATAAAGTAGTTGGCTTTGCGGATAAAAATAAGATGGCTACTTTTAACAGAAATTACAAATCAAAAGCAGGTGCAATGAGAGTAATTTGGAAAGCAATTAAAGAGAATAAATTTGAGTGTATTGTACTTAGAAAAGAGGTTGAAGATTTACGGAATGATGAACACTTTGATATTTCAGTGAGTACACCTATTAAAACATGGAATTTGGGATAGATTGGAGTAATGAAAATGACAAAATTAGAAAGTATTAAATGTGAAAAGTTACTGAATGAAGCTATTGAATATGTGATTGATGCAAAAGACAAATTGGATGTAGCTGCAAGACATCCTAATGCAACGGAAAGATATGTTCTGGAAAATACCGCACATAATCACAGAGGTTATGCAGAAGGAATTAATCAGTCACTTGCAGTTTTAGGATTTAAGCATGAACGGATGGTAGAGTTAGAAAAATTGATAGGTTAAGAAATAGCAATTTCATAAGGAGGTTTGACATGAGATTACATCTATTTTGGCTTGATAAGAATTGGAAGAAACGTGGTGATTGTGCCAACAATTATAACCTCATTGTTGATATGGAAAATAAAACATATAAGGTATATACGAATGCTTTTTATGGATATTATCATCCAGAAGATATTGAGGTTAAAAAGAAATCAGATATTGAAGATTACATAGAGTATTTAAAGAGAAATGGATTTACAGAAATGGAGTGACAAACATGAATTATACTTATTTTGGAAACAGAATTGAAAGAAGCCCATTAGGGAATATGGGGTTACAGTTATTAGAAGCTCAAGAGAAATTAGTTTCTCAGGAATATGAAGTTGAGAATCTTAGAATTAAAGCAGCTATGTATAAAGCATATTTCTTTCGTAATTCCATATTAGCAGAAAAATTAGAAAAGCAAAGTGAAGAAAACAGAGATGCACTTATCGGAGAGTTTGATGGTTTTTCATATGCAAGTTGGAGAGCTAATGCTGTATATAGAACGCTTGAAAATATGTACGATGAAGGACTATTAACTGAAAAAGAATATAGAGAATGCAAAGTATGAAACAAGAGTTTCTTTCGGAATAAAAATAAGGATGGTGACATAAATGAAATATACATGTTATGATTGGTATGGAAATAAGAAAGTAGACAATATTGATAACTTAAAAGATGCAGTAAGAGAAGCACTAAAATTAGATTGTGAAGTCCACGATGGGAATGGAGACATCATCTATTCAAAATGGGATGGTTGGAATGGAGATTACCCAGAAATTGAAAAGAGATGGTTTCCTGTAGCTGATATGGAAATGGTAAACAAAGCGAATGACTTTATTGAAAAAACAGGAATGTTTTATGAGTGGTGCAAGTTCCAAAGAGATCAGTTTTATAAATGGATAGGTAAAAGCGAATGGCTGCATAGTGACAGATGGAGTGCAACTTATGATTGGGTAAACGATGGAAGATTTGCAAATGTAGATATTCCAGAAGATATTGTCAATTGCTTAGTCGAAGAATGGGAAACTAATGCTATATCTTTAAAAGTAGGAATTTAAGGAGAATATATATGAAGATGCCGGTGTATGAATGTTCAAATTGTTATAATGAATTTTCGGATCAACTATATCCAGTTAATATATCAGATGTTAAATGGATAAATCTTATTTGCGATAAATATCCGAATGGATGTATTCAAATAACTTGTCACGATGCTCAAGAAAACGCTTATTATGCAACAAGGCTTCTGAAATGTTATGTGAGTAAAAAAGGTAAATATGCAATTTGGGGTAAACACAGATTTTATGAAGGATATAGCGGTGGTCTTATATTGAGAGGTGTTCCATATAAGTCTATTGAGACTATAAGAGATGCGGCTAAACCGTATGGAACAATAGTAGAATGAAACGATGATTTTTTGAGTTAGAAAGCGAGGTAAAATATGATTACAAGAGACATGATAAAAAATGGTTTCGAAAATGGGACTATTTCAATTGAAGAAGAGTGTTTCGGATGTTTAGGCATCTGTTGTAAAATCGGAGATAATGCTTTTTACTTTCTTGGTTCACAAGATGACAATATCACAAAAGAAGAGTATTGGAAATCATACACATTGGATATGACAATTGATATGATTTTTGACATTCTTAAAGATTCTGAATCAGCAGAGGAACATGGACTGGATGATTTGGAAATTGGATATTATGAATCAGTATTAAAGTAAATGAAACGGAAATTTACTTGGTTTAGAAAGTGAGGTTAATTTTATGGATTATAAATTGTTAGCAAAAAAATATATTAAATATGGAATTAAATGGCTTGAAGGTGAATTTGATACATACAAAGGTATGACAACCATAATGGAAACAGAAGAAAACCTAAATGGAGAACAATTAAGAATGTTGTGTGACGAAATTAAAAAAGACACTAGAGTTAAAATGGCAATGATTGAAAGTGAACATGAATATACTATTACAATTATGTTTAACCGATAAATCAGAAACTTCAAATTATTTTAATAGGATACAAGACATGATATAATATAAAGAAAAACGGAGGTAATTATTATGGCAGAGTTGATTGGGTTTGTATTAGCGATATTGATTTATTTATGGCTTTCAGGTGTGTTTAGCGGAGAAAATCAAAACAATCAGAAATTTGGTGATGGAAAAAACCGTTACGACTTTAAAGATTATGTTGACAATAAGGCAGATAAGTATAATAAATAGGAAGGTGGTTGATGAATATGCTAGTAGAAATGTTAGCATTGTTAGGATTAAAAGGTGTTGCAAGCGTAGGACGTGCAGTTGATGATGCAAAAACGAAAAGAAATACGACAGCCTTAGATTCAAATGGAAATGTAACTTGTATAGGTAGAACAGGTAAGTATTATGTCAATGGAGAAGAAACATATAGATGGACACAAGAAGACAAATATGGAAATCGACATGATCTTACAATAGGTGTAAATTCCGGCAAGGTTTACCGGGATAATTTTGACGATGAAGTAAAACGAATGTCAGCTAATGATGAAAAAAATAAACAATGGAGCTTAAGTCATGGATATCTTGCTTATAATAAGTATGATCCACGATTTCGAAGAAATGTAACAACAGAAATTAGCACAGGAAAAGTAATCGCTACATTATGTGAGGGATATGACAACAACAGAGCAAATGGGCGTTATTATAAATTTTATTATAAAGAGAAATCGCCACACTATAGAGATGATTTTAATAAATCTGCTCCTGGTGATTACGGAATTGAAATCAGTGAGGATGAGTATAATAAGTTAAATATCCCGACAAAAACATGTGGCGAAATACCAGATGATCCGAAAGTATTAAATAAAGTATGGGGTGTTGATTGTTTTTAGATTGGAGTAGCAAAATGAATAAGAATAGAAGAGAAAAGATAAATATGCTAAAAGCAAAACTTCAAAGTACACAATCTGAACTAAAACAGATATCAAGTGAATTATCTTCTATATTAAACGAAGAACAGAATGCATTTGATAATATGCCAGAAGGATTACAGAGCAGTTACAGAGGAATGTGTTCTGAAGATGCAATTGATAGTATGGAAGAAGCGAGTGACAAACTTGATGAAGTGATTGAGTTGTTAAATGATATTGTGTAGAATGTAGAAAGGAGAATAGCATTATGAATGATACGCCAGTATATGAATGGGAAGATGCAATAAATTTTATTGCAGAAAGATGTAATATTGACAAAGATACAATTGAGACAGTGCTTACGTTAGAAGAGGACTATATGAAAAGTATTGGAATTATCATGGAAGAACAATCTAATTTTGAGATTGATGGTCAACAAAGAGAACAAAGTAAATAATAGATTCATTGGAAGATTGGAGAGAGAATATATGAAAATTGTGAGTATTGAATGGCTAACAGACGAAGTAACGGAACAATTAAATAATGAAGAAACCTGTTATTTGTCAAGTGATAAAGAATATTGGTTATTTACAGATGATAATGTGTTTAATAAAATTGGCAAAGAGTTACATTCGATTTCTGTTGCAGAATGGTTGTATGGAAAGTGTGAAGACAATGATTTATCTACAACATTTATGAATACACAATATGATTGGAGTGATTATAATATGGATGCAGCCGCCGATGTAGATGTGTCTAAATGCTGCAACAATCAATGGGATCATGTTATGATAAACTATGTGAGAAATGTAGTTGAAGAATCCATTTCGTATAAATTAGAAGAATCGTTAAGAGAAATGGTGAATTACAAATTTGAAATGGATTATATAAAAGATGCTATAAAAAATGTTCTGGACTTAGAAGACAAACAATAGCTAATGAAACCAAGTTTTCTTGTGGAAGGAAAGGAGTAGTTGATATGGAACAAACTTTTTATATTGGAATGAAAATTTGTAATTATTATGCAGTTCATATCAATGATGATGGATATGAACAAAAGGAAATGGTTCAAGAAAACGAGATTGATGGATTTATACATTGTCTAAAAGTTTTAGGATACAAGGAAATTTAACTTTCATTGGAAGATAGGAGGAATTAAAATATGAAGAAATTTGGAATTAATGAGATAGAAGAAGATAGCGAAAGTAGAGTAGGTACTGTAATAGCAGAAGACATTTACGAAGCCGCAAAATTATTTAAAGGTATTACAGATAAAAATCTAGACAGTAATTATAAAATATATGAAATAAATGATATATCTGGTAATTATTTAATTATTGGAAATTCAAAGAATGATTTAATGTTTTATAATGCATTGAGATGGCAGTTATTAGATGAAGGAAGGTTAGAAATGAATTGAGGTGATGTATAATGACACAATATGAAGAATACTTAAAAGAAAGGAGTATAGATAAAAATATACCTATTAAAATTCAGTTTGGCGAAGGATTTTATTGTCCAACTTGTAATACAGGAACATACAATAAAGAACATAAATGTGATTATTGTGGGCAACTATTGTTAGGATGTTATGGGTTTGATGAAGAAAAAGCGGATTAATTTCGACTTTCCTTTGGAATAGAAAGGAGAATATTATGTTAAGAAGAAACTTATTTATAGGCATTCCAAACGATAAACTAAAAGAATGCTATGATAGTTATGTTAGAGTTAGTTGCAAAAGAGAAAATGAAAAAGAGTTATTTTCTGATTTAGTAATAGAATATAAGTCTTTTATAGAAAGTAATCATCCTAAAGCAGCGGAAGCAATTTGTCGAAACGATATGTTCCATGAGATTGCAAGAAGATATTTTAAGATAGCTGATATAATTAAGGATAAAGATTTTTGTGAGATATTTGGAATTGAGGTGAAGTAAATGGAAATAAAAGACTATTTGCCTAAAAGAATCCGAGATAGAGTCGTGAGAGTAGATGTTGATGTCGATTTTGATTACGACAAAAATCGAAGCGTTCAACATTATTTTGTAACACTTGATGATGGAACGGAATTTGACGCTACTACAATAAAAGAGTTGAAAAAAATTGCAAAAAGAATAGAATCAAAATCGAAGTAAAGATTAGAAGAGGTGATATAAATGAATAACAAAGCAATTTGTAGAAAAACAGATGAACATTTTACCAAGGGTAAGGAATATGAATGCACATCAGCATATGCAAAATATGAAAGTGCAGTTGTAGATATTATTGACAACAATGAAGAATTTGTCACAGTTGAAATAAATGATAAAGATTTTCAGTTTATTTTCAACTAAGAAAGAATGATTTGTTGGTAAAATTGCAAGAGGTGATATAAATGAAAAATAGAAATGAAATTGAAATAGTAACAAATGACAAATTAACAAAGAGAGAATTAATTGATGCAATTAATAAAACTTTTCCTGATGATGAAATCGGAGATCAAGGAATAATTGCGTACATTTCAACGACAGAAATGACAGATGGAACTAAAATGCAGACTATATGTTTTGGAAAAATATTAGAATTATAACAGATTGGAAGAGGTGCTATAAATGAGAATAAGATATGCTATTGAAAAAGAAATAGAAGTTCCAGATAATTTAACAGCTATGGATATTGATGATATTATTTCACAAAAATGTGAAGGAGAGAATGGATTTGATTATCAATGGATGAATACAAGTGAAATTAATGAACAGCATTTAACAGGATTGTTTGACGGGATGAATTGACGATTTCAAAAAATTGGAGGACTTGATATGGCAGATGTACAGATAAAAGAAATATTAATGAAGATGTTTAAAATTATTCCATCTGTTGTTCAGATGATTAAAAAAGATGTCTCATATAATTATAAGACATACATAAAGGATATTTATGATGAGACAAAAATAATAGTGGACAATTATTTTAAGATACTAAATGAAACGAAGCATTTTTTAGAAAGCCATTGTAAAACATTGGATGAAGTTATTGGTTTTTTGGAAACGCAAAGGGTGGATTATCGCTCTGTTAGATGTGAAGTGAGAGCTATTGTAACGACAGATTCGTTTTATTTACAAAATAATGAATATGCCAATTTTATGAGAGGTGTATTAGGTGTATTACAAGGTGGGTTAGAAAGTAATGCGCTAACAGATAGAGGTGTGAAAGGTGTATATCACAACCATACGATAAATGATATTGTTGATGAGTGTAAAAATGCAAAAAGATATATAAATAATGCTAATAAAATTGAATTAAATACAAAATTAATTGAATCCGTAACAGAACAAGAAGAAGAACTTAGCAAAGCATGGGAGTTAGTATGTCAAAGCTATATTAAAATTAATAAAAAATGGACAAATAAATTAAATAACTAAATTAATTAAAGGAGAAAATAATAATGGAAAATGAATATAAAGTTGAAGAAACAAAGTTTGGAACAAGTCATCCTAGCTATGGTACGTTACTGTTTAATAGAGCGTATGGTGGAAAAACACCTTTATTTGGAAGTAGTATTGAACATAGTAATGTAATAACAATGGAACTTAGACACGCAGATATCACAAGAAGATTAAGCGGTGATGATATTTTTGGAGATAAGCCTATTGTAAAAGTAGAGATGAGTTATTCTCAATTTGCTGAAGCAATTACATCTTTTGGACAAGGAACAGGAATTCCAGTAACAATTCGTTATACCGAAAAAGATGGAAAAATACCTCCGTGTGATTTTATTAGTAAGAGAGAACAGTTTATAGGAGAATTTAAAGAGCAGACAAATAAAGCAATGGAAAAATCAAAAGAGTTGATAGATGAGGTTGCTGAATTATTCTCTTCCAAAAAGACTCTTACAAAGGCAGATAAAGAGAATATTTTAAAGAAACTTAATATGTTAAATTCTGATATTGGAAGCAATATAGGCTTTATTGCAGATCAGTTCAATGAACAGATGGATAAAACTGTTATGGAAGCAAAAGGAGAAATTGAGTCGTTCTGTCAGAACAAAATTAATACTATTGCAAGTGCAGCGTTAGTAGAACATAGAGATGAGATCTTGAAATTGGAAAACCCGGTTGATATTGAATCGGAATAAGAGTTTAAAAATTGCTTTCAAGTGGAGGTAGATATGTTATATAATATTGGTGATAAATTAAAATGTAAACGTGAAGTTAATTCACAATGTCTTGAGATGAGTAATCCAGATTTTATAATAAATATTGGAGATATTTATATAGTAACCGATAAAGATGATTATCCTGATGATAATCATTGTCATTGGTACGAATTAACTCAAGAAAAAGATAAAACTGTTATCTTAAACGTATGGAACGATGAACCAGAACACATGATTATAGATGATAGATTTGAAAAAATAATAAAATAGAACTACAGTATAATAATATTAGAGGCAGGAATCAACTGCTTCTTTTTTATTACAGAAAAGAGGTGACGAAAAATGAATATGGGAAATCCAAAGAGAAGTTCAAAATTTTTATGTTTAAATTGTATGAAAATAAATGAACTTGGATCTGGAATTCAGCGTGGAGGTCATCAGCGTGAAAAATGGCATATAAAGGATCTAGCTTGTTTTAATAAACCTTGTTGCGGAAAACAAACTAAGAATATAGAAATTAGATGGTGTGACGATTTATTGGAGGCATATGATAGAGCCGAACAAATTAGAGATAGATACTATAAAAACGGAGAATAATACATATAGAAAGAGAGGTTATTTAATATGGCACAGACAAGAGATTATGCGACTAAGAAAAAAGGTAAAACAGAGGTGCAGCCATTTTGGAACATGGAAGATATCAAGAATGTTATTGAGTGGTTTGAAAAAAATGAAGAATGGGACGGATATCTTATTACATTATTAGAATTGCTTCTTGGTAGACGAATTGGTGATACAGTTATGATGAAATGGTCGGATCTGTATTACGAAAACGGAAATCGAAAGAGTGAAATTGATACCATCGAGGAACAAAAAACAGGTAAAATTACTAATCTTCCTGTGAGTAATATGGTGTGGGAAGCTGTAGATAATTATTTGTCACATGTAAATGTCAATCCAATGGAGCATTATGATGAATATATATTTAGATATATGCCTAAAACATTATGGCTGTTAAGACATCCTAATACACCTTTTTATATGAATATTGAAACTTGGTGTGGTTATTTAAATAAAGATTTTTCTGATAAGAGAAAGCAGAAAATTTTGGATGACTTTCATAAGCAAAAAGAATACAAGAGTCTTGGAGATTATTTATATTATATTATAGAATACAATGATGTTGTAAAGTGGCAAACAGATGATTATAGAAAGAAACTGAAAAAAGCGGTTGAGGATGTTGGTATTCGATATCCTATATCAAGTCACAGCCTTCGTAAAAGCTTCGGGTATTGGATTCATAAGACACACCCGTTTGATCCTGATTGTCTTTTGTCATTGCAGAAATTGTTCAATCATACTGATTTACAAACGACAATGAATTATATTGGATTAACAGAAGAGAAAAATAGACAGTTGATTAATGACCATGGAGAATTCATTCATAATGTGCTTGCTGGTAAGGGAGATGAGATAGTTAAAAATATGCCAGTTGTCTCATTAAAGTCTGATGATTTTGGAAAGATTATAAGAATGCTTACTGATGATGTTGATAAATATCAAGCTGCAATTAATATGGCAAATGAATTAAGAGTTATGTAAATATGTAAAGGACGGTACAAGCTAATTTGTATCGTCCTTATCAAAAACAAATATATCATTAGGAGTACATTCGAGAACGTTACATAATCTTTGCAACGTATCAAAGTATATGCGTTGTGCATTACCATCATACAAATTACATGTTGCTTGATATCCTATTTTTAGTTCTTTTGAAAGCTGATTTCTATTTAATCCTTTTGCGTCAACTAATGGTTTTATATTAAGTTTCATATATATTACCTCCTTGATAATATACACTTTAGCACATATTGTTAAAAAAATAAATGCAATCTTAAGAATAACTATTGACAATATATTGTTAAGAGTGTATAGTATGAAATATCAAAGGTAATCCAAAGTACATAAATACAAAAGAGAGGAGGACGTACATATGGATATACGGAGATACGATATTATTAAAGCGAATATAAAATATGAAGGATCGGGTTCAGTTCAAACAAAGGAACGTCCATATGTAGTTGTAAGTAATCCTGTTGGAACTAAGCATGGAACTATTATAACGGTAATGCCTTTGACGAGTAAAATTAAGAAAGAGAACATGCCTGTTCATGGTTGTATTAAAGCTAATAATATAAATGGATTGTCTTTATATTCTATGATATTAGGAGAGCAACCAATCACAATATCAAAGGATGAAGTAGAAGAGAAATTGGGAATGGTAACAAATCAAAAAGAAAAAAACATGATTAATAAAATTTGTTACAATACATTCTTTTTTGGGGAAAACATTAATTGGGAGGAGGTACTTGCATAATGTTTGTAGATAAAGAAGAGGCAAAAAAAATGATTGATGAAGCACCTGGTATGATATGGATTGATTCTTTTAACGGAGTAACTTTTATTCATACACGACCAAAGCAAATTACTATTGATGAGGGGAAAAGAATAATCAACAAAGCAGATACAGTTGACTATCAAGATAATGATTTCTTTGGATTGCTTTCATTGGATGGAGTACAGGAATTTATGGTGCACAATATTAAGTTTCCCCAGATAGAGTCCTGATTATAGGACTCGCAATATGATATGATAAAAATATCGAACAAAAAACCGAACACTTTTCGAACAGATGTTCTAAAATGTATTGACAAGAACGCTTGTTTGGAGTATTATAATTTTTGTAAGCAACAAAAAAGATAGAGCCAAGCGATTCAAACGCTGCGCCAACAGCTTTCTACTTGACTCTATCAACCAAATACATACAACAGCTATTACAGCAGTTGCAGAAGCGAAATATCGCTTGTACTTATTTTACATATATTTCGAAAGAAAGTCAAGTTTCAAGCGTTTTCTGCAATTAAAATTCCTAATTTGCACAATTAAATATGGAGAATAATATTATAGGGCATTCGCCAAGAGGTAAGGCACATGACTTTGACTCATGTATTCACTGGTTCGAATCCAGTATGCCCTGTTATGGGGATTTTCTACCCAGTAAGTCCTCAGAACGCAGATATTTTTTCTGTAAGTGCAGTCTATAAGCTGCATAAGTTCTTATAGAGAATAACTCACTAACGAGTTACATAACTGACATATACTTTTTGTTTCGTTATTTGATATATACCTTCCATATGTCGGTCTGGATCATTAGTTCAGTTGGTTAGAACGCTCGGCTCATAACCGAGAAGTCGTCTGTTCAAGTCAGACATGATCCATTAAAAAATAAAAGAGAGGGGATGATATAGTTGGATTTTGTTATAAAGAATAATAAAAATGTATATATCCGACTAAGTGAAAATGGTAAAGCCGAAACATGCAAAGAAAAAAATATGGGGAGATTTACAGAACAGAAAGCAAAGAATATTCTAAAGTCGCTTCCAAAGACTCTTAAAAATCTGAATTTTCGGATAGAGTGTATTCCTGATATTAAAATGGAAACACCTGTTCAGAAAATTGTAAAAGAAGAGTCGAAGAAAATTATCGAAAACACAGATTATCAACCTTCTGATAATATTACGCAATGGGTTGAAAAATTTGGTGCATGTTCGGATATTTTTAAAGAAGCAAGAGAAAGATATGTTGAATTGGAAGATGAATTACACACTTCTGATGCGGCTCTGATGGATGCTTTACATAGTATTGAACTTGAAACACCGAAGGATCTTTATTCTGCTTGGCTTGTATATAAAAAGATAAGAGAGAATAGAAGAAATAGAAGACAACTCAAAGATGAAATGTTAATCATACATAGTATTTTAGAAGAAATTGATGATACAAAAATCAGCAGAGAACGTACACAAAAGGCTATTGATGGATTATTTGATCGTAAATATACATACCGAGTTGTGGAGGTGGACGAAAATGGTGATTTGTAAAAGGTGTTACATATCTATGGTTGGTGTGATGTCATTTTCTAAGGACAAGCATGAAAAGTTTTGTAGATGCCCAAAGTGTTATTCAGAGACAAAACATAGTCAAATCAAAGATGATGAACTGGATTTTAAAGAGATATTAGAGACAAAAATGATTGGAGACATACGAAAGTGACAGTAAAAAAAACAAATTTATCACCCGATCAGTTGGCAATAGTTGATAGATATTGCCGCAATGATTTACGAGAATTAAAGAAAATTTGTCTGCCGCTAATATCCATGAAGGGTGTTGCAGATATGGAAATTGATGATTTGTTAAGTGATGCGATGAAGGTATTGCTTGAGACAGTTGAAAATTATGATTGCTCAAGGAATGATAATTTCGGAGCATATTTGACAACAAATATTAAACGCTCGTATTTAGATTGGACAAGAGATAGAATGCGAGATAAACGTGTTAATTATGCAAGGGATAGAAATGGAGATATTATTTATGAGTACTACGAAGAGAATGGAGAGAAGAAAAAAAGAAAAGTAATTCTTAAACCATTAACATTAGATGTAACGACAGAGGAAGGAAAGGAAATTAGAGATACGATAGCTTCAGATTTTCGTGTGGAGAATATTTTTATAAGAGAAACAAAATCTGAATGGCATCAAGAAGTTAATGATTACTTGAATAGTTTGTCTCCTTTGCAATACAAGATAATTATGATGCTTGCTGATAAATACACAAAAGAAGAGATTTGTGAAATCTTACATATTGAATCATTTCATTATGACAATCTTTTAAAAAAGATTACTTCTGATGAAAAAACTAAGCCTTTAAAGAGTTTGATGGGAGGAAAAATTCTATGAAATTAATAAGAGATAAGGTAAAAAAAGATACCTGCATGGCATCTAAAATATGTGGAATGATTGAAAGAGAAGATCTGAGAAATGATCATCCACAGCAGAGAAAATCTGGTCAATGGGAAGAAGAGGTTAGAGATAATTTTATAGTAACCGTTATTCAGAATGAAGATTTTGATCCAATTAAGATTTGTGAACAGCTTACAGATAATGGTGTTATCTTGTGGCTGATTGATGGATTACAGAGATGTACCACAATAGAAAATTATAAAGCAGGTAAATTTGCACTTGGTAAAAAAATAAATCCATCAGTGATTGAGTATCAAGAAGTAAAAAAAGATGAAAATGGAAAAATTGTTAAAGATGAAGATGGTAATACAGTATATGAAATCGTTTCTTTTGACTTAAAAGGAAAAAGTTATGCTCAATTACCAGAAAGATTAAAGGAAGATTTTAATAATTGTCCAGTAGAGGTAGTAAAACATCTTGATTGTAGTGATGAAGAAGTGGGGCGACATATTGTTAGATATAACAGTGGAGCGAAAATGAACGTTGCCCAAAAAACAATCACCTATATGTGCAATGTTGCAAAAGATGTTAAAGAATTATCTGGACATGATTTCTTTAGCGATTGTGCAAAATTTTCCGATGTTAAAGATAGAAATGGAACTATTGATAAGATTGTAAATGAAACAATTATGGGTCTTAACTTCTTTGATCAGTGGAAAAGAAATGCAATGCAGCTTGGAAAGTTTTTAAATGAGAATGCAACCAAGGAGATGTTTAATAAGTTCAATGAATATCTTGATAGATTGTATAACATTGTAACACCGACAACAGGAAAGCTGTTTAGTGAGAAAAATGCACTTATATGGTTTATGCTTTTTGACAGGTTTGATAAAACAGGATACCCCGATGAAAAATTTGGAGAATTCTTAAACGACTTTGAGAAGTTAAAGAACGTAAAAGTTGTTGTAGAGCATACTAGAAAACCAAAAGGAACTGAAGAAACAAACAATTTATCATTTGCGGAAATTGATACATGCAATTCTACAAAGGATAAAGGAATGATTACAGACAAATTACATATTTTAGAAACACTTTTAAAAGATTTTTTAGCCAACGAATCAATAACGACAAAAGAAACAGAGAATATTAAAGAAGAAGATGTCGAAGAAGAAACTACACTTTCGTTTGTTCAGAAAAATGTAAATTCAAATGTAATCGAAGAAGACATTGAATGTTATGAAAACATGATTGATGATTGCGTAAGAGTTGATTCGGAAGTGTACAAGCAGTGTAAAACAGCGTTAGTTGCGCTTATGGCTTATGCTTGTAAAAATGAAAAAGACATAGATTTTGAACAGTGGATTCAAAAGTATCAGAAAAATAGTTCTGGTTTTAGCACAGATCAAAGAATTAACTATACATATATGAAAAATAGCTTTGAAAGCTTTTTGAAACGTGGGTAATTTGTGAGGTGAGAAACAGATGATTTTATTATTAGGAAAAAATAATTTGGTTGAAAAATATGCAAAAGAGATACTAAATGCAGACATAGATAATTATATGGTTTATTATCCCGACGAAAAAACGCATTATAGTGAGTTACCACAGTGGGTAGAAATTGCAAGAAAAGAACAACCTTATATTGTAACAACACAAAATATTGAGATGATTGATATTTTCCTTTATTCAGATTTAGACTTTAAAATTATTACAGTCTATAATGTTGACGGAGAACTTTTATCAAGAACTCTTACGAAAGAAAAAGCTGTATGTTTGAAAGAAAAGATGGGATTAGAATTGAGATGAAAATTCTCTTTCTTTGGAAAAATAGGAGGTAAATATGGAAACAAAAATTAAAGAAGCAATAGAATTTTTAAGAGACAACGGATATTATGTAACAAAAATTCCTGAAAAATTATGTGAAGTTGCAGAAGAATGTTCTGAAACTGGGCATGGTGTTTGTATGGAGTGCAGTTGTTTTGTATGTTTGATAGGAAACGATTATTAAGAAAGTCGATTTCTTCGGATTGTGAGGCGAGAAGATGCAAATAAATATTAGTTATACATTATATACAGACGGTGATTACAGTTTAAGGAATGCCGAAGATTTTGGCTGTACTAATAGAGACGTAGTAGTTGATGATTTTGAATATTATGATTATGTTGGTTCTATGGAATTTAAATATGAAGAGGAGTGGCGTTGTAAAAGCGAAGCAAAAGATTTTCTTTGGAGATTTTTATGTGATGGAATTCATATATCTTATACACATCCTTGGCTACTTAAAGACTTTTATGACATTATGGAATCTTTAGAGAATGTTATTAATGAATATCAAGAGGGAATATCTGTAGTCCAAAGGCATATAACAGGTAATTATGAAGGAACAGAAATAAGAATAGAAATATTGAAGTAAAGTTCTTTGGATTGTGAGGTGAAAATTATGAATTGTGTTATGCATAAAAATATAGTCAATATTGAAATTGGGAAACCAGTTACTTCGAATAATAGAGGGGAACAGTTTAATTTAACAGATGGAAAACAATATTTAGTTACTGGTTTTGATGGAGATTGTATAAAAATCAAAAATGATATAGATAAAGAAGAGTGGTATTCACTAGAATATTTCTGCGAATTTGAAGAACTGTTTTGGTAAGAAAGTTCGATTTCATGTGGAGGTATAAAGTATGACGAATTTAATAGATATTTATAATGAAATTGAAAACAGTATTAATAGTTTATACGATTTTGACTTGAGTTCCCAATATAAAAAAATGATGGATGGTTTGAACTCAGCAATAGAAGATTTATATAAATATTACGGTATTAGAAGATTAAAAATAGATATAGAACAATTTCATAAGAATGAGATTGTAAAAATTGAGCAAGGAGAAGGTGGTTGTTTCTTACTTGGGTTAGATGAAAATGATTCAAGAATTGTTGACTTATACGAACATATGGACTTGTCGATTGATGAGCTATTCTTCTAATCACAAAACAAGGAGATCGGTAAAAATGGAAAATATAAGAAGATGGTTTGAAAATGACCAAGTAAACAATGGTCAGAATTACAAAATTTATGAATATGAAGGTCATTTAGAAGCAAGAACAGATACAGTTATTTTTATGGTAGTAGAGCCTCATAGTGGAACTAGAAACAGATGGTTACTTAGAGTTACAACAGAAAGTGCTTTTGACAGATGGGCTAATTCAACTGCTGTTGAAAAGTTTTTCAATACAGATATTGAACTATGTAATTATTTACATGAACATCAGTTAGATATTTATAAGGATTTAGTTGGATATCTTTCAAGAGAATATGATGATATAGCAGAGCAATATTAGGCAGAATAAATATATAACTTTGAAAGGAACATACGAATATTATGGAACAGATTCAGGAAAATGAACAGTGGAAATTGAATGGTAACTGTGAAAAATGTAGAAGAAATAATTATTGTTCAACGCCATGTACTCATCATAATAGACGAATAAGAGCAGAGTTTAAAGGTCTTGTTGCGGATACAATGAATAAAATGACAGGTGGAGTGATGAGAGAAGCTATTGATAAGACGGTAAATGGAATTTGGTAAATTAGAAGAGGTATTATATGAGTCAATGGATTAGAAATAAGTCATGTGAGATTTGCGGAAGAATAGAAGTTGGATTAGTAGAAATGAATGTAGGAAAAACTAAGCATTATCTATGTTATCCGTGTATGGCAAATTTCGCATCAGATGTTCTTGATTATGCAAGAATGAATTTGACAGAAAAAGTCAATGAATATGGAAATACATATTTTATAGACGAAAAAACAAAAACACAGTAAAACTTCGTTTCATTGGAAATTTTTAGGAGGTGATAGAACAGATGATGGATTATACTGAAGCAAAAAAGATACTCAAAAGAGATTTAAATATTATGGTTGAAAATAATTCTCTTCCAGATGGGATTGAAGCCATGAAGACTGCTATTATTGTCTTAGGAGCAATAGAACAAATTAAGTGGGAAAGAGATCTTGCAATAGAGCAATTACATGAATTAGGAGGAGAGCTTGGAGAAAAGACAGAGCTAATTAAACATCATATAATTTGTAACTGCTGTAAATCGGGGCAGGAAAATATAGTAGGTAGAAGGTGTCAAGGATGCATAGAACATAATATGTTTGAATGCATTTCACAGTAATCGCACATTTCTTGCGGATTTTTGGAGGTGAAATCTTTTGAAAGTTGTTGGAAACAAAGAAGATGTTAATCGAATAGAATTGTCACATAAAGGTTTGAATGTCAGTTTTAATTGTTCTATGAAGCCATTGCCTTATGATTATAATATTGATATATCTAAACCTAAAACAATTGAGATAATATTCAAAGATTCTTACGAAATAGAAGCTTTGATAGATGTATTAGAAAAATTTAAAAAAGAGTGTTTTGGGCTTATTGGAGAATGGAGACAATATTATGACGAATAAAGAGCAAAATAATTTAAGCAAATACATAGCATTAATTCTTAGACATAGACCTGATGTTGTTGGCATCACATTAGACGAACATGGCTGGGCTAATGTATCAGATTTATTAAAGGGAATCAATAAAACTCAGACAATTACAATGAAAATGCTTGAAAAAATTGTAGAAGAAGATTCTAAACAGAGATATTCATTTAATCGAGAGAAGACGCTTATCAGAGCAAATCAAGGTCATTCTGTAAAAGTCGATGTAGAATTGAAAGAGTGTATGCCACCAGATATTTTATATCATGGAACAGGTGTTAAATATTGCTCTTCAATCAATAAACAAGGGTTAATATCCAAGAGTCGTTTATATGTCCATCTATCAAAAGATATTGAAACAGCAACAAATGTTGGCAGTAGACATGGAGAACCGTTTATTTATAAGGTTAGAGCAAAAGATATGTATAATGACGGATATAAATTCTTTTTATCTCAAAATGATGTATGGCTTACAAAAGAAGTACCAATCTGTTATTTAGAAGGAGAATAATACAATGTCAAATTTATATGTATATTTAATTCGTTCTCGTAACAAGGATAATAAGGATATTCCAAATTTTAAGCAACGAGATAAGACAATTCTTGAATATAAAGAGAATGAAGACGAAATAATTGAAGAATTTAAAAGTTTTGCAACTAAAGGAGTTCCTGGTGAACAGACAAGATTATATAGATCAGTTAATTCTAGGAACGAAGAGAAAATCAGGGAAGAATTTATTATTCGTCTGCTGAGAGACAAGCCAAGTATGACACAGCTTAATCGTACATTAGCTTCAGTTGCACAGCAAGTACAAAATCGTGACGAGAGTAAATGGTTGTTTGACTTTGATGTGGACAATGAAGAAAAAGTAGAAGATTTTATTGACGATATTTATTTTTATTCAGAATTGGATAATCACGAATTGCATAAGACTCCACATGGCTATGCAATCATTGTTCCGCATAGATTTGATACAAGAGAGTTGATGGAAAAGTGGAAAGATTATGATATCACATTGAAGAAAGATGAGTTGTTGTTTTTGGATATGATAACGAATAAGTGATATTTTATTGATATACCAAAAATTGAGGTGAATTTGGATGAAAAGATTGAAAATTGAAATTCCATCTGGTGCAAATGAAATTATCCATAGTCTACAAAACAATGGATATGAAGCTTTCTTAGTTGGAGGGTGCGTAAGAGATAGTATTCTTGGCAGAATAATTCACGATTATGACATTACAACTTCTGCCACACCAGATGAAATGATGGAAGTATTTAAGGATAAAAGAATTATTGAAACTGGATTACAACATGGAACTATTACCATTATAATTGACGGTGAAGGATATGAATGTACCACTTACAGAATTGACGGTAATTACTCAGATAGTCGTAGACCTGATAGCATAACATTTACACGAAATCTTAAAGAAGATTTAAAGCGTAGAGATTTTACAATCAATGCGATGGCATACAATGATGAAGTTGGACTTGTAGATCCGTTTAATGGCATGGAAGATATTGAGCATTATAAAATCAGATGTGTTGGTAGAGCAGAGGATAGATTTTCAGAAGATGCTTTAAGGATTTTACGTGCTATTCGGTTTGCTTCACAACTGGGATTTGTCCTTGAACCTGATACAGATTGGAATATCTCTAAAATGTATAAGAATTTGGAGAATATATCTATTGAAAGGATCAATAGTGAGTTCTGTAAAATTGCTGCATCGAGTGATTTCTGTGTACAAATGGTCTTATATCACGAAGTATTCTCATTGTTCATTCCTGAAATTAAAGATATGTTTGGCTTTCAACAGAATAATCCATATCACATGTATGATGTATGGAATCATACCGTACATGCAGTACAAGCATATTCTTGTGATTGTGAAGAAGACTTAAATCCAATAGATTTAATTACGTCATTAGCGGTGTTCTTTCATGACATAGGAAAGCCACACTGTTATCAAGACGGTGAGGATGGCATTAGACATTTTAAAGGGCATGGAAAAGTCAGTGCTGATATGACTGATACAATTATGAAAAGACTTCGTTTTGATAATGATACAAGAGAAAAAGTAGTGCAGCTTGTTTATTATCATGATGCAACTTTTGAAGTGGGTGAAAAGTATATCAAGAGATGGCTCAATAAGATTGGAGAAGAACAATTTAGAAGATTACTGAATGTTCGTAGAGCTGATATTAAAGCGCAGGCTTATACAGAGCAAGAGAGTAGGCTTCAGAAAATTGACAATATCGAATATATCTTAGAGGAAGTTTTACAGAAAGACGAATGTTTCTCACTGAAAGATTTGGCTGTTAATGGCAATGATTTGATTGAGATTGGATATAAGCCAGGAAAAGAAATAGGGAATACACTGAATTGTCTTTTACAGTTAGTAATTGAAGGTGTATATCTAAACGAGAAAAGTGAGTTACTTAAATATGTTGAGACAACAAAAGAATGGATGAAGTTAGGAGAGAATTATAATGGTAAGATTATTTAGCCACAGTGATTTAGACGGAATCGGTTGTGCAGTTTTGGCAAAACTTGCATTTGGTAAAGATGTAGATATTTCATACTGTGATTACGACAATATTGATTCAACTGTAAAGGAATATTTGGAAACAGAACAGGACGACACAATCCCAATTTATATTACCGATATTCGTGTCAATGAAGAAACTGCTGAGTTGCTAAATAAAAGAGGCAATGTTCAGTTATTAGATCATCATCCAACAGCTCTTGGATTAAATAAGTATGATTGGTGTGATGTAGTTATCGAAGATTCCAAAGGAATTAAAACATCGGGAACTATGTTGTTTTATCATTGGTTAGGTATGAATGGTAGCCTGAGTGAAGAGTTAGAGAATAATAATGCGTTAGAGAGATTTGCTGAATTAGTGAGAGATTATGACACTTGGAGATGGTCAGAACTTGGTGAAGATGGAGTTATTTGTAAGCAGGTGAACGATTTACTTTATCTGTATGGTCGAGATGATTTTATTCATTGGTGTATTTCGGAGATACGTGGTGAAATATTCCCATTGTTATCTGCTAAAGATGAGGTTGTTCTGAAGATTAAGCAGGATGAAATTGATAGATATATCAAGGAGAAGAATGAAACCATGTTTACCAGTCCTATGTGTGGTAAGGTTTGTGGTTTTGTATTTGCAGATAGGTTTGTTAGTGAATTAGGTAATAGACTTTGTAAAATGCATCCTGAAATTGATTTTGTGGCAATGATTGATATTGATGGTTGTACGGTATCTTATAGAACCGTTAAAGAAGATATTGATCTTGGTAAAGATGTAGCAAGTTTATTTGGTGGCGGTGGTCATCCAAAAGCTGCTGGTTCAGAATTTGGTCAGAGTATTAAGTTGAAAATTATTGGGGAAATCTTTGGACAGTGAGGTGAGAGAATAATTGGAATGGATTAAATGTGTCGAAGGACAAATGCCCGAAGATGATAAAAGATACGAAGGTAAGAAAGTAATTAATGTACTTGTTACTACGAATAGAGGCATGGTAACAAAAGTACAAAGACAACGCTATGATGGGACATGGTTTTGGGGAAGAATTAATGGTGGCATGAAAGCTTGGATGCCGTTGCCTGAACCATACAGAGAATAAGCGAGGTAAAATATGAGAAAAAGTAAATTTACATATCCAAAATGTCCATATTGCAAGAAAGAATATCAAGATGGATTTATGGAATATGGTTTGATGAATTTGGTAACACAAGGTTGGTGTGAAGAAGTAAAAGTAAAATGTCATAATTGTGGTGAGTATTTCAAAGTGAAGGTACACATCACATATTATGGTTCAAAGTTGGCGAGGTGAGAGAGTGAAAATAACAATTGATATTCCGAGAGAATATGAACGAGATTTTAGCGCTGGCAAGTTCAAGGATTTCTTTTCAAGAGTAATTGCAGATATTGATTTCAAAGGTATATGTGGTAATTATGAAAAGGAAATTGCAGAAATGTTTTTAGAAGCGTTTGACAAAGCTATTATTGGTGATGTTAATCTAAATGCAAAAGTTATTCCAGTTGCAAATATATCTTTTGACAAAGAAGATATGCAGAAGATGATTCAAGATGAATTAAAAAAGTTTCAAATAGAGAATAATCTAATATAGAAGTAATTCTATTCACGGCTGATCAGCCAAATTAAGCGAGGTGATAAAGTGAAGAAATATTGGGAAACAGGTGAAAAGAATGACTTTGGTAAGGAATGTTACAGGTTACATTTTAGTCAATTTTATGAAGAAGATGATGAAAATGTAGTAGCTGGTTTTGTACAAGATGAGACAGACGAAAACATATTTATATATGTATCAAAAGAACTAAATGTTGAATATGATACGTTGTTTGCAGACAGTATAGAAGATGCAAAGCATCAAATCGAAGACATGCTAATAGACCATTGGAATGATGAGATTGATTATTTAGAAAATCGAATTAAATCATTTCAAGACGAAGAATAATCATACATAGAAATTTCTATCTTGGCGACTCAGCCAAATTTCCCAAAAGTAAAAGTAACAAGAAATATTTTTTTCTTATGGTTTTGCAGACGTGCAAATTCCATAGGATTTTACAACAAAATAATTAAGAAGAAAGGAATTAAGCAGTAACTCCTAGGTAATTGTGGTTACGTAACCTCTGTAAAATAGTGTATTTTGACAGAGAATAAAGAAAAAAATAATTCTCAAGGGCTACGAGTATTAAGTTTATTTGATGGAATCTCTTGTGGAAGAGTTGCATTAGATAGAACCAATATTCCAGTCAGTGAGTATAACGCATTTGAAATTGAAGAGAATGCAATCAAAATCAGTAGATATAATTATCCTGATATCAAAAGATACGGTGACGTATTTTCTACCGACTTCAAGGATTTTAATGGAGTCGATCTATTAATAGGTGGTTCACCTTGCCAGTTCTGGTCGAAAGCCAAGTGTAGTAAAACAGCAAAATTGAAGAGAGAAATTGATACAGAAGGCGAAGGTTGGAAACTGTTTCAGAAATTTGTGGAAGCAAAGAATAACACAAATCCAAAATATTTCCTATATGAAAACAATTATGGAATGGCTGATGAGATTCAAGACGCTATTAGTGAGGAATTGGGTGTACAACCAATTATGATTGATAGTCAATTATTATCAGCTCAGAGAAGAAAACGTCTGTATTGGACGAACATACCAAATATCACGCTTCCTGATGATAAAGGATTATTAGTGAAAGATGTTATTTGTGATGATCCAGATTTAGTCAAATACTTTGATGACAGAATCAGGAACACAATGATTAAGTGTGAGAATTACATAAAATATGATCTTGGTGGCAAAGGTCATTATTCGCAACAGGACAGGCTGTACTTTTTAGATAAGAAAGCTCCAACAGTACCACGTTGTAGAACAGAAACAAAATTCAATGTTTGGCTTGGTGGAGAAAAATATAAAAAGACATGTCCATTAGAGATTGAACGACTTCAGACACTTCCAGACAATTATACGGAGTTTGGAATGGATGAGAGTGGCAATGTAAAAGCAATGCCTAAGACAAGAAGGTTTGAAGCAATTGGTAACGGATGGACTGTCGATGTTATAGCACATATTTTGAGTTTTATGAAGTGTAATGGAGAATAACATAATATGAAGTTCGCAGTAAAGCGGAATTTCTTACGATGAAAGGAGATAATATGTATCCAGAATACGATGATTTTTATGAGCCAAGTGAAGTCGAAATGTTTTTTGATGAAATGAAAGAAAAGTTCAGAGAGATTTTACGTGAAGATGTAAACTCTGAAATCAGCAGATTAACAAAAGAAAATATAGAATTAAGGCAAAAGGTTAAAGAGTACAATGATAAAAATTTAGATTTTTCTTGTAGAGAAAGAGATTTGCAGTACAAGATAGATAATTACAAACGAGAGGTAGAAAAAGACTTTTACAATAAAACAATGGAAGAAGTTTTTGAGAAACTTTTAGAAGACTCAGAAGTGTGGTACGCAGAACGTGTTCCTCATGAGAAACCAAAATGTAATTTATGCAACGAAGAAAGAAAACTTGTTGCAGTATATCCAAATGGTGAAACTGTAACCAAGGAGTGTGAATGTTCTCGACCAATATATATCTATGAGCCAGTTATTTCATTGAATAAGGAGATTAAATTTCATAAAGCATATAAACCAAAGTGCGGCGATAAAAAGAAAGTCTATTTTACTAAAAATCACGAGCCAAACAAGGATTATGCAGATGCGTATGATTATTACAGTGAATTCAGAATAGAAAATATTTTTGATGATTTTAATGATGATGTAATTGCATATCACAATGGTAAAAGATATGGAGAGAAAATCGCATTCAGAAGTAAAGAGGCTTGTCAGAAATATTGTGATTGGCTTAATAAGGAGAATAAGTAGATGGTAGACATTCAGTGTAAAGACGGAAAATATATTATTGAGGCAAGGATTCATAGTGAAGTTGATACAAATGATATTGCAAAAGTGCAGGAAAGATTTACTTCTGATTGTGCTTATGAGTTTGCAGAAGCTATGAGAGAAGCAGTAAACGTTAGCCATTTGGTAATGAAAGAACAAAGAAAAGAGGTAACAAAATGAGCAAAACATTAATCGTAGTAGATATGCAGAATGATTTTATTGATGGCTCACTCGGTACAAAGGAAGCACAGACAATTGTATCGAATGTAGCAAAGAAAATTAAGGAGTACAAGGATGCTGGTAAACAGGTAATCTTTACAAGAGACACACACCCTGAGAATTATTTGGAAACATATGAGGGTAAGCATCTTCCTGTTACTCACTGTGTAAAGAATACTGTTGGTTGGCAGATTTCAGATAGGTTAGATTTTGATATTGAGAACGATATTCTGATTGATAAGCCTACTTTTGGTTGGTTAAACTGGAAGGATTTTGGATTTGAAAGTGTTGAGGTTTGCGGATTATGCACCGACATCTGTGTGGTTTCAAATGCACTTATTATTAGAGCAAATTATCCTGAGATTGATATTACAGTAGATGCAAGCTGTTGTGCAGGTGTCACACCTGATACTCACAATGCTGCATTAGCAACTATGAAGATGTGTCAGATCGAAGTGATTGGAGAGTAGAATATGATTAAAATTAATGGCGAAATTGTAACAATCAACAAGTTTCCAGATGGAACACCAAGAGTAAATATTGATATAAACAACATTGAGGAAGACTCTTATGATGGCTCTCCTTGTATTTGGATTGAATGGATTTATGAGAGTAACGATGAGATATTTTATCTGATGTTAGTAAAGAAACATCTTGAAAGATTTTTTACTAATGTGGATTATTATTTGTCTCTTCCATATATTCCTAATGCACGAATGGATAGAGTAAAAAATGATGATGAAGTATTCACATTGAAGTATTTTTGCGATTTTATCAATTGGTTAGGATTTTCATCAGTTTATGTTTTAGATGCTCATAGCGATGTTTCTACTGCATTACTCAATAATTGTGTAAAAGAAAATCCAAAAGAGTATGTTTATAAAGCTATTTCAAAGATTGGTATGAGAAATCTTGTACTTTATTTCCCAGATGCAGGTGCAGCTAAGAGATATTCAGATTTATTTCCTGAGTTACCATATTGTTATGGTGAAAAGAAGAGAGATTGGAAGACTGGTAAAATCCTTGGATTAGACATTAGAACAAATGGTATTGATTTGAAAGATAAAGCTGTGTTAATGATTGATGATATTATCGCATATGGCGGTTCACTTTATTATAGTGCAGAAGAATTGAAGAAACATGGTGTAACTGAGATTTATGCATATGCCACTCATACAGAGAATTCAATTCTTAATAAAGAAAAAGGAACATTAATCAAATCTTTGGAGAATAATACTGTGAACAGATTATTTACCACAAACAGTTTATTTAATGGTAGTCATGAAAAAATTACGGTTATGGAGGTTTAAAATTATGGATAACACAATGGCTTTATTATTATCAGATACTTATAAACAGTGTCATGATCGCATGTACCCAAATGGTTTGACTAAATTGGTGTCGTATTGGGTGCCTCGAAAATCAATGTTAGAGAATCAGAATGAAATGGTTTTCTTTGGATTGCAGGCATTTATCAAAGAATATTTAATGGGAGATTTTCAGAAAAATTTCTTCGATTTATCGGAAGATGAGATGTTAACTCTTTATACAGATTCGATGGATGTACAGATTGGTAGAGACAACTATGATTTAGATAAAATTGTAGAGCTTCACAGATTAGGATATTTACCACTTGAGATTAGAGCATTGCCAGAAGGTACACTTGTTCCTATGGGTGTTCCTTGTATTGAGATTACAAATACGGATGATAAATTTGCTTGGCTTGTTCAGTGGATTGAATGTATTCTTCAGGTAGAATTATGGAAACCTTGTTGTCATGCAACTATCGGTCATATGTATCGTGAAATTGCAGATTATTGGTATAACAAGACAACAGACGGATTGCCTGGAAATATGGCTTGTGCGGATTTTGGCATGAGAGGAATGTCTTGTATGGATGAAGCTACAAGATGTTCAGCATCATGGTTGCTTTCATTTAATAAGACATCTACAATTCCAGCAATTAATTATATTGATAGATATTACAATGCCGATTGTAAGAATAATGGTATTGGAATCGGTGCTGTCTCAACTGAGCATTCTGTAATGGGTGCTAATTTCTCAATTGATGGAGATGAGATTACGTTTGTTAAAAGACTTTTAACAGAGTTATATCCAAATACATCATTTAGTATGGTTTCAGATACTTATGATTATTGGAATATGGTAAATAATATTCTTCCACAGTGTAAAGAAGAGATTATGAATCATAATGGAAAGCTCTTGGTTCGTCCTGATAGTGGTGATATTGTAGAGATTTCAGTTAAAACAGTTGAAAGGTTGTGGGAGATTTTTGGTGGTTCTGTAAATGGTAAAGGTTATAAGGTATTAAATCCGCATATCGGTATTATTTATGGTGATGGCTGCACACTTTCTAATGTAGAAACTATTTGGAAAGAATTAGAAAAGCGTGGTTTCGCAGCTAATAATATTGCTTATGGTGTAGGAGCTTTTTGCTTCACTGCAATCGTTGAAAACGGCAAGATGATTGTTGTTACAAGAGATACTTTTGGTATTGCAATGAAAGCTACATATGGAGTAATTGATGGCAAGAAGTTAATGATTTTCAAAGATCCTAAGACAGATACAAGTCACTTAAAGAAATCTCATAAAGGATGTTGTAGAGTATACGATGATAACGGTGAATTAAAGTGTCAAGATCAGTTACTTGAAATGAGTGATAACAGTTTACTTACTACCGTATTTAAAGATGGAGAATTAGTAAGAGAAGATACATTTGCGGATATTAGAAACAGAATGTACGGAGGTAAGTAATGATTAAAATTATTGATGGAGACTTACTCACTTCGAACACTGATATTATTGCACACCAGGTTAATTGCAAAGGTGCTTTTAATTCTGGTGTTGCAAAAGCGATCCGTGATTATGATGTGCAAGTATATAAAGATTATCATAGTTTTTGTTCGATTAATACACCTGAACAATTATTGGGTTCTGTTAGATATTTTCAGTCTAATATTGACGCAAGAATATATGCAAATTTATTTGCACAAAAATCATATGGCTATGACGGAAAACAGTATACAGATATTGACGCTTTAAGAAAATGTTTTGAAAATTTGAGATCATATGCAGTTTTGGAAAATATGAGTATTGCAATGCCATATAAAATTGGATGTGTTCGTGGCGGTGCAAATTGGGAAGAAGTGTATCAAATGATAAATGATATATTTGAAAATTGTAATATTGAATTATGGAGGTTAGATAAAGGATGAGTAATTTTGATGCTAAGAAAGTAAAGAATGAGATCGTAGAGTGGATTAGAGATTGGTTTGAACAGAATGGTAAAGATTGTATGGCAGTAGTTGGAATTTCTGGCGGTAAGGATTCAAGCGTTGTTGCTGGCTTATGTTGTGAAGCTCTTGGAAAAGATAGAGTTTTTGGTGTAATGATGCCACAGGGAGAACAGCCAGATATTGATTATTCTCGAATGCTTATAGACCATCTTGGAATCGACAGTTGTGTTGTAAATATAGGCAATACAGTTCGCACTTTAAAGCATGAGATTAAACCACAGTTGGGAGATCATTGGTCAAAGCAGACTTCTACAAATCTCCCTGCTCGTATTCGTATGACTACGCTTTATGCAGTATCTCAGACAGTAAATGGTCGTGTCGCTAATACGTGCAATCTTTCCGAAGATTGGGTTGGTTACGCCACAAGATATGGTGACGCTGCTGGTGATTTCAGTCCATTATCTCAGTTTACAGTAACAGAGGTTAAAGCTATTGGTCGTGAATTAGGGCTTCCATTAGAATTAGTTGATAAGACACCTACTGATGGTCTTTGTGGAAAGACTGATGAAGATAACCTTGGATTTACTTATACTGAATTAGATGCATATATCAGAGATGGAATTGAGCCAAATGAGGAAGTGAAAGCTAAGATTGATTCAATGCATGAGAAAAATCTGTTTAAATTACAGCTAATGCCAAGTTTTGTGTATCAGGCGTAAATGAGATACTATATATAGTGTTTATAGAAAATATAGACACTATATATAGTGATATTTTTACAAAGAAACATAGATTTCATAGGGAGAAAAGGAGATAGTAATGTCGGTTGAATTAAAAGTAAACGTTATCAATCAATTAAAATTATTAAGGCAAAGCACGTTTAAGGACATATATTGCTTTCTTGACGAAGATGTGCAAAATGCCCAAAGAGCAAAAGCAACAGAAGTTAAAGTTACAATTGATAGATATGAAAATAAAGTGATTATAGAGAACAACGGAAATATTTTAACAAATCCACAAGCATTATTTTCTATTGCAGAAAGTGGTTGGGATGAGAATGTGAGAAGTTCTGAAAATCCTTTTGGCATGGGATTCTTTAGTAATATTACAGTCAGTAATTTAATCAATGTTTATTCTGGAAACACATATATTACATTTGATGTAGAAAAAATGATTGCAACCAGTAACACAGAAATTGAAGTTGAAGAATTGGATGATTATTATGATGGTTTCAAACTTGTTTTAAACAACTTTGATTTTGAAACAGCGAACAGTTGGGATATTGAAGAAAGAGTAAAAATACTTGGCAAATATGTTCATGAATTAGATATTTATTATAATGGAGAATTAGTTGAAAAGAAAGATTTAACTGAGGGAGATGATAGTGAATATCAATTTCCAATAGAAGATAATGATTGCAGTGGATGGATTGCTCTTGCAGGTAATTATAGTTGGGGAGACAATGTTAATGTTTTCTATAAAGGTAGGCTAGTTTCAAAATTAGAAAACTTGCCTTATTTAAAAGGAGACTTGCATGTAGGTGATAAAACATTAAATCTTACTTCACCTGATAGAAAAAATATTATAAAAGATGAAAAATTGAATGCATTTCGAGATTTGATTAAATTGTATGTAGAAGAATATTGTAACTCCTTGTTAATGAAAGGAATCGAAGATATAAATAACTACTCATCTTGCATTGGATATTATGTGAATAAAAAGAATGTGAAAAATCTTATAAAATTTATGACTTTTAAAAGTAATAATGAGGAAGATATAGAATATTTAAAAGGGGTAGCGGTTGCAAGAAGAAAAGATAAAAATATTGATAGTTTCAAAGGATATGAATTGTTTTTAAGAAAAGAAGCAGCCTCACAAAATGAACAGCTTGTGCAAGAAGTAACAATAATCCCTGAATTGCAGAATAGACCTAACGAGGCGAAAGGACGTATATATCATGAAGGATCTTATTCAAGTAGAGATGGATATGTAGAAATTCCAGAAATTAAAGAACAAGATTTGATTGAGCAGAAAGGTTCAGTAATTTTAAAAGAAAAAGAACCAGTATTTTTTATAGCTTTTAATGAAGTAGAACAGTATGAATATAAATTGAATATAGCAAAACATTATGATTTAAAAATTATTGTGAGCAGGAACGATGTTGAAACTTCAATCTTAAAAACAATGAAGGAATCAGATAATGTTTTACATATTTCTGAATTAAAGGAAGATGTTGTAGTAAAAGGTTATTTATCTGATACGAAACTCTCCAATCAGGAAAGCAGAGCAATGATGTTATTTGATATGATTAGCAGGATACTTGGATTTGACCATAATGTATTTTCCATTGGTGATTTAATGGTAACAAAATCCATAGCAATTGAAGTACTTAATGTAGACGAAGAATTAGTGGAGTCGGATATTGTTGCGCTGAAAGATAGTTTAAATAAAAAGGTATATATTGACAGAAGTATTCTTAATAAGAATCACTTGAGAGAAGATATAAACGAAAACTTAGATGTCAAAGATTATCAATTTATTATGGCAAATTTTAAGCAATTAATGAAGGAAGTATCTTTGATTGCAGATATGAACGAAGATGAATGCGAAGAAAAGGTGCTTAATATTTTGGGTAACTGCGCATAAGAAATTGGATTTCCTTGGAGGTTTAAATGGGATTAATTGAAAAATATGAAAAAAGAAAACTAAGGTATGAGAAGCAGCTTTCTCAGATGTCAGATGATAGTGAACTATCAGAGTATGGATTCTGGGATAAAGGATATCTGCGTGGGGAAATTGCAATATGTGATGACATTATAGACGATTTGAATAATATCTTAATTAAGTACAATAAAAAGCAATGGCATCAAGTTTAAAGGAGAATAAAACAACAGGAGGTAAGCAACATGAAATACAGAAAGAAACCAGTAGTGATCGAAGCAGTTAGATATATGATTGAAGATTCTTTGCCAGATTGGTTTATGGATAGAGTATCAAATAATACTATTGTAATTCATGAAGACGGTACATGTCATATCAAAACATTGGAGGGAACAATGAAATCGGAATATGGTGATTACATAATTTTAGGTGTCAATGGTGAAGTATATCCTTGTAAGCCAGATATTTTTGAAAAGACTTACGAAAAAATTTAGATGATAGGAGGAATAAACCATATGAAGAAGAAAATTTTAGCAGTTGCATTAGGATTAACATTGTGTTTTGGAATGACAGGATGCCAGTCTGTCACGAAAGACTTTGGTGGATCAACAACAATTAAGCTTGAACCAAATCAGAAACTTGAAGAGATTACATGGAAAGATGATTCATTATGGTATCTGACAAGACCTATGACAGATGACGACATTGCAGAGACACATACATTTCAACAGTCATCAAATTTTGGAGTATTTGAGGGTACTGTAACTATTATTGAGAAGAAGGAATAAGTGAAATGAAAGTTAAAGAATTAATCGAAAAATTATCGACTATGCCACCTGATGCGGAATTAGTTTCATATCAAAGTGATCTTGAAAAAAGTGGAATAAAACCAGTAAATTATACACCGACTTTGAAAAATTTTAATGTTGAAACTCATTATGTATATAATGTATTTAATCATACACATATTACATTTGACATTTTAGAAGAGGATGAAGATGGAGAATTTATAGGTGTAGAAATGTAACCACAGTAAACCGAAGTTTCCTTTGGACGATAAGAAAGAGAGGTAAGATATGGATATTTGTTTAACAGTATTAATTGGATTAATGGGAATTTGTATAGGAGCACTTATTGGGCTTGGAATTGCTTTTAAAATCAATCATGATTATATACTTGGAATGAATGATGCATCTGAAAAGTTTACAAAAAATCTATTAGACATTATGAAGAATTATTTTGATAATACGATGACAGGTTTGGCAAAAGCAGTAGACGATATTAATAAAGTATATGAGAAGCCAATTTGGAGAAAAACAGAGGAAGAATTACCACAATGTTCAGGATTATATTATGGCAAAATTAAAGGTAATCCACATGGAGAAAATGCTATGTGGAAAGTAGTATATAACGACAATGAATGGAGCTTATCTGGCTATCCTGATAATAAAGTAGAAATTAGTGAATGGACAGAGATCTATTAAGAGAATAAGAATAATGAAAGGAGCAAGAGATTTGCTGCAGCATTAAATCTGGATTTGCTCTGAGTAAGAAATGTTAGAGATTAATAAAATATACAATGAAGATTGCCTTGAAGGTATGAAAAAGATTGATGATAAATCAGTCGATTTCATCTTCACGGATCTGCCGTTTTCAACAACCCAGAATTCATGGGATGTGCTAATTCCATTCGAGCCATTATGGGAACAATACGAGAGAATCATCAAAGATGATGGTTGTATTGCACTATGGGCGCAGTCACCATTCGATAAGAGGCTCGCTTGTAGCAATGAAAAGTTATATCGCTATGAATGGATTATCGAAAAGACCAAAGCAACTGGTCATCTAAATGCTAAGAAAATGCCTATGAAGGCACACGAAAATGTCTTGATTTTCTATAAAAAACTCCCTACTTACAATCCACAAATGACAGAAGGACATACGCCTGTTCATTCTTATACAAAGCATACGACAGATGGTAGCTGTTATGGTGCTACAAAGACTGGTATTTCAGGTGGTGGTAGCACACAAAGATATCCAAGAGATGTTCTACAGTTCAAGTGGGACACTCAGAAAAGTAGCTTACATCAGTGTCAAAAGCCTGTCGAAGCGTGTGAGTATATGATCAAGACCTACACTAATCCAGGAGATTTAGTTCTTGATTCATGTGCAGGAAGTTGTACAACTGCAATCGCAGCTTTGAATACGAATAGGAATTACATATGTTTTGAGAAGGACAAGGATATTTTTGAGGTTGGAAGTAAGAGAGTAGCTGATTATAAAGGAGAAGTAAATGACAGAGAATGAAGCTATTGAAGAACTAAAATATGATTATAATGAACTTGGCAAAGCAATTCCATGTGATACTTCATGGGGATGTTCTTTTGAAAATGCTTATGGAATGGCAATACAAGCGCTTGAAAAACAGATACCAAAGAAAGTAAAAAATAGCGGAGAGAGAGTTCCGTTTGAATGGTATTGCCCTACTTGCGGAGAATTATTGTGTGACGATGGCTACAAAGATACCGACATTAAATATTGTGATCAATGCGGTCAGGCATTAGATTGGGAGAATACATAAATGAGTAACTGTGGCAATAATGACTGTCAATGGCACAAATATTGTGAAAGCGGTTTGATGTGGCATGACGAAGATATTACAGAATGTCGTCATTGGATTAAGCCAAAACCAACTAAGATGAAAAATATCAAGGTAGCTGAAGCTGATTATGATAAGGCAGTTAAGGTATTAAAAAGAAACAAGATAGAGTTTAAATAAATAATGAAAGGAGACGAGGTTCGTGTACACAAGAAGGAATTCCTTACTCCAAGTAATTTATGAAATATATGGGTTCAAAGTCTCGAATAGTTGATAACATTTTACCGATTATTCAAGAAAGATTGCGAGATTATAATATCAAAACATACATAGAGCCATTTTGCGGTGGTTGTAATGTAATCGACAAAGTTCAGTGTGATACAAAAATCGCATCAGATAATCAAAAATATTTGATTGCATTGCTGAAGAATGTACAAGAAATTACTGAATTTCCAGATGAATTAACAAGGGAACATTATTCAGAAGTAAGGGAATGTTTTAATAAAGGATTAAATACATATCCTGATTGGTATATCGGTGCTATCGGCTTTCTTGGAAGTTATAATGGCAGATTTTATGATGGTGGATTTGCAAAAACAAATTATTCAAAGAGTAAAACAACAGACCATATCATAATAAGAAATTATTATAAAGAGGCAAAAGAAAATTTAATTGAACAAATTCCAAGGTTAGAAGATATTCAATTCCAATGTGGAGATTATGAAGAGTTATATTCTGATAAAGTTGACTGCTTATTTTATTGCGATATTCCATATAAGGGTACGAAACAATATGGATCAAGTAAGAACTTTGATTATGACAGATTTTGGAATTGGGCTGAGAAGATGAGTGAGAGGAATATTGTCTTAGTCAGTGAGCATGAAGCTCCTTCAGAATGGGAATGTATTTGGCAACAGGAAGTCAAAAGAACGATTGACAATACAAAGCGAGTTAAAGCAGTAGAAAAGTTATTTGAAATAAGAGAATAAATATCTGGGAGGTGATAATTTGATAGAACCAAAGTCTTGTGTACAAGAATTAATATCTATGGAATGTATAGACAGAAGTGTTTTAATCCTATATCCATATGGACTTAGCAATGAACCAATATTAAAAGACAATATTTCCAAAATGACAAAAGTGATAAGAGAATATATAAAAGAGTCTGAGATGTATAGAAAGTGTGTAGATACAATTCCAAATCTTATATGGGATTCTCAAAAAATATCTATGCAAAATGAAGCTGATGAACTTGCAGAGAAAATGAATGAAGGTATCAGTCCTTATGCGTGGTATGTCAAAGGTAGGTTTAATGGAGAGATAGGTGGGTTTCACTATAATGTAGATAATATAGTTTATTTGGACAAAAAATAACAAGAATTTTTGGTTTCCTATGGAGGTAAAAATATGTTCAATAGATGGAAAGCATATCCTAAACATATTCCTAAAAAGCGTGGTTGGTATATATGCTCAATTAGATATGGCGAAGAACCAGGACAAGCATATATTATGGATTTATTTTGGGACGAAAAGACACTAAGATGGAAAGATAATAGACGATTAGATGTTTACAATACATATGAAGTATATGGATATAACGATGAAACTCATTTAAATGATAAAAGGATTTATAAGGACAATGTTTGCTTCAGAGATGATGTAGTTGCCTTTAAAAAATTACCAAAGATTTATAAGTAATAAGAGAATATAACAATGTAATTACAAAACAAGGAAAGGAAAAACGTTCACATGTGAGTAAAGCTGCGCAGCTACTAGGTGAACAAATATTGGCATTAAATATTGGATATTTAACATCAGATAAGGAAGATAATGAGTTATACACGCCCTATTATGCAACAGATCACATTATTAAATATCTTCCAAAGGATAAAATTATATGGTGTCCATTTGATGAAAACTGGTCTGCTTTCTACAACAGGCTAAAAGAGGAAGGATACAATGTAATCAGAAGTTCATTAGCTGAAGGTCAAGATTTCTTTAATTACGAACCTGAAAAATGGGATATCATAGTTAGCAATCCACCCTTCTCAATCAAAGATAAAGTCTTAGAAAGACTTTATTCATTCAACAAACCGTTTGCGGTTCTTCTACCGCTTAATTCCCTGCAAGGTAAAACAAGATATAAATATTTCAAAGATGGTATTCAGATTCTTAGTTTTGATGCAAGAATTTGTTATCACAATAAAGAACATATGGATTCTGTAGTAAAAGGTAGTCCATTTGCAACGGCATATTTCTGTAAAGATTTATTACCAAAGGATTTGATTGTTGAAAAATTGGTTACATATGAAAGACCATTAGGAGAATAAACCAATAGGAAAACCACGTTTCTTTTGGTTGTGAAAGTAGGTGAGAAAAATAACAGAATTAGAGAAGAAATATTACAAGCTTTTAATAGGCGAAACGTTTCATTGCTATGATATTACATTAAACGAATTACTGATTATTATGAATGCAGAACTTAATATAAACACATTATCTCTACAGAAATCAGGAAGACATAATTTTTATTGTAGAGTCGATGATAAAACCAAACAATATTATTTACGAAAATTTGGTTTGTTGAATGAAGATCGAGTAGAAACAGGAGAACAGAATGGGTAAATCATTAGAATTTGTAAAAGAACGAATTGCATCAGGTCAGTGCAATGGCATGGAGAATAATAAATATGAATCCATGATTGAACAGGATATACGAGAGTTATTTACGGTTATTACTTACACCAAAGATGGAACAATTTTAATAGATGTTCCTTATCTTAAAGGTGGCAAACCTTATTTTAATGTAATTATTAAGTATGATCCAGATGCAGATTTTGAATATTTCACAATGCAGCGTTGCAATTGTGATGGAACGTTTGTATTCTTTCAAGATTTAATGGGTGAGTGCATAGATAAAATGATTCATCTTAAAACCTGTAATGTAAATAAGGAGATTCCAAAAGATTTAACTGGATATTCTATCATCTATACTGTCGGAGATTTTGTATTGGCAGAAGAGTTTGGAGATGAATTTGCAACTAAAGAAAAACCTTGGATGAAGAGTAAATTCACTGCTATGTTGCCAATTAAGTTTGATGTAGTAAGGAATGGAGAATAATGTATTTTGATTTAAACATTGGAGAGTGGGAGTTTGAAAACGATTATGAAGACATCTACTTTCTGCTTCATTGTTTATACAATGCAAAAACTGAGTTATACGACAGAACTCTTACTGATATGAGAAGTAGGTATGATCCGACTGAAGCATTTATAGATGGCTGGAATAAAAGTAAATCGAATTGGTATTCCAGGAAACTATATGATAAATGTGTGAAGTGCATTGAGTTAAAAACAAAAAGTCGTTTTATACACAGATACTGGAAAGAATGTGTTTGGAAGTTTCAAAGTCTTTCTGCACAAGAATGGATAAATTTATATCAGCAGTTGATTAAAGAAAATAAATACGATAGTTGGATAATGAAATATATAGAAATTGGAGAATAACAATTTGAAAAACACACTATTAGATGTAGCTCAGAACTTTGGTAAGATGAGTGATTCAGAAAAAGTAGAAGTAAACGATAATGTCAGAAAGCAATTTGACAACATTATTCATGGTAATCCTCCGAAGACTGAGCGAGAAAAAGAAATTGATAAACTTGCAAGAGAAGAATTAGAAGAGTACAGACGAAAGAAGAAAGCTTTTTATGACAATCCTATCCATTGGAATAACAACAAGCGTAGAAGACATGGACTTCCTGTATTAAGAGGTAACGTTAATAAATGCCGTTTGAAAGAATATCCAGGATTTCATCCGTCTGTACGATTCTTTGGTATGATGGAAGATTTATTTGATGAGATATTGATTACAACTATGGAGGATAATCTAAATTCTTTTGTAGAAGTAAAAGATATAGCGGCTGGCGATGCGAAAGTGTTTTAGAATGAGCAAATAGGAGAATAACAGTATGAGAGCATATGAATTACGACAGTATGATGTAATTTCTTATTATCCTCCACAGCCACACAAACAGGAATACAAACTTGGAGAACACATTTCTATTAACGAATTAGCTGAAGCAATGTTTAGTTCACCTGCTTTAAGGTTAGATAGAGATAAAAATGAGGACAAGATGCTTCGAGTTATAGAAATAGAATATGTGAAATTTCCGTGGTGGAAGTTTTGGAAGAAAAGAAAATATGTTGAAGAATATCATTTAGAAGTAATGTAGGTAGGTGATAAATATGAACAAGAGACAGAAAAAGAAATTATTTAAACAGACACTTATTAAGGTTAGAAAACTACATCCACAGAAGGGTGATGTGATTTGTTTTCAATTTGATCCAGAACAACTTTATGTAGATGTAATAACTGAGTTTGAAAGGGCATGTCTTGATAATCAGATATTTGGTGAAGCAAATATTGCTATTGTTCCGTCAAATATTAAAAAATTAGATAAAGAAGAAGCTCAAATATATATTGATAAGTTGCAGAGTATTGTAGATCAGATAGGAGAATAAGAGCATGGGTAAAGTTGTAGATATGAGTAATTTTGATCCCTTACTTGATAATTTGGAAAAGTATGTGAATAAACAAGGGTGTACTCTCGGTAAAGACGCTGAGAGGTTACAAAAATTATTACATTCAATTCAGTATTGTTATATACATGGAGTATTAACAGAGAGTCAAAATGAATCAGCTTGTAAGAAATTTAGAAAACAGTTTCAGAAAGCTTTATATGAGAAATAAGAAAGAAGCATTTCCTATTGATTTTATCTAAGAGCAATTCTGCTCACTATTTCCAAAATAAAAGAGAGAATAACTAAATATAAGGAGGTATAGAACTTGCATATAAGAATTGTTGGTTTTAGCGACAGATATGATGATTATAAGCTTCTTGGATATACAGAAGTAGAGAATGTATCAGAAGTTTTTAAGACGCTAGACTATATGAGAAAGAACGAAATTCCATTAATAATCAATACTAATGATGTCATTGATACAGACGGAGAAGAATATTACATAGATAGTATTACAATGGTATTCCAAAAAGTGAGTGGCGAGATTGGGAGTTGTATTACTGTTTATGTGGAAGATGTTTAGGAGGATAAAGATATGAAAATAGAGTTAATCAAATTAAAATTCAATGATACTTGTGCATATAAGCATAAGCCATTCACTTATTGCTGTGATGAAATTCAAAATGATAAAGCTATTGTATTTACAGGTGAAGATTTGGTATGCAACGATACATTTGGATTATTAGTAAGAGATTCAGATGACAATATAATTCCTCAATTTTGTAATTCATACACAGAAACATTTAGCTCTTGGGGTGATGAGTATGAGCAGACAGATAATTATCCAATTCAATTTTGCCCTCACTGCGGAGAGAAGATTGAGATTTCAGTCGTAGATGAGATAGATGTATCTGATAAGTATAATGAATTATCTAAGTGGCGTGAGGATTTATGGAAGAAGTGTCAAAGAACAGATAGTAAGAAGAAAGAAGCTGAACTAATAGAACAGGTTAGAAAGCTTGATAATCAGATTAATGGTTTCTATTTGTTAGATGAGTGGAAAGAGGATGTATATGTATAAACAAATTATTATTGCTAGAAAAGATTTAAACATGAGTCATGGCAAGCTCGCAGCTCAAGTCAGTCACGGCTCTATGGCATTTCTCAGTTGGTTTATTAGAAATAATGCCGATTTAGATGGTCATGTCGATGGCTATATTGACGAAGATATTCTTCACAATTGGATTGCGGGCGAATTTACAAAATGTGTTCTTCAAGCCAAGAATAAGAATCAGTTGCTAAAAGCTAAGACTATGGCAGAAGAATTAGGAATGCTGGAAGGTAAAGACTTTTGGAGAATATACGATAATTGTCATACAGAATTAGAACCCGAAGAAGATGGTAGAACACTTACTGTAATTGGTTTTAGACCAATGGATAGTGAGATTATTGATCAGATTGGAAGAAAATATCATTTATATATGTAAGAATGGAGAATATTAAAATGGCAGTATTTAAGAATTTCAAAGATGATGAGTTGATCGTAAGTTGCAAGTGTGGTTGTGATGAAGGTATTCACATTAAGATTCATGATTATGAAGATGGCGATTATGCCTTCTTAACATATACAAACGGTAATTTTTATACTCAGCAAAGACCGTTCTTTGAGAAGTTGAAGAAAATTTGGGCGATTATCAGGAATAAAGATTTTTATTATTCTGATGTCGTGATGACAAAGGATGATTTCAAAGAGTTTAAGGAATGGGTAAATAGGAAGTAGATTAATTAATATGAAAGCAGTTTATATACATAAAATATATTTACACTTAAAAATAAACGGAATGTGGAAATATGCAGATAGTATTGGTGGTAGATATGTCTATTTATATGGGGAAGTTCTTGAAAATAGAGTAGAAGAATTTAAAAATAAAGATACTGTATTTTCTGAATTGATTAAACAAAGTGGATACATTGAAGAAGACTTTACAGGACATAAAACATTTTGGAGAAAAAGGTTTTATGTAGATTTATTTCCATTAGCAAATGGAATTGTTTACAAAGATGAACTAGAAGCATTCGAAATAGAACATATTTACGAAGTAGTAGAAAATCCAATTATAGAACAATTGGAAAAAGATCTTGGGTTTAAAGGATATAGTCAGTTAGTTTTCGATAGAGAGCAAGAATTAAAAAATATGTTAATTAGCAAGTGACAGTAAATTCAGGTTTCCTTTGTATACAAAGAGAAAAATTAAAGCAATGATAAAATCAATGATTTTTATGAACCATAAAATATAAGAGAGGTGAACGATTAATGTCTTTAGCATATAAAAATGACACGTACAACAACTATAATGGCGAATATGAAATGGGTTCATTAAATAAATTTGCACAAGCAGAAAGAAGATTGTCAACAAAGAAACAAGTATTGGATGATATGAAGAATGAATATGACCTTATTGAACAACAAGCATTTCGCATTTATAAAGAGAATATTCAGTATATGCTACTTGATCAGCCATCTACTATTAAAACGTGTAGAGAATGGTTAAATATGTTATCAAAGAATCAGGATACTGATGGTAACAAGCTTGATAAAAGAAAGAAGTATAAAGAAAAGGAAACATATGATTGGTATATTAATTATATTAAAAAGCTTCTTGATATTGAGTATATGAATGATGTTAAATTCATTGATTTTAATTTCGGTCAAGCTACTAATATTCAGTTTGAATATAAAGAGCATAATTGGTGTTTAGAAATTCCTCATATTAAAGCTATCAAATTAGATGCATATAAGAATTATGGTGGTAGTGTATTTAAACTTGCGTTAGTACACAATGATACAGAATATAGTTGTAGTTGGTCGCAGTTTGGCTCTACATATGAGGAAGATGAATTAAGAGATATTATGACACAAGGTATTGAGAAATATTGTAATTAGTGGGTGATAACTTCACAGGAAAGCAACATATCATCCGATTTAAGAAAGGACAAGTACAAATGAATTTGAATAGAATTAGGAGTGAAGATTTGATTTTTAGTAATGAAATTGAAGACGATAGAACTAATACATATCTTACACTAAATGATTATGATTGGATGAATTATAATCTGTCTACTCGTTTTAGAACAGAAGAGATGGGTGTATTAGAAGTCGAGTTTGAATTTTGTGGTTTTTCTACTTCACAAATGAATGTAAAACAGACATTAAATGGTAAGGTTCAGGAAATTACATATGAATATCCAACAGATATTTTCAGTAAAAATTTGATTAAATTCTTAGAGAAACACATCAGATATTGGAATGAAGAGTACGCATTTAATGGCGAAGAAGAAGTTATAGATTTCTTTAATGAAGTTCTCGATAAAGGGACTGTCAAAGATGTTACTGAAATCAATGAAGACGACAACAGACCACAATGTTGCATAGACCATGATAAATATTTTTCAACATGTGACACTTGTGAGTTTGGAGGTGATTAAGTGTTAGTACCTGCAATTTTATGCAAAGAACAGATCAAGAAAGAATTTCAAAAATATTATTATACAACAGATATGTTATATGAAACAGGTTGTATGTGTAATTGGAGTCCTGAAATTGCAGAATGTCCAAATGAGAGTCAATTCCAGTATGCAATAGTTGATAAGAACGAAAAACTCATTGGCTATTTAGGATATTCCGTTGATTGGTATGCATCTAAAGCGTATAACTTTGGATTGTTCTCGTTTGACAGAGGGAATATCTTGGTTGGTAGGGACGTATTCGATAAATTAGAAGAACTAATTGAAACATTACATAGGGTTGAATGGAGAGCTGTTGGTGGCAATCCTGCTTGCAGAGGATATGATAGCTTTATCGAGAGACATAATGGAACGAAACATGTTTTAAAAGATTCGATTAAAGATAAGAATGGTAAATATCACGATGATATTATTTATGAGATTGTAAGTGAAGAATAATAAATTGGAGGTAAAAACATGGATGATTATAGGAATTATATTGTAATTGGACATAAATATAATGGGTTAGGAGAATCTGCTGATACTGATAGTTGGGACAATGTAAAATATGATTTTAATACAGAAGACGAAGTGAAAGATTTTCTGAGCAGGAATCCATCATATTTATTTCGTTTAAAAGCAATTTACAAAGTAAAAAAATTGGATATTAATCATTTTGTTTAAACATTAAAGGTTAAAAACACAAGAATCCAATCTTTCTTTTGAAAATTTTTAATCATATCTAAGCCATTCGGCTATGGGAATCCCAGTAACAAAAAGAAATAGTATTTTCTTATAGTGGTTGCAAACACTAGGAAAATCAATAATTTTATAATACAGAAAGGTAAAAATAGTAAACCTATAGGTAATTTAGATTGCGCAATCTCTATGAAAAATAAGAGATTATGAATGATGTAAATAAAAATACTAATTCATTACGAAAAGCAAAAACTCTTGATGAATTATTAGATACATGTCCACGTAATCAAATTATTGGTGATAATTTGGTAAGGGCATGGTCAAAAATTAACAGTCCTAAATATCAGAAAATCGTATGTTCTATTTCAGGTGGATCAGATAGTGATGTAATGTTGGATATTGTTTGGAGATGTGACAAGGATAATAAAGTTACATATGTTTGGTTTGATACTGGCTTAGAGTATCAAGCTACAAAAGACCATTTAAAGTATTTAGAGAATAAATATAATATAGAAATCAAACCATATAAAGCAATTAAACCAATTCCATTATCGTGTAAACAATATGGTCAACCATTTATAAACAAACAAGCTGCCGAATACATATCCAGACTTCAAGCGCACAACTTTAAATGGGAAGATAAGTCTTTTGAAGAATTATATAAAGAATATCCAAGATGTAAAGCTGCACTATTATGGTGGTGCAATCTTAAAAAATCTAATGCTTTTAACATCGCAAACAATAAATGGTTAAAAGAATTCATTATTGCCAATCCTCCTCAATATAAAATTTCATCGAAGTGTTGTCAATATGCAAAAAAAGATGTCTCACATAAACTCATTAAAGAAAACGATTATGATTTGAATATTGTTGGAGTTAGACGTGCTGAAGGTGGAGTAAGAGCTACTTCGTATAAATCGTGCTTTAGTGAAGGTGATAATGGATGTGACGATTATAGACCTTTGTTTTGGTACAAAGACCAAGATAAAGTAGATTATGAAAATAATTATGGTGTAGAACACTCAGATTGTTATGTTGTTTATGCTTTACCAAGAACAGGTTGTGCAGGTTGTCCATTTGGAAGAGATTTTGAGAATGAGCTTGAAATTATTCAAAAATATGAACCGAAACTTTATAAGGCTGTTAATAATATTTTTGGAGATTCTTACGAATATACAAGGAAGTATCGTGAATTTGTAAAGAAAATGAATAAAAAGTAGAGAATAACAAATTGAGAGGTTACGAAAGCCTTGTAAATAAGGTTTTTAAAATCTCAAAATATAAAAATATTACATATAAAGGAGATTAAAATGAAGAACACAAATTGGAAAGTGCCAGTAATTATTGGCGTAGGAGTATTGGCAGTTATTTTGATGATTGTATTTGGTGTACAGAGTTCGCAGAATAAAGCTATTGCACTTGAGGAGCAGGTAAATACAGCGTCATCAGATATTAAGGTACAGGAAAAACGAAGAGTTGACCTTGTATATAACCTTGCTGATTGCGTAAAACAGTATGACAAACATGAAGCTGATACATTGACAGCAGTTGCAGATGGTCGTGGATCAACAGGAGATATTGAGAACGTAACAACAGCTATTACAGCAGTTGCTGAAGCCTATCCTGAGCTGAAGTCCAATGAGAACTATAAGATTCTTATGAATGAGTTATCTATGACAGAGAATATGATTGCAGAGTATCGCAGCAATTACAATAAACAGATTAAGGAATACAAGCGATATGTGAGAAAGTTCCCTACAAGACAGTTCCTTAGATTGCTTGGATATGAAGTGCAGGAATATGAGTATTTGGATTACAATGCACCAGTTGATGCTCCACAGGATTTGTTTAAAGAGGATTAGTCTATGAGATATGATAAAAAAGGTTTTGATTTTGGCGATTTTAAAATAACAAAACGTGAAATCTTGGCTAGTATTTTTATCATTGCAGTTATGATTCTGTTTGGTATTCTGATTTCTTCCAAGATTTCAGAACACCAAATGGATAAAAATGAAATTTACAACAAGGCTGTTAAGATAGAAAGTCAAGAAATGTTCCAATATGGAATGGATACAAATGTTGGTAATGCGTTTGTATATGGTGAATTGAAAGCAGTAGATACAGTTACATATCCTGAAATTGGTGGAGAATATATGTATGTAGAAAAAGTCAAAGAGAGATATACGATGCATACAAGAACTGTTACATATACAACGGGCAGTGGAAAAACAAGACAAACTCATACAAGAACAGAAACATATTGGACTTGGGATAGAGTTGGAAGCGAAGATATTAAGTGCAAAGAAATATCATTTTGTGGAGTGAATTTCGCAAGTAATAAGATTGATTTACCTGGTACTGATTATATTGACACAATTAAGGAGTCAAGTCATGTAAGATATAAATATTATGGTGTTGGAACTGAATATAAAGGAACAATTTTTACAGATTTAAGAGATAAAACTATTCCAGATAATACATCCTTTTATAATAATTCGACTATTGATGAGACAATAGAAAGGCTAGAATCAGATTTTCCAATTATTATTTTCTGGATTTTTTGGGTTATTTTAATCGGTGGAATAGTGTTTGGGTTCTACTATTTGGATAATAGGTGGTTAGATTAGCAAGAAATTTTTCTTTCTTTTGGACAGATTGGAGGTGATTAATATTTCAGAGTTACATGATAAATTAGAAAAAATAAGTGGTGCTACAAAAGTCTTAATAATTGGTAAACAGATAGATACCATAGGAAAAATGATAAGTGCAATGGCAGAAACTCGAATACAAAATGAACTTGAACAAAAATATAAAGATTTAGGCATACAGGTACAAGAAGATCCGATTGCAAAGCTTCTTGAAACAATTAATGAAATGTATTTTGGCGATAATTTTCCTATTGAATGCCTTGAACCTCCAAAACAAGATATATCTACTCTTAAGAAGAGAATAAAGTATTGTAAGAATCCTATGGAGAAAAAGAAATTAGAGCAGGAACTAAATGCTTTATATAAGGAACATAAAAGAAATAGGAGAACTGTATCATGAAGCTGATTAACAAATATGCAAATTCAAAATATTCAAAAATGAATGAATATTATTGTGGAATCACAACAGAATTGGATAAACTTGCTGGACTTGATCCTAATGGACACTGGAAACATTATGTGCTTTGTGATCATGAGGATGGTTGTTTGCCTATCAGAATTCCAGGTGGAACACTTGGAAGTATTGAATATGATGAGAATAAAGTGATTACAAAAATTCATGTTTGCACTGATTATGTCGTGAAAACTTATCCTGATAATGTAAATGAACAGCTTCAGAAGTTTATTGGTCAGAAGATAGAAATGGAAGAATAACATTATGGGACAGTTAATTGATAAAACAGTATTACGAAAAGAATTATCTAAGCTGCCATCTGAAATGGGATTTGTAAGAAAGTCTGATGTAATGCAAACTCTTGGCAGTCAGAAATGTGCTTACAATATAAAAGAAGAGAAGAATAAAACACTTGATGAAGTTCTAAAGGCTTGTGACATAGAATGTGGATTTTACAGTGGCGATGTTAAGAATCTTACAAGACACGTTTTGATGAGAGTGTTGGATGGATTGAGAGAATAATAGATAGGAGATGAAAAATATGGATAATTTAACACGCAGAGAAGAAGTAAATCTTCATAAAGCAATTCAAAAATCATTTCCTAAAATTCTTATTAAGGATCTCACAGAACATGAAAGAATTTGTCCTGTCTGCAATGGTTTTGGAATGAGAATTGCAGACAATGTTTATGGGATCGAAGGTGATAACTCTGAAGCTGGCAGACGAGAACTCTTCCCCTATAAGCATCAAGCACTTTCGTTTTGCCAGGGTTGTTTTAATGGAGTACAGAGGTTATGTCCTTATTGTGGACAGCCTTATAAAAATCAGGCTTATTTATATTGCGACTGTGAAGGACAAAAGAAAGCTGACGAAGAAGAGAGAATAAAGAAGTGGAATGAGAAAGTAGCAAATGCAGTAGCTGTTGATGAAAAAGATGTAGATACAATGCTGTACTGTGAAGAGTTTGATGAGTATTATGCTACTGTTGATGATTTCTTTGACGATTATGCAGCAAATTACATGGATGAAGAATTATACATAAGACCTGAGAGATTATGGGTATGTAGTGTAGAAAAGATTCATATTGATGCTGACAGTGTAGTTGATAATGCTTGTGAAGATCTGCATGAAGATGCTTATGAACAGTGTGATATTTGTAGTTTGCAAGATATATTGGATGATTGGTGTAAGGATCAGGTAGGAACTACTACATATTATCATTGTTTTAAGCAGTATGTAAAGATTGATTGGGGTAAATATGAAGATTATAGCAGGTAATTATTTCGGTAAAAATATTCAGTTTGTGTGTAGATGCTGCAACTGTGTATATGAAGTTGAATCAAAGGACGATTGGAATGTTCAAATGGTATTTCCTAACTATTGTAGTTTTAAATATAAAGTTCCTGAATATGAAGTAGTTTGCCCTAACTGTGGTTATAGAGAGTATCTTGGTTGTGACCAAGATGACTTAATAGGAACTGAATCTGAAAACTTACACTGCCCTTGGATTCCATTGTTAAAGAAGAGAGAAGATTGGAATAAACGATATAGAGTTGAGCCAATAAGAGAACAAGTAATTGTGAGGTGAGTAGATGAGAGCATATAAATGTGATGTTTGTGGTAAGTATTGTGAAGACTGTTATGAAATTAAAGACGATACGTTTGATATCTTTCTATCAGACTTCGTTGATAGAGGATATCATGATAAGAAAAAGGTGGAAGTACGAGATTTGTGTTCTGAATGTTATGTAGATATTAAAAATTATATTCATAACAAAGTATTCAATAGATTTAAGGAAGAGGAAGAATCGAAGTAAAGATTCGTTTCTTTTGAAAATTTTTACAGAGAATATAAGAACAGGAGGTAAAATTAAATGCATTATTGCGTTCATTTACTCACAAAAGAATTACCAAGTGAGAATAAAATTGCAGCAATTATGAAGCCATACAATTCAGAACTTATATATGGCTCAGATGAAGAAGACAAGCAAATTGATTATCCAGTTTTTACATGGGATTACTATCAAATCGGTGGCAGGTACAAGGCTGAATTAAAACTAAAAGTAGATGAAGAAGGATCTGCAAATAGAGAATATTATAATTGGGGCTATTATGACAGACAAGATAGAAACGGCAGATTATTTTTGTCAAGTCTTTTATCAACATTAAAAGAGAATATTACACCTAAATGGATGTACCATGAGGAAGATTGGTTTATGAATATGGGTTTTGGCGATGGATATATTCTTGTTGATGGAGCAAAACAAAGCGATGTTTTAAATATTAACAAGCTTGGATGTTACATATGTATTCTTCCTGACGGTTCAGCTATTGCAAGAGATTCATGGAATGGTAAAGATATTATCAAAGATGAAAAATTCGATGAAAAATATAAACAGGCTATAACAGATAATATGGATGGATTTATTACAGTGCTTGATATTCATGATTAAGAAGAATTATCGGTTTCCTTGGGAGGTGAAATAAATGACTTGTAAGTATCCAATAACTAGCAGAAGTTATAAATTTTGTTTAGGCTGTAGCGATATAGATTGTTGTGAAGATGCAGTTACTTCTAATATACCTATGCCAGAAGTTCAGCCACCAAAGAATGTTATTCCGTCTGCATCAGAAGCAAATAAAATGACAAACAATGCAATTGATAGTTACACTACACAGCAATTAGCAGAGTTATCAAAATTGATTAGAGATGCAATTGCAGATGGCAAATTTTCAATCAGTGAAGATGGCTGTTTAAAACCTGAAACACGAAAGAAATTAGAGGAACTTGGTTATAAAGTTGAAACTGGTACTCAGTACAATGAACCATATTACAGTATTAGTTGGAGAGAAACGAAATGAGGTGTTACATATCGGAAATTTAGTAGAAGAGATGAAAAAATATGATGATGTAGATGAACAGACATTGTGGTGGATAAATAAGGCACTTTCATATTCTGGGTATCCAAGTCATGTAGGAAAACAAAAAATAAAAGAACATATAAAGGAGATTGAAACGATGGAGAATAATAAAGTAAGACAGTTTATTGATTTACTTGTCAATGAAGAAGAAACAATTGAAAATGCAGCAAAGGTATCTGGAATTGGTGATATGAAATTAGTTGATGTTTTAAAAACTATTTCAGAGATGGAATTTGAAAGTATTAAGGCTTTTTCAAGTGCTGTTGCTGGTATGAATAGTATGAAGGAAGCTATTCATACAGTTAAGGATTTGGATGATGCATTAGTAGAGCTAAAGAAATCTTCTGAAAAGTAGAGAATATATAACTGTAAACAAAATGTAAATTGTGAATCTAGGAGGTGTATATGTTAAAGACTTTTGATGAGTTATCTGACGAGGAAAGTTTGTGTAAATATTGTTCAGCAACCGATTATGGGGAACATAAATCGTGCATTACACCAAATGGATATTATTGGTGCGAAGGTGCGCATTGTGAAGATGCTTACAGAGAATATTTAGATGATAACGAAACAAGTGAAAATGTTGTGAAATATGCAAGTAAAGTAATACTTACGAATAAGGAGGATATTGATGAGTACACCACTAAAATTTGAATTCGATTTTGAAGAGGTGTTTGAAGGAATTAAACAAGGTGTTATTAGAGAATTGGAAGAAATGAATTTTGATGCTGCAAAAGATAATGCTATCAATCAGATAAAGAGTGAAATTAAATCAAAGATAGAACTTACATACAGTGACGAAAGAGAATTAAAAGACGAGATAAAAAATGAAATCAAGGAAAGAGTTTATGATTCGATTATCAAAGAAGTCGGTGATAAATACGCTGATAAATTTAATGATTATGTAGAAAATCAGTTATCTAAAAATCCAGAACGTCTCAGTTCATTACAGAATATTATTAAATGCGAAGTGAGCGAGAATCTATATGAAAATTTGTATAGTTCTATAAGAAATGAAGTAATTGGACAGGTTAAGGATGCAACAACACAGTTATGTAATTTAATTGGTAACAATTCTGTCAAGGTTAAAGACTCTAATAAGACTATTAGCAAAGAAGAGTATGAGGATTTACTTGATAGAGATAGAAAATTAAGTGCATTAGAAGCAGGTGGAGTTGATAACTGGGAGTGGTATGGAGAATCACTAGCTCAGTATTATAACGAAGAATAGCACAAGAATTTTCGATTTCTTGTGAGGAGGTGAGAAATTGATAAAAGTAATTGAGACAAATTTGAGTATTGATAAAGATAATATCATAAGAGATCATCAGTCACGAATTGTTGAAGTTGAAGATTGGGATACATATTGCAAAGCATTTGAAGAATACAATGGCGAAGCTGTTTATTTTAAGTCAAAGGCTATGCGTGGTTACAGTATCTTATCGAATTGTACAATGACAGATTTGATATATGATGACATTCATCTATCTTGTATGGTTTTACATCCATCAGGTTTTATTACGAAGAAACTTGCATATAGAATTGTTTTATAATCTATGATTCATTCGAATCACAATTCCCAATAAAAATGAAAATCGAATAGAGAATAAACATATATGGAGGGGAAAATGGATAAAAGTTTTATACATGAATTTAACGAATTTGAAGTAAGAAATACTAAAAAATGTAGATGTAAAATTTGTGATAAAGAATTAAGTAATGAAAAGATCATATATCTAAAATCGTTCAGATTACAAAGTCAGCCATTCCATATATGTATTTCTTGTTGGAAAAAATTAAATATATTGGTTGAAGAAAGTTTATCTTAAATAAATTTATAAAAAGGGAGAATAAGTAAGTGAAGCAGTCACAGTAAATCACTGTTTCATTCGGATTTTGAGGAGGTGAGAAAGTGGCAGATTTTAGATTTAATGAAGACTTTGCAAATAATTGGAAGTCAGGGCAGACAGTTACTTGTGAAGAAAAAGGAGATAGTTATTTAGTTGATAAAGTTGCACTTATTAAAAAGGAAGAACTTCTGAAACATGGTGAATTTATCACAATGAATGTTCAGATATTGGGACATATGGAATCAAATGGTGTATTTATGTATAACAGAGATTTTCAACCAGGAGACACAGTACAACATTTCAAAGGTGGTTTCTATAAGATTATTGCCATTGGGATTAATACAGAAACAGAAGAAAAGATGGTTGTGTATCAGAGCTTAAAGGATCAGAGAGTATGGATTAGACCATATGATATGTTTATCAGTAAAGTGGATAGAGAGAAATATCCAAACGCTTATCAGCCATATAGACTTATCAAAGTAAAGATTACTGCTTAGTAATCAGTCTTGAACGATTCAGTTCAAAAATTCCAAAAATCAAAACTGAATAGGGAATATAAATATGGGTGGAAGAACAGCATACCCTTGGGTTTTTATACCCAAAAATCACTGATTATACATAGATGTTTACATAAATTAACTTCTGTGTTCCAGTCGCAAGACTGTTCAAATATAGTTATCAAAAAATTTTATTACATATTATAAGGAGGACATTTTTTAAATGGCAGAAACAAAGAAAAAAGGAAGATTATTTGATTTACCTGAAACAAAGGGTGCATTCCAGTTAAAGGGAGTTGTATCTGGTATGGAGAAGGATACGGCATTTAAGGAAATTAAGACCAAGAGTGGTAAGCCTATGAGAATGCTTAATTTTGGTACAAGTTATCTTGATGGTGAGACATTATATGTCAATCTTCAGGGAATGGAGCAGGAGAATGTTTATTTCTCTAAGAGAGCTGAGAAGAAGGGCGAAAAGGCTGATACTGTAAAAGTACCTTGGGCTGATAGATTCTCTTATAACCGTGAAGGCTACCGTATGATTGGTAAGAATATTGGTGTAAAGAAGAAGGTTGATTCTGAGGGCAAGACAGTTAATGACAAAAAGATTCTTACAGATTTTGATGCTTGCAAGGAAGTTAAGGAGAATCTGAAGGACGGTACAAGCGTATTTATTCGTGGAAATCTTGATTATAGCAGTTTCACAGATGATAAGGGCAATAAGAGAACATCTACCAAGCTTGTTCCAAATCAGATTTCACTTTGTTCAGAGGTTAACTTTGATGATGAGAAGTTTGAGAAGCAGAACGATTTCAACCAGGTAATTATTTTCATGGGTATCGAGCAGGAAAAGGATGATAACGATAAGCCAACAGGTAGATTCATTGTCCTTGCGAAGATTGTTACATACAGCAATATTGAGGATGTTCAGTTTATTATCGAGGATAAGGCTCTCGCTAATAAGTTTAAGAAGTCACTTAACCCTTACAATGCAATTAAAGTAAGTGGACATATGGTTTCTTCTACTCAGACAGAGACAGTTACAACAGATGATGATGACAATTGGGGTGAAGAGGACAGCATGGAGAAAGTATCTGCACCTACAAAGAGAGAGCTTATTATTACAGGAGCAAAGGGTTCTTCAATTGATAAGGAACTTTATACAGAGGAGAATGTAACAGAGGCTATTGCAAAGATTAAGAATGCAAATAAGGCAGAAGAGAGTTTTGGTTCTGATTCTAATGACGATTGGGGAAGTGCTGATGGTCTTGACGGATCAGACGAGGATGAAGCTTGGGATTAATCCTTTAACAACTAGAGAATAACTAAGTGGAACGTCAGAAATGGCGTTCCAACAAATCAGATATTAGGAGGAATTAAATTTGAAAACAAGAGCAGCAAATAAAATTCAAACAAAATTAGTAACATTATTATACGGTGCAACATTCAGTGGAAAAACAACACTTGGATTACAGCTCGCAGATTTTAAGCGAAATGACGGTAAGCCGTTTAGAGTTGCAGTTGTAGATGCTGAAGGTGGCGGTGTCGATGATGCAGTTGATGAGTTAGAGGATAGAGGAATTGATACTAGAAATATTCATATCTTTTATACTCAGAGCCTTCAGGAGCTTACTACAATTCTTGACAAGATTAAGAACCATGATACTTTCTATGAGTTTGACGAAGATGGAAATGAAACAGATGAGCCAATTGTAGATGCGGATGGAGAAGAATTTTTCCCAGATGCAATCCTTATTGATGGAACAACTATTTTCCGTTTAACAAGTGAACAGGGATTATTAGAATTATCTAAGAAGAGAAATACAATTAAGGCTGATAAGGACGGGCTTGTAGGAGCTGAAAGATTTGTTAAGATTCAGGGAGCAGATCTTGAGTTTAAGGATTATAAGAAGTTGAACTATTCTGGTCAGAATCTCGTACTTGACTTAATGGCAATTGGTATCAATGTTGTTCTTACAGCAAGAGAAAAAGATGAAACGGTTCAGAAAATGGATAAGAATGGTCAGCAGGTATCAGTATCAACAGGAAGAAAGGTACATGATAGTTTTAAGGGATTAGATTACAATGTAAAGACTATTCTTCATATGTACCAGGATTCAGAAACAGGTCAGATTTGTGCGGAAGTTGTAAAGGATAGAACAAGAGTACATAAAGCTGGTGATATTCTCGAAGATCCAACACTCCTTGATTGGCAGACAGTCATTGATAAGAATGTTGATAAGAAGGAATTTGTATTAAAGAATGACTTAGATAAAGCCGTAGAGACTGAGCAGGAGATGTATGAGAAGGAAGCAATGGAACTTCATAAGTCATTAAAAGGTGATACAAATGCAGCAACAGAGTCATCATCTGACGATACAGATATTGAAGCAATCAAGAAAGAGATTATTGCTAAGAGAAATGCACTTCCACCTACAGAGAAGAAAGCAATGAAGGAAAAGCTTGAAGCAGCAGGACTTCCTACAGCATATAAGAATGTATCTGATGTTGAGATTCTTAATAAAGTATTAGCAATGTTTGATTAAATTTGGATTATGTAAAGGTAGGATTATGGCAAGATACGCAGGTAATAACAAAAATGGTGTTAAAAGAAAATGTGGTTGTTGCGGAAAAAACCTTTATATAAACAAGAATAATATTGACGATGCAATCTACTATGATAAAAAAACATATCATAGTAGTTGCTTTATCAATATATGTCAGAAGCGTATTGCTAATAAAAGGGCAGATGTATCAGCGAAATGGACTTGGATATATGACCACATTGATTCTATAAAAAAAGATACATATTCACATCTCGCAGTAGCAATAGAGCAAGATGAGATATTTGAATTTATTAAAGAAGCATATGATTTGACAATTATCCCTACTACCGTATGGCAGAAGTTAAGTAACATTTATAATGGAACTTTTAAAGGGATGTCGGTAGGTATTCCACCTTCAGACTTACTTGATATGTGGCAAAGAAAAATAGATATGCTTAATGGTATTGCGAAAAAAAATGAAGTAAAAGGTATTCATATGCAGCCAGAACAACGACTTTCGTATGATTTATCCATTTTGGTTAATAAATATGACAGTTATCTAAGGTGGAAAGAAAAACAGAAAATACTTGAAGCTGAGAAAGAAACAGAAAAATCACAGAATATTGTCAGTCAATCAATTGGTTATACTAACGTGTCCAAAGATAGTAAGGCTGATACAGATGATATTTCAGGCTTAGTGGATGATATTTTTGGATAGGAGATAATATTGGATAATGAACATGAATTAAAAGATTGTAATGTGCAAGCAGAAATCTTGTTTGTTGGTTCTATAGCAAAGGACTTGGACTTGATTGTAAATTACAGCACATTTATGAGAAGTAAGTATGATTTTTCTGATCCTGCGACAAAGTTCTTTTATGATAATCTTGAAACTTATTTTCTTACATTTTCACAAACATTAGATGAAACAAAAATGAATGTGTTTATGAGTCAGAATGAAGAACGACTTAAATTATATAAACAGTATAAAGGTTGGAAAACACTTCAAAGGTTTATGACCTTGGCAGATGAAAATGATGTGAAAAATTATTTTGATACTGTTAAGAAATATTCATTAGTAAGAGAGTATGGAAGAAATGGGTTTCCAGTTGAGAGAATATTATCTCATAGAAACTTTGATAAAATGTCACCAAATGACATTTACAGAATTATCCGTACAAAAGCAGATAAGATAAATACTGTGATTAATGCTGGCGAAGAAGCTGTTGAGCTTACTGATAAAAACTCATCTCAAATCGACAAATATCTTGAAAAGCCAAATTTCGGCTTACCCTTCCCTTGGTACATGTATAACGAATTTTTTCTTGGTCTTAGAGAAACAAAGGTTCTCTTTGAAGGATTCCTTTCTAATGAGGGTAAAACAAGAAAACTTGTACTTTTAGCAGCTTATGTAGCACTTGTGCAGAATGAGAACTTTTTTCTTATGAGTAATGAGATGGACGAAGAAGATCTTCGTAGTTGTCTTATTACGACTGTTATTAACAATAAAGAGTTTCAAGAATTGCATGGCGTACATATTACAAAGCCTGAGAAAGAGATTGTATTAGGTGTTTATCATGATAAAAATGGTGACATTATCAGAAGAAAAATTGACGATAATGGTGTTTATCTTGAAAGCAATGAAGATTACATAAAGAGAATAAAAGATACGTCAGAGGAATATTGGAATGTAAAAAAAGTTACAGATTGGATTGATAGTAGTGACCGTAAGGGTAAAGTTATGTTTAAAGATGTTGGAGATGATTATAGCCCTGAGAGAATTGAATTTGAATTGCGTAAAGCAAAGATGGTTCAGAACATTAAATATTATGGTTATGACACGTTAAAAGGTTATAACACTGATGATTGGTCACAAATTAAACAATTTGCAACTAAATTGAAAGAATTAACAAAAGAACTTCGTATGAGTGGATATGCAGTATTCCAGTTAAGTGATGATACGGTGTTTACTGATATTTTTAGTTTGAACAGTAATAACATTGCCAATGCAAAGCAAATAAAGCATGTAGCTGATATTTTGAATATTGGTAAAAAGTTAAATAAGGAAGAATACCATAAATATCAAGTTGTTTTAGAATGTGATTCTTGGGGTGAGCCAGTGATGGAAGATTTGGATTTAAGTAAACAATATTTTTGTATCAAACCAGATAAAAACAGAGCAGGTAGTAAAGACAAGATTATGTTATTTGAGATTGATTTGAACTTAAATATTTGGAGAAATATAGGTTATATCATTAAAAAACCAAAAAATAGTGACTAATTGGAGGGTGGCAGCTTGGATGTAAAAGAGTTGAAGAATTATATATATGAAAATAATTATTGTGAACAGATATTAGAATCCGTTGGTTGCCACCATATCAAATATCATTCAGTTGGAGCATATTGGACTGCTGGTAATCCTGATGGAGATAATAAAGGAGCAATTATTTTATATAATAATGAGTCCCTTATCTGCTTGAATAAAACTCGACAAATGATAAAAGGTAACAGACAAACAGATATTATTGATCTTGTGTGTTATGTCAAAGATCTTACATTTCCAGAAGGATTAAAGGAAATATGCTCAGAAATAGGAATGTCTTATTATCACGATTTTGAAGAGGATATTCCAGATAGTTTTAAAATACTGAAAATGTTAGAAGATATGGATTCTAATATATCAGAAGAAAAAGAAAAGCCATTACAGCCTATTTCGGAGAAAATACTTTCGTATTATAAGCCTTATGTAAATGATTTATTCTACGAAGACCATATAGATTATGAAACACAAAGAGAGTTTGAAATAGGTTTTGATGAAGAAACAAACCGATACACAATTCCTATTCGTTCTGAGTTAGGAGATTTAGTCGGTGTAAAAGCAAGATATTTTGATAGAAAAGTACCTGATGGAATGAATAAATATATTTATTTAGAACCATGTGCAAAATCAAAGATTATATATGGATTGTATAAAACTCTTCCTTATATAAAAAGGACAGGAAGGATTTATGTTGGTGAATCTGAAAAATTTGTTGAACAAGCATGGAGTTATGGTTATCAAAACACTGGTGGTACAGGTGGAAAGGAACTTTCACAATATCAAGTCGATATGTTAGTTAGACTTGGCACAGATATTGTTATTTGCTTGGATAAAGATGTAAAAAAAGAAGAATTAGAGGAACTAGCAGAAAGATTTCCTGATGGTGTTCCACTTTATTATATGTTTGATGAAGATAATATTCTTGATGAAAAAGAATCCCCAACAGACGATCCTATTAAATGGAAACACTTGGTAGAGAATAATATATACAGATTAAGATAGGAAGGTGTGTATTTGAAGTACAGATTATATAAAAATAGCGACAATAACACTTCCAATGTATTAGAGGAAGTTTTAAGAAATAGAGGAGTTGATGATTATGAAAAATATCTCAACTTAGATGAAAGTGTTTTAATTCCATACGAAAATTTGGATAACATGAATAAAGCAGTAGAGTTATTTATGAAACACTTTAATAACAAGGATAAAATTGAAATACTTGTTGATGAAGATCCAGATGGTTTTTGTTCAGCAGCCATGATGTACTCTTATATTAAGAAAATGAATGCGGATTATCCAGTCAATTACATATTACATGCAAGAGCAAAGGCACATGGATTAGATGATGATATTGTAATATCTAATGATACAAGATTATTGATTATCCCTGATTCTGGCACAAATGACACAGAACAGTGTAAGGAACTTTCAGAAAAAGGAATTGATGTACTTATTCTTGATCATCATGAGTCAGAAGAAGAAAATCCATATGCATTGATTATAAATAATCAAATGAGTGACAATTACTCTAATAAAGATTTCTGTGGAGCAGGTGTTGTATATAAGTTTTTACAAGCGTTGGATACTGAGACATGGAATGAGTTTGCAGATGACTATTTAGATTTATGTGCATTAGCAAATATTAGTGATGTTATGGATATGCGTTCATTTGAGACAAGATATATTACAAATCTCGGATTACTCAACATTACAAATAAATGTTTTCAAGCACTTATTAAGGCACAAGATTACAGTATGAATGGTAAGGTTAATATCCATAATATTCAATGGTATATAACACCAATTTTGAACGGAATGATTCGTATCGGTTCAAGTGATGAAAAGGAATTATTATTTAGAGCTTTTATTGAAAAAGATGAGTTCTTTGAATATAAAAAAAGAGCCACAAAGAATAAACCAGCAGAAACAATTCAGGAAAACATTTATGATAGAGCTGCTAGGCTTTGTAAAAATGCAAAATCACGACAAGATAAAATGAAAGAAAAAGGTGTAAAAGCCATTTCAGAAGTCGTAGATGACCTTCCAATTGATGACAAGGTTATTATGGTTGATGTATCTGAATTACTTGATAGTGGATTAACTGGTGTTGTAGCGATTAAAATTGCAGAGCAATATAATAAACCTTGTATTCTGCTAAAAAAACATTTTGATAAAAAGACAAAAACAACTGTATTTGGTGGTAGTGCAAGAAATATTGATAATAGTCCAATTGACAGTTTTAAAGATATTGTTAATTCAACAGGATTTATTAATGGTAAAGGTCATGCAAATGCCTTTGGCATTGTAGATTTACCAGTTGATGATAAAGAGAAAGCAATCAATATGATGAACAGTATTCTTAGAGATACTGAATATGATTCTACATATCGTGTAGATTTTATCTTAGACATTAATCATGTCACAATCCCTTTAATTATTAAGTTATCACAATTTGAAGATATTATTTGTCAAGGAATTGATGAACCTATGCTTGCAATAGAGAATATATCATTGACAAGAGATTGTTTTGAAGTATTTGGCAAGAATGAAGACACTATCAGTTTTATGGTGAATGATATTAAATACATTCAGTTCAAATGTAAAGAAGGTAATCAGCTATATGATTTTCTTCAAAACGCATGGGATGATAACGATAGTATTACATTTAATATTGTCGGAAAACCTTCAATAAACGAATATAACGGTATTAGAACACCACAGATTATTATCGAAGATGTAGCTGTTATTAGTATAAATAGTAACGATGAAGACGATGATTGGTAGGAGGTGAGTTATGTATAGTTCATTACATAACCATACATATTATTCATTACTTGATGGATATGGTAGTCCAAAAGAAATGTTGGACAGAGCAAAAGAAATAGGGTTAAAGGCATTTGCTATAACTGAACACGGAAATGTATATTCTCATATTTATTTTGATCTAATTAAAAAAGACTATCCAGATATTAAAATGATATATGGATGTGAGTTATACGAATGTGAAGATATCACTGTTAAGGATAAAGACAATAAATATTTTCATTTGATTTGTTTGATAAGAAATGAGCAAGGTAGAAAAGACTTAAATAAGGTTATTACAAAAAGTAACTTTGAAGGGTTTTATTTTAAACCACGATGTACAGTAGAAGATATTAAACCCTATGCTGAGAATTTTGTTATTTCTTCTGCTTGTTTAGCAAGTAAGTTAGCGAGAGAGTCAGATTTTGAGAAGTGTATTGAATATGTTAATGAATATAAAGAAGCTTTTCCCCATTTCTTCCTTGAGATGCAGTCGCATTCTCATCATGATCAGTGTTCATATAATCAAAAAATCTTAGAACTTTCAAAAAGAACAAATACCCAATTTATCATTACAACAGATAGTCATGCACCTAAAAAAGAAGATTTGTATTATCAGGACAAGCTTATTCAGATTGGTAGAAAAAGTAGCAACAACGACAAAAATGCTATCGAAAATAGTGAGGTGTATGAGGGTTGTTATATGCAATCTGAAGATGAAATCCATGAAATTATGGATAGTCAAATTGGATATGAAAATGTATGTCTTGGATTGGAGAATACTAATAAGGTAGCAGATTTAATTGAAAATGTTGATATGCCATTTCAGAAACCACAGTTACCTACATTCCCATTGCCTGATGGATATAGAGATAATAATGAATTCTTATGGCATTTAGTTAGACAAGGTTGGAAAGATAGAGGATATGACAATCTCAGTGAAGACGAACAGCAAATAAGAAGAACTAGGCTGAACTACGAGATGGGTATTATTCATTCAATGGGGTTTGATGGTTATTTCTTATTTGTATGGGACTTTATTAAAGCTGCTGAGAAACTTGGAATTGAAGTTGGTAAAGGAAGAGGAAGTGCAGCAGGTTCTTTAGTTTGCTATTGTTGTCATATTACAGATATTGATCCAATTAAATATGGACTCATTTTTGAGAGGTTCTTAAATCCTGAACGAGTAGGACTTCCTGATATTGATACAGATGTTGGTAATAGAGATGCAATTATTGATTACCTTGTAGACAAATATGGAGAAGAAAGAGTATGCCAGATTATTAACTACTCTTATATTACTCCAACGGTAGCAATTACTGATGTTGGTAAGATACTTGGATTTCCATATAATCAGATGCAAAAACTTTCACAGAAATTTGCATTCGATAAATGGGATGACTGTATGAAAGCAAATCCAAATTTACTCGCAGACAATCCACAATATGCTGATTTGTTTGATATTGCAAAGCATTTAAGTGGTCGTGTTAAAACAGTTTCTATTCATGCTGGTGGTGTTGGAATCGTTGATACAACAATTAATGACTATATGCCAATGAAAATAGGAACTAAGGGTGAGCATGTAATTCAAGTTGATAAACATTATGTAGAAGACATTGGAATTGTAAAGTTTGACCTTCTTGGAGTAGCAACACTTAATCTTGTGAAGGAAATTAAGGATGACTTACATTTAGATCCTTGGGATTATGATATCAATAATCCAGAATTTGAGAATGACAGACCTACATATGAATTATTAGCAAGTGGTAAGACTAATGGCGTATTCCAGGTTGAATCAGCAGGAATGAAAGATTTGCTTATTCGGTTAAAACCAAAACTTGAACAACTGGACTTTGAGGTTATATCTGTCATCTTGGCATTATATAGACCTGATAGTATGGGAGCACTTGATGAGTATGTTGAAATGGCAACAGGTGGAAGTAGACCACCATCAATTCATCCAGATATGGATGAAATTTTAAAAGACACAAATTACTGTATGATTTATCAGGAACAGCTTCTTGATATTGTTAAGAAGTTTGGTGGAAGAACATACGGTGGTGCTGACTTATTCCGTAAGGCGATTGGAAAAAAGATAGTTGAATTAGTACAGAAAGAGTCAGAAATTCTTCGTGGTGAAATTGTAGCAAACGGATATTCTAAAGAAATTGCTGATAAAATTGCGAATGAATTATCACAAAAAGGCGGTTATCTATTCAATAAATCGCATTCATACAGTTACGCAGTTCTTTGTTTCGAGACAGCTTGGTTCAAAGCTCATTACCCAACTTACTTTTTCAAAGCATTGTTCAATCAGAATAAAGATAAAGCAGGTGCAATTAATAAGTATATTCTTGATGCTAGGTATTTTAATGTGGATATTATGCCACCGAATATCAATCATTCTGGAATGAATTTCACAGTTGATAAAGATAAGGTTCTTTTTGGACTATCTGCTATTGGTGGAATTGGTGAATCACTCTCTAAGCAAATTATCGAAGAAAGAGAGAATAATGGTATATACAAATCGTTTAATGATTTGATTCAGAGACTTTCTTTAGGTAAGGCATCTGTTATTGCACTGATAAAATCTGGTGCAATTCCTTGTAAAAATAAGCGTGAAAAACTTATATCATATCTTAAATCAGAGTATCAACCATTAAAATTCTCAGAAGTTCAATCATTGCCTACCTATAAGAAACTCGAAGAAGATTGGAACATTAACTTAAAGAAGTACGTGATTCCTTCATCTGGAAAACGAATTGTATATGACAAGGAAGCATTACTTACTGAATATAACAGATTGAAAAAGATACAGTTTGAAGAAAATCAGAAGGTAAGATTCCAAAAGTACATAGATGATAATAAAAAATATCTTGAAGATGAACAGTTTTGGGAATTCCAAACATTACAAGTATTTATCAATGATAATCCATTTGATGCAGCTTATACATTCTTGACACCATTTGAGGATGTACCTGATGGTGAGAAATGTACTTTAGTTGGAATTATAGCAAAGGTTCAAAAGAAGAAAGATAAGAATGGTAAGCAGTTCGCATATATAAACATCTATTCAAGTTTTGGACTTGTTGAAGGAATTGTATGGCATAGTCAATTAAAAGAATATGAAGATTTAGTAAAAAAAGGACAGCAAGTAGCAATTCTTTGTAAGAAAGATAGCGAAGAAAAGGTAATTGTAGAAAAATTAAAGCCATATAGTAAATGGCTTGAATATGTGAGAAAGAAAGGAGTATCAGTCTAAATTGGATGAAGATGAGATTTATAAATTCACAGCGATAATTACATATGAGCAATACTATTCGGATGATTCAACGTGGGGTGTGTTTGGATTTTCAACAAAAGATGATATTCCATTCTTTACAAAATCTACAAAAACATTCGATCCGTTTGGTGATAATAATTCTGCAAATGATACTGATGATAGAAAAATGAGTAAGTTAGCAGGAAAGATGCAACATTTAGTTGTGGGTGGAGAATATGTGGTTAAGGCGAAATATAAAAAAGATAAAAAATATGGCGATCAATATACACCGATTGCCATATACGCCATTATTCCACAAAGCAGAGAAACACAGCTATTATTTTTGAAGTCAATGATTCCTGAATGGATGGCAGATAATTTAATAAACGCATATCCAAATGTAGTTAATGATGTAGCGAATGGTACATTAAAAACTATTGATTACAGTCTTGTAAAAGGTGTTAGAGAAATTACTTGGAATAAAATCAAGGAAAAAATCATCAATAACTATCTTATTTCTGACATTATCTCAATGCTAAAACCAATTGGTGTTACTTATGCAATGATTAAAAAATTGCTTTCAGAAGAACCAAATCCAGTTTTATTAAAGCAAGAGTTAGAAAAAAATCCATACATCATGACAAAAATTGATGGGATTGGGTTTCGTAAATGTGATGATTTAGCACTGAAGTTAAAACCTGAACTGATTGATTCTACACAAAGACTTGTAGCTTTTATCCAATACTATTTCAAAGATCTAGGAGAAAGTAAAGGTCATACATGGTGTTCTGAAAAGATTTTAAGGGCAGCCATAAGTAATAATATATACGAGTGTTGCAATAAGGTTGATTGGCTATTAGAAAATAATGACTTTCTTCATATTGATAATGGTCGAATTGGTCTGAAATATTATTACGATATTGAGATGCAGATTTATCATTTGATTCTGAATAAATCTCAAATTGAAACAACAATCAATATTTCTGATAAAGCGATTGATAAAGCAATTAAACATGCGGAAGAAGAACAAGGATTTGATTATGTGGTAGAACAGTTAGACACGATTCATAAGAGCTTACATAGAACTGTTAGTTTGATAACTGGAAAAGCAGGAACTGGTAAAACATCAATAATGCGAGCAATTGTTAAGGCTTATATGGAGAATAATTATATGATGACAGCTTCAGCACTTTCAGCAATGGCAGCTCAAAGAATTACAGAAGCAACAGAATTTCCTGCAATGACTATTCATAGAACACTTGGATGCCAAGGTTTAAATGATTTTACATACAATAAAGACAATCATTTGATTACAGATGTTGCATTTCTTGATGAGGGAAGTATGGTTAATGCCATTTTATTTTTACATTGGCTTGAGGCAATTGGAGATAATACAAGAATTATTATTTCAGGAGATCATAAGCAGTTACCACCTATCGGATTTGGTAACGTGTTCTCAGACTTAATTGAAATGTTTGATGAATCAGTTGTGAGTAAGTTAGTAAAACCTATGAGACAGGCAGAAAAATCAGGCATTCTTGTTGATGCAAATAAGATTCGTGAGAATATAAATCCTATATCTGAGAAGCTACAGCCACGAATTATTCATGGTGAGTTGCAGGATATGTATTATATGTTCCGTACAAATCGACAGTCATTATTTAATATTGCTATTAAGACATTTATTAAATCTGTTGAATCAGATGGAATCGACAATGTGGTTATTGCAGTACCTCGTAGAAAAGATTGCTTGAATAGCACCAATGAAATTAACAAGGTTATTCAAAATGAATTACTTGGTGATGTTTTAGAGAGTATTGAAGGTTTTGATACAACTTTCAAACTTGGTGCAAAAGTCATGCAAACAGTTAATGATTATGACAAAAATGTATTTAATGGCGAGATTGGTTATGTGACAAAAATCAGTGAAAGATATGATGGTAAGAAAAAAGAAGAGTATTGTGAAGTAACTTACACTGATATTTTTGGAAAAGACAAAATCATTGAATACACAAAGAAAGAGTTAGCTGCTTTGGATCTTGCTTATGTTATGACAGTACATAAATTACAGGGTGCTGGTCGAAAGACAGTAATTGGTATTATTGATAATACACATCATCAGCTTCTTGATAACTGTATGCTTTACACATTGTTGACTAGAGCAAAGAAGAGATGTTTGTTATTAGCTGAACCAGAAGCATTTTTACAGTGTATTAGAACAAGTCATAATAATAGAAACACTTGGATGATGTTGAAAACAGAGAATAATACAGTAGCAAGCTGATTTCTCGTGGGAGGTGAATCATGAGTAAATCAAAGAAAGAAATAAAAAAGGAATTATATGAGTATTTTTCATATGTGCAGCAAGAGGATAATAAATCACTTCTGGGAGGTATGGCTTGGGACGATATTGCTTGGCATATCAAATATGCAGAAGATAATGGAATATTAAGAACACAGCTAGGTTTTGATTTTCCTAAATTGCTTGGACATCTGATTATTGATGATGAAACATATGAAAAGAAAAAGAGAGAATATACTGAAAGTATTGAAACTTATAACCATAATGCAGACTTGTTAAGAGCTAATAAATGGAAATATAAGCTAGTCGATGATTCAGAAGAAAGCAGACGACATTTGGCTGATACATATATTCAGTATGCAGAAAATTGTAAAGAATTACTAAAAAACTTAGATGTATATCACAAAGAATATTTGGATTATATGAAAAATACTAAACAAGAATCGACAGTTTCTTGTGAAAATTAAGGAGGTAATAAATGAGAGTAGCATTAACAGGTCATAGACCTCAGAGATTAGGATTGCCAGATGATGAGTTAGATATTAAATGGACAAGAATTGGTCATTGGATTTTTAATCAAATACTTGATGTGTCTGATGTTTATTGTGGTATGGCAAATGGCTCTGATATTTTAATTGGGTTAAATACTTGTATTATTAAGGAGAGATACAGAGCAGCTTCGCCAGAATTAGAGAAAAATAGAAATTTAAAATTGCATTGCATATTACCATGTAAAAACTACAACTCATCTAACAAATATTACAATAAGTTAAGAACTGAAGCTGATGAATGGGTTGAATTATCAGATGAATTCTATAAAGGTTGTGATAATGTGAGAGATCAATATATGGTTGACCATTGCGATGTACTTCTTGCAATTTGGGATGGTAATAAATCAGGTGGTGTATGGTCAACAATTCGTAAAGCACAGAAAGCAGGTAAGAAGATTATTTACTGCCCAAAAGAGATTTTAAAAGGAGAATAATATAGTAACAAGAAACCATTATTTCATGTGAAAGGAAGAGATAGATATATGGGAATAAGATATATGTGTAAAGAAAGAGAAGATAATTTAATTGACATCAATGTATATGGTCATGGATGTATGGAGGGACTATATAACTGTGAAGGTAGATTCAATACAAAACATGTTTTTAGTGATGGATTCAACCCTGATAGTGGTTGGTATCGTATAGCTGATTATAGAGTAAATGACTTGAAAGTTTTTAGGAAGAAAGGAATTAATATTACATACGATGATAGTTGTAAATACGTTAAAGAATTAGTAGAAAATAATAAATAAAAATTCACAGGAATCTAAACTTTCATTTGGAATTGGAGGTAAAAAAATTGAAAGAATGCGCAACAAAATATTTGCGAGTGACAATACATGATAATGATTTTTGGTACTCATTATCATTACTTGCAGATATGTTATACGAAATATTTATTGGAGAAGGGCGATTCCCAGAAGAAGATGAGCTTCCGTTACTGAAGAAATATATACAACCATTATGGTTTTCATTGCATAATTTAGATTCTATCATGAGTTGGAATAAAAAGGCAGTTGAATTTAAAGAAACTATAGAAAAGCATTTTGAACCAACATTAGAATTTGTTGATTATCTCGATATTCCACAATGGGATAATGATGAGAGCGTATATATCCCAATGTTTAAAAATGCAGAAATTATAAGAAAATGACAAAAAGATATTTAATTAGATTTTTAGAAAACAATGAAAGGATTTAATAAAATGAAATATGATGAAATCAAAGTTGGATCTATGTATACATACGATATTAATTCTTGTATGCATGGATTTGAAATTGGAGAAGGATTAATAGTTGATAAATATATAGAAGGAAACACACAAATGTGTGTCATTTATAATAAAGAAACACATAAAGTTATATATCGTTCATGTAATGTTGTTCGTGAAATTTTATAGGAGATAATAAGTATGAAGGTATCAGAAACATATAAAAGAATTATTTGTCCTAACTGTAATGGACTTGGTAAATTGATTCATACAAATAGAATATCTATTGATGAAGATGAAGATTTGGAAGAAGTATGTAATTATTGCAATGGGAAAATGATCGTAAACAGAAGATTATTAATTGAAGATTTAGATATTGATTCGAGGCGAAATAATAATGAAATATAAAACTATTGACGAATTAAAAATGCTTTATAAAAATAAACCCATATTGAACAGATTATCAAGAAGTATAATTATACTGGACATTATTGCAAATGATTTTGAAAGCAAAAATGAAGAATTGGATGATATTTCATTAAAAGCAACACATTTAAAAAAAGAAATACAAGAGCTAAAAAAAGATATTTATAAAAAATTAAATGAATAAAAAATCTTAAAGTGTTCTGCTCACTATTCCTCAATTTAAAAGAGAATAACTAAATATAGAGGTGATAATATGGGATGTCATACATGGTTTTATAGACCAATAACAGAAAAAGAATTTGAGTTGATGAAAGATTATGCGCCAATTGAAATTAGTGATTTAATAAATGAAGATTATATTAAAATTGGTGGATATGATAAAACTTTATATGATTTGTTAATGAAATCTTATAACGAGAACTTACCTTGTGTTTATGGATGTTATTGGTGGCAGCTTGGATGGGGAGATTGTAATCCAGAGTTAAATAGTTGTCACGCTACATGCTATATATCCAAATTAAAGGGCTTATATATTGAAGTAGAAGAATACGGTGATACATTTCGAGTGAATAATTACCCAACAAAAATTATTCATAGTCGTAGAGAATTAAGACGTTGGATGGGAAAGAAATATTTCAATTTATCCCAATATCAATTAGAAAGAGTCTCAGAGTTTTTTAGGAATAATCGAGGTGGCATTATAAAATTTGGGTAACATGAGAAATAAAAAAAACTAATATTTATTGTGGTTGGCACAGAAGTACAATTATTAAACAGCGACCTATAATAAAAAATGATTTTATATTTCAAATAAAATGTTTTGAATGTAATGGCAGTGGAATTTTTGATTGTGGAATTAAAGAAGAAAACGGAACTTGTGTTTCTTGTAATGGAACAGGGAAACAATATATTGGAACAATATAACATAATAAATGAGTTTTCATATGAAAACACATTAGGAGGACTAAAATGAAACAGGCGAGTATTCCATTATATATAAGGTTTGGTGAAATACCAACTGACGAAATAAGTGAAGTGCATAGAGGAGATTCAGTAATCAGAGAGGAAGGAGGAGTGTCTGTATGGAGAGCAGTTGAGTCTAATGGATTGTATTATCCTATACTCCCAGAAAACCCCAATAAAAATGCAATAGCGGATTATTTTGTTTTATTATTGGAAAGTGATAAAAACGTTTATTTAGTAACGGGAGATGAATTGTTCATTGAAGGTGCCGACAGAGAACCTTTATTAAATAATGTAAAAATTATTAAAGAAATCACAAAATATTATAGAAAATAATTTGAATAAAAATATAGGAGGACAAAATGGGAACAATCACAATTTTACCAGAAACAACAAAGAATCCAATAACGCTAATGGGACGAAGGGCAGGATGTTGTTGGAATGCAAATATTACAGATGATGAAAAAAATTATAAGCGTGGTTTTGATTGTATCAAATCAGGTCATGGAAGAGTAATGGAATATCCAAATGTTGAAATGATTATAGATGGATATTCAGCAAAAACAATTCGAGAATATTACACTCATATTGTTGGAGCAAGCAGATTACAGGCAAGTACAAGGTATATTGATTATTCTAAAGGAAACGGATTTGATTATGTAACACCACAATCAATTAGCAACGACGAAGATGTTGCTGCAACATGGCATAGTGTTATGAGTTATATTAACACCAATATTCAGTATCTCATTAATAACGGAGTACCAGTCGAAGATGCAACAATGTTACTCCCGTTGGCTTATTGTACAAAAATGGTAGATAAACGCAGTTTAAGAAGTCTTATTGAAATGAGTAGAGTTAGAATGTGTAGTCGTGCTTATTGGGAGTATAGAGAATTATTCAAAGACATTTGCAATGCATTAAGAGAATATTCAGATGAATGGAAATGGATTGTAGACAATCTTTTCCATGCAAAATGTGATGAGGTTGGATATTGTACAGAAAGTAAATCTTGTGGTAGAAAACCAAAAAGAAAGTAAATGTAAGATTAAAAATTATTATATGAGAAAGGACTAAATTATGCAGTTTTTATTATCAGAAGAAGAAATGAAACAAGGCTTTCCTCTGCTTTATAGTTATTCGACAGAGCTTCCGATGGAAGAGGCTTTTGATGAAGAAAAGAATCTGAATAACCAAGGATTCTTTACATATATGGAAGATATAGGACGAGGACAGTGTAAAATTACAGTATTTATTAAAGATAATTAGGAGGGATTGAATGAACAAAAGCGATATTGCAGAAAGAGTGAAGCTACTCAATAAAGCTTCAGAAGCTTATTATAATACAGGACAGCCTATTATGAGCGATACTGAGTTTGATAGTAAACTTGAAGAATTGAAACAATTTGAAGAGGAGACTGGAATTGTATTAGCAAATAGTCCAATACATAATGTCGGAGCAAAAGTATTAAACAACATAAAAGAAGTAGCACATAAAACACCAATGTTGTCACTTGAAAAGTGTCATAGTGTAGAAGAAATTATTAAATTTACAAATGGTCACAATTTAGTAGCATCTGTAAAACTTGATGGTCTTACTGTAAGACTTACTTATAAAGATGGAAATTTGATTTTAGCAGAGTCTAGGGGAAATGGTATTGTCGGATCTGATGTAACTGAACATATTAAGCAGTTTACAAATGTGCCATTACATATTAATAAAGAAGGAACTTATGTAATTGATGGCGAAGCATTGATTAAGTTAGATGATTTTGCGGAAATTAATAAAAATGGAGAATATAAGAATAGTCGTAACCTCGCAGCAGGTACATTGTCAAGTCTTGATACATCAGTGGTAAAAGATAGAAAATTATCTTGGTACGCTTGGGAAGTTGTTGAAGGTTATAGAAATAATTCTTTTTCTGAAACACTAATCAATGCACAGGATCTTGGATTTGACGTAGTTCCATTTGCTAATTTGTCATTGACTTTAATGTCTGTTAATGAAGCTATTGATTGTTTTTTAGACATAGCGAAGGAGAAATTTCTTCCTCAAGATGGCGTGGTATTTAAGTTTGATGACATTGAATATGGTAAATCTCTTGGTAATACTTCTCATCATTTCAGAAATGGTATTGCTTATAAAGTGTTTAACGATTCAGTAGAGACAACATTAAGAAACGTAGAATGGAGTTGTGGCAAGACAGGTGTTTTAACACCAGTTGCAATTTTTGATACAGTAGATATTGATGGTAGCGAAGTTAGTAGAGCATCACTACATAATATTTCCGTTATGAAACAACTTATGAGAAGAATGTGGAAAGGACAGCATATTGGAGTATACAAAGCTAATCTTATAATTCCTGCTATTAGATGGGCAGAAGAAATTAATAGTATTGAAGATTTAATAGATGAAGTAGAGTTTTTTGAAATTCCAAATAAATGTCCTATTTGTGGTCAGTCTACTGAAATTGTAAAAGAGAATGATTCAGAAGTTCTTATGTGCGGAAATCCAAACTGTAAAGGTAAGCTTTTAGGTAAGTTGGTTCACGCAGCAAGCCGAAATACATTGGACATCGAGAATTTGTCAGAATCAACTATTGAAAAATTCATCAATCTTGGTTGGTTAAATTCAATTAAGGATATTTATCATTTATCAGACTACGAAAATGAAATGAAAGTTTTAGATGGTTTTGGTAAGAAATCGGTTGAAAAACTTCTTAACTCTATTGAGAGATCACGCAATACATCTTTAGAAAGATTTATCTATAGTTTATCAATTCCATCAATCGGAAAATCAGTAAGTAAAGATATCAGTAAATTATGTGAAGAGAATTTTAATAATTTTATTGGTTTGATGAAATCTTCACCAGAAAAATTATTAACCATTAATGGTTTTGGTATTACGATGATGAACTCAATGACGAAATGGTGGTATGAGAATTCGTTGTGGGTATATGAATTATCAAAAGAGTTTACTTTTGAAACACCTAATGTAGTATTAGAGGAAATTCCAAAAACATTAAATGGTAAAACATTTGTTGTAACAGGTTCTGTCAATCATTATAAAAATCGTGACGAATTGAAAGCCGATATAGTTACTCATGGCGGTACAGTAGTAGGATCTGTAAGTTCTAAAACATCTTATCTTATTAATAACGATATCAACTCAACATCATCTAAGAATCAAAAAGCAAAATCTTTGAACGTTCCCATTATCTCAGAAGATCAATTCTTAGAAATGATTCATTAATCTTTGTTTTCAAACAGAGAATATATCTATGTAATAAATCAAACCAAAATCCATTATACAACAGAACAAGGAGAAACAATGAAGAAACGGTTAGCAATTTTAGCATGTTTATTTGCTGTATCTTTTCCTGTCGTCCCCGTTTGGGGACAGGATAGCAGCATTTTAAAAGACAACTTAGTAGCAGGTGTAACAGAAGATATGACTTTTGTTATAGAAGAATCTATTTCTAAAGCACAAGTCGATGTTATATCAAAACGACAACTAGATAAAATTCAAGAAGCTGTAACAAAAATAAATGCTTTAGATACTTCTGATACAAAAGAATGGTTTAAGAATTATAAAGAAATTGAACAAGAATACTCTGTATGGGTTGATCCTGATGAGTCTATTTATGATTATTTTAATTCATATGAGTTAGAATTGTTATTCAGAATAGTAGAAACTGAAGTGCGTGGAGATACATATTTTGACGAAAAGGTAAATGTTGCAAGTGTGATTCTAAACAGAATGGAACATGACGATTTCCCAGAGTCAATGCATGATGTTATTACACAATATCCACAATTCTCAAGTTATACAAGTGGTGCTTATAAAAATGTAACTGTAACAGAAACAACAATATTGGCTTGTGAATATGCATTTCAGTTTGGAGATACAACGAATGGGGCATTATATTTTGATTCAACTAATGGTAATTCATGGGCTGATAAAAATAGAGAATTTTTATTTAAAGATAGTGTCGGTCATAGTTTTTATAGATAAGGAGAATTGATGCTGAATAGAGAAAAATATGCAAAAGAGATTATTGAAATCGCGTGCAATGGGGGGGAACATTGCCGTCGTTAATGGAAAGCTGGAAAATTGCAGAAAAACACAGTGCAACGAGTGTAATTTTAATGGCGGCACAATAAGAGATTGTGAAATAAAGACGAGAAAATGGGCGAACAGCGAATATGTCGAACCGATTGAACCGCCGGTTGATTGGAATAAAGTTCCAGTTGATACACCGATTCTTGTGAGACATAGCGAATCCTGTGTATGGGATCGGAGATACTTTGCAAAATACAACAACGGATTAGTGTATGCATGGAAACAGGGCACTACATCATGGAGTGCTGAAGATCCGGCATATGTATGTGATTGGAAATATGCAAAATTAGCGACAAATCAGATAAAGAAGGAGAATAAAACAATGAAAACAGAATTTACTTTAAATTTAGACAGTCTTACAGACTTAAATAATTTTGTAATGGAAATCTCATCACAAATTCCGTGTGATGTTGATGCAAAATATGGAAGACAGGTTGTAGATGCAAAATCTTATCTTGGATTAGTCACGATTTCTATTCATCCTGTAACGGTAGTAATTAATACCGATAATGAGGATTATATTAAAAGATTCAACGAAATTTGCAGCAAATATAAAATCGTGGAGGAATAAACATGAATTATTCGCAGGTTATTGACTTAGACAGTATTAGAATTAGTGACTTCTTAAACGGAGATTTTACGGAAAGTAAAACGGCTGTCATTGAAGATGGACATATTATACAGATTTTAGATGAAAGGTGGAACTTGTAATGCTTATTTTAATGGGAAGAACCGCATCTGGCAAAACATTAGTTAGGGACAAACTTGTAAAAAACAATGGATTTAATAGTGTCGTAACTTATACTACAAGACCAATTCGTAAAGGTGAAATTCCTAATGTTACATATCATTATATTTCAGAAGAAGATTTTTTGCAGAAAATCGAAAGTGGATTTTTTGCAGAATGGAAGAAATACATTACCACTGAAGGTATTTGGTATTATGGATCAGCAAAAGAAGATTATGAAAAAGCAGACGAAAACTCTGTAATTATTCTTACACCTAATGGTATCAGAGATATTCAAAAATTAGGATATGATGTAACTGTTATTTATTTATATTCAAATATTTCAACTATCAACAAAAGATTAGATGTTCGTGGAGATAAAAAGGAAGAGGCTGAAAGACGTATCAAAACTGATATATCAGATTTTAAAGATGCAGAAAGTCTTGCTAACAGGATTGTTTATAACAACTTTGATGAGAATATTGATGACGTGGTAAATAGCGTATTGTTTCATTATAGAAAGGCGTACAAATGAAAAATGATGGCTTAACAATTTATTTAGCTGGTAAAATGGCAGGATTAAGTATAGAAGAACAAACAACATGGAGAAAATTTGTAGCAGCAGAATTGGACAAATATTCAGATATGGCAAATTATAAAACTAATGTTATTTCTCCATGTGATTATTTCAATTTTGAAGAACCAAGATACCAAAACGAACAGGAGGTTATGAAATTTGATCTAAACTTAGTTCGTGGCAGTGACATTGTTATTGTAAATACAAATGGATTAAATACAAGTATTGGATCAGTGATTGAAGTATACGAAGCGTGGAAAAATAATATTCCTGTGATTGCTTATGATGAACGAGGGGATTATAACTTAATCCACACATGGTTAAAATGTTGTTTTACAAGAGTTGAATCGTGCGCAATGGATATGTGCGAATACATAAAGGATTTTTACATGAGATAGGAAGAGGGTGAGTGAAATATTTCTTAATGGATTAAATACAAGCCATATGGTTGCAAGAGAATTGTTATCTAAACCAGATGAATTTATAACAGTAACCGTTGGAAATAGAGAATATAGTATTAGTCATACGAAAATGATAAAAACACATGCAAATGTTGACGATGGTGTGATGCACAAAACATTGGTGTGTGAAGAATTAGAAGGAAACATTGTGAGGTAAAAATATGGATAATTATAAGATGTCAGATGTTAAAATTGATTTTTTGACAAAACATAATAGGAAATTACTTATTGAATTAATTTGTAATGAACAGACTCATATGATAGTAAAAGATCATACTAAATATGAATCTGATAGGTACAAAGAATTAGAAGCCTTAAAGGTAAAAATTAAAGATATGTGAGGTAATCATATGCCAGATATTACAATGTGTAGTAGCGAAAATTGCCCAATGAGAGGTAGTTGTTATCGAAGTAGAGCCAAACCTGATAAGTTACAGAGTTGGACAAATTTTGAATATTTTTGTAATGAAAATAGTGGATTCGATGAATATATAAAATACAATAAGGAGCGTAAAAATAATTGAGTACATATGAAATCACATGTGTGACAATTTTAATATTTCTATTTGTTGGTTGGATTCCAATTAGAATGCTGTGTGATGGTATTAAAGATATAATTCGGGAAATTAACAAAGGGAAACAAAATTATAACAAAAGTAAAGAGGATGATACGAAAGGTTGATTTCTTATGGAATTGAGAAAGGAGATAAAATGAAATTCAATATTATAGATTGTATAGAATTTGAGATTGATTGGAAAGCTGTAGCAGCGATTGCGACATGTGTACTTGGTTATGCAATCATAACAGTAATTTAGATAGGAGGATATACATATTGACAAAAGTAATTAAGAGAGACTGTTCAGAAGTTAATTTTGACAAATCAAAAATCTCAACTGCAATTCTTAAAGCTATGAAAAATGGTTCAGGCATTGTAAAACCAAAAATTGCTGAAGACATTGCAGATGAAATCGAAAATGAGTGTAAGGATAAAGAAGAAGTAAGTATCTCTGATATTGAATCAATGGTTTATGATAAATTGATTACAAAAAAGCAGAGACTTACTGCAAAAGCCTATGAAGGATATAGAAGTATTCGTGAGTTTCAGAGAGAAAACGAGAATACAACAGATTCCGAGATTGATGAACTGTTAGATGGTGAAAGCGAATATTGGAATACTGAGAACTCCAATAAAAACTCAAAAGTATTAAATACTCAGCGTGATTATATGGCAGGAATTGTTAGCAAAGATATTTCTCGTAGATTTTTACTTCCACCAGAAGTTGTACAAGCACACGATGAAGGAATTATTCATTTCCATGATATTGATTATTTTGGCATGAATGCGATGAGTAACTGCTCACTTATTAATCTCGAAGATATGTTACAGAATGGTACTTGTATTAACAAGGTAATGATTGAAAAACCACATAGATTTATTACTGCTTGTACAATCGCCACTCAGATTATTCTTGGTGTTACGTCACTTCAGTATGGAGGAGCTACAATTACTCTTACACATTTAGCACCATTTGTAAGAGATAGTTACAACAAATACTATGAGAAATATAAGTCATGGGGATTTTCTGATGAAGATTGTAAGAGATATGCAGAATCTGATACCAAAAAAGAAGTAGCAGATGGTGTTCAGACTTTTAACTATCAGTGCAATTCTATGTCTAACTCAAATGGACAGTCTCCTTTTTTGAGTGTATTTATGTATCTTGGAGAGACTACAGAGTATAAGAAAGAGCTTGCAATGATTATTGAAGAGTTTCTTAATCAGAGATTACTTGGTCTTAAAAATGAAGTTGGCGTATATGTCACACAGGCATTTCCAAAGCTTCTCTATGTCTTAGAAGAAGATAATATTCATGAAAATTCCCCTTATTGGTATTTAACAAAACTTGCAGCTAAGTGTACTGCAAAGAGAATGAACCCTGATTATATTTCAGAGAAGATTATGAAGAAATATAAAGAAGGCAACTGTTTCCCGTGCATGGGCTGCCGTAGTTTCCTTTCACCTTATAAAGACGAAAATGGTAATTATAAATTTTATGGAAGACTAAACCAAGGCGTTGTCACATTAAACCTTGTAGATGTAGCATTATCATCTGAAGGCGATTATGAAAAGTTTTGGGATTTAATGGAACAGAGAACAGAATTATGTCATAAAGCATTACTTTGCAGACATAAACGATTAGAAGGAACATTATCTGATGTCGCACCTTTATTATGGCAGTATGGAGCATTTGCAAGACTTAAAAAAGGTGAAAAGATTGATAAGTTACTTCATAATGGATACGCAAGTATTTCTCTTGGATATGCAGGATTATATGAATGTGTAAAATATATGACTGGTAAATCACATATTGATTCACAGGAAGGTCATGATTTTGGCATTAAAGTAATGCAGTTTATGAATGATAAATGTGACCAGTGGAATAAAGAGCATTATATTGGATTTTCAATTTACGGATCTCCAATCGAAAACACAACGTATAAATTTGCGAAGTGTCTACAGAAACGCTTTGGAATTATTAAAGGTATTACAGATAGAAATTATATCACAAACAGTTATCATACATTTGTAAAAGAACCAATTAATGCATTTGATAAACTCGCTAAAGAATCAGAATTTCAGGCGTTATCACTTGGGGGTGCAATATCTTATGTTGAGACAGATGGATTGGTAAATAATGTAGATGCTATTTTGGAAATGAATAAATTCATCTACGACCATATCATGTATGCAGAAGAAAATACAAAGTCTGATTACTGTCAGGTTTGTGGTTACGACGGTGAAATCAAAATTATTGATGAAGGTGGCGAACTTATTTGGGAATGCCCAAATTGCCACAATAGAGATAAAGACAAGATGAATGTAGCAAGAAGGACTTGCGGATATATTGGAACTAATTACTGGGGAAAAGGACGTACTCAGGAAATTAAGGAGAGATATGTCCATATGACAGATATTGCGGAGGATTTATAATGAGATACGCACAGATTAGATCTATGGATATTTCTAATGGAGAGGGAGTTGGAGTCTCCCTCTTCGTCCAAGGTTGTCCATTTCACTGTAAAAACTGTTTTAATTCTGATACATGGGATTTTAATGGTGGAAAAGAATGGACAGAAGAAATAAAAGATAAATTTATGAAATTAATTGATAGACCATATATTAAACGAGTATCATTTCTTGGTGGAGAATGTTTAGCGGATCAGAACCTTGATGAAGTCCTCAAATTAGTTAAACAAATCCGTAATTCATATCCTGATAAAACTATCTGGCTTTATACAGGATTTGAGTGGAATTCATTAATGTCAAAAATTTGTCAACCAACATTTCCAGATAAAGATTTTGAACGCATTATAGAAATTCATAAAAAGAGAAAAGAAATAATTTCTAATGTAGATGTACTCGTTGACGGAGAATATATAGATGAGCAGAAAGATCTATCATTAAAATTCAGAGGTTCAAAGAACCAAAGGGTTATTGATGTAAAGCAATCTCTTGCTCAGAACAAAGTAATTTTATATTGTGATTAAAGGAGATAATACAAATATGGAAATGGAAGATTTATACAAATTAAAGAAAGGTGATAAAGTTCTTGTCGAATGTACTGTAGAAGCAGTATTCGTCCAAAGCAGAATGGTAACCGTCACAACGAGAGATTATGATGATGGGTTCGATGCTTATATCGGCTAGATCAAAGAAAAATAAAGTTATGAGATTTTTATTATTTTTTCTTGGAATCATGATTGGTGCATTTATTGTAATACTAATTTTATATCCAATATTAGGTGATACGATCAATTATATTCAAGATTTGAAAAAAGAATTAAAAGATATGGAGAATAAAGAAAATGGAAACAATTAAGATTAAATATTTTGATAACGAAATTGATAGAATTGAGAAAATCAGCAAAGGTGACTGGATTGATCTCAGAAGTGCCGAAACAATTCATCTGAAGAAAGGTGAGTTTCATTTGATTCCGCTGGGGGTTGGAATGAAGTTACCAGACGGATATGAAGCTAATATTGTACCGAGAAGCAGCACATATAAGAATTTTAAAGTATTACAGACAAATTCTTTTGCGGTAATTGACAACTCATATAGTGGAGATAATGATCAGTGGCTTTATCCAGTAATTGCTATGGAAGATACTATTATAAACAAGAATGATAGAATCTGTCAGTTCCGCATTAATAAAATTCAGCCAGATATTGAGTTTGAAGAGATTGAACATTTAAATGATGTTAATAGAGGATCATTTGGTTCTACTGGAAAGGCGTAATATGATTAAACTTTCACCCGAAGAAAAATTCAATTTAACTATCAATGAAGCAAGTGCTTATTTTAACATAGGAAGAGATAAATTATATGAACTTGCAAAAGAAGAAGGAAATATTTATACGTTGCACAACGGCAAAACAATTCTATTTAAACGTGAGCAATTTGAAAAGTATTTAGAAAATAAATCGTACATATAAAAATTTGTAAAAGACCAGACTTTGTGATATATTGTTCATATAGGTTTGGTCTTTTCCCATAGAAAGGAGTAACAAATGGGTAAAGATTTAAAAGGTAAAGAGCTTGGAATGGGTTTAAATCAAAGAAAAGATGGTAGATATCAAGCAAGATTTACGTCTGTAAATGGCAAACGTAAAGAAAAAAACTTTGATAAAATTACAGAAGCTCGTAATTGGCTAACAGAAGCCAAATACAAAGATAGTCTGTTGAACAATTGTAACATGACTGTTGATGAGTGGTTTGATTTCTGGTTGAATAATTATAAAGAAGGGATTGTTGCAAATAATACTAAAAAAAATTATTCCAATCGTTACAAGAATAATATTAAAGAATATATAGGTAATATACCTTTGGGAGATGTAAAGAATATAAATTGTCAGCAAATATTAAACAAAATGTTTGAAGACGGAAAATATTCTTATGGGACAATGGAATTAACGATGATAACGCTTCATGCTTTATTTAAAGGAGCTGTTGAAAACGGTTACATTATTCGAAATCCTGCTGACAATTTAAAACTAAAAAAACGAAACTTGGATGATGATGAAAATAACCGAAGAGTCCTTACAAGAGACGAGCAAAGAGATTTTATTAAATATGCAAAAAAATCTATATATTATAATGCTTTTTCGCTTGTTCTTGAGACGGGATTGCGATGTGGGGAAATTGGTGGATTGCAATGGTCGGACATTGATTTGGATTCTGGTTTTTTATATGTAAAGAGAACATTATTACAAGATAGTAAAAAAGGTGGTTTTTATTATGGAATTCCCAAATCAAAAAGTAGTAAAAGAAAAGTTCCACTAACAGATGAAGCTAAAAATATACTACTAGATCAGCAAAAACTTCAATATAAATTAAAACATCAAAGTTCTGAATGGCATAACGAATGGAATGATTTAGTGTTTTCTACAATAAATGGCAATCCGGTTGGTGCATCTACATTTAGAATTACAATGATTCGTATTGTAAAAAATATCAATAAGGATAGAGAGGCAGATGCTCTTGGAGGTGAATATGAAATATTTGAACATTGTTATATGCATTCATTAAGGCATACTTTTGCTACAAGATGTATAGAAAAAGGAGTACAACCAAAAACATTACAAAAGATACTCGGGCATTCATCTATTCAAGTTACAATGGATTTATATGTACATGTCACAGATGATCATATGTCAGAAGAAATAAAAAAAATGAACGTTGCAATATAACAAAATAACTGGTGCAAAATTGGTGCAAAATTAAAAAAATATAAAAATAAGTAGGTTAAACCATAGTAAAATCAATGCTTTCAAACATAATGATACAGATTACGCGAAGTGATTCGTGACAATGGGGTTGCTCGCAGAGCGTGCGATCTATTGTATGAAAAATAAAGAGACTGCCGTACCGGTGTCATAAATGACCGGTACGGCAGTTTTTGCATATATGGAATCAGAGAAAGACGGAATTCTGAAAAAAAATAGTGCCAGGATGTAAAATATATGTTAAAATACATCTGAAA